AGATTGAGAAGGCGCCCAAGCCCATACTACGGAGAATGGGGCGCCTCCTAAGAGGAAGTTCCGTAAGAGGTAAGGAGCGGATCTATGCCGTCTATGTCAAAAGAATACGGATCGGTGAGGCCAAATTCAACTGCAGTAACAATTCTGTTATTCTGTCTAGTAATAGGCTCGATGGCGTTAGTTATAGGCATAAATTGGATCATGTTTAGTTCGTCGTCGCCCGCAGCAGCGGCACCCAAACCCACCGGTGTTGACGCCAACGAAGCCATGAAAGAAGCGCTGGAAGACGAAGACCCTCCAGAAGAAGAAGAAGAGGAAGTGCATTTCAAGTGGCAGAAGTTGCCCTACACTCCATGCGGGACTGTGTGGCGCACCAAAACGCCACGTGGATGGTTTGTGATCGTAGCGTCTGGAACAAACCGAGGCAACATGTTACGTGCGGCCATGTATATCCCTGACCCAGCTCACGCATGGGGCCTCTGTACTGACTCAGGAGCAAGAGATGAAAATCGTTGAGGGAGACCTTATTCACATGGCTTTGGATGGAGAGTTTGATGTCATCGTTCACGGCTGCAACTGCCAACACAAAATGGGCGCTGGCATCGCCAAACAGATCCGCGAGGAATTCCCAGAGGCGTGGGAGGCCGACATGAATTTCGAGCCCGCCCTGGGAAGGATTTCCTGGGCCACAATCGAATTGCCTGAGCACATCCTGTGCGTGGTGAATGCCTACACCCAGATCGGCTACGGGCGGGGGCGCCACGTCAAATACTTCGCGGTGCGGGAGTGTTTCCGCAAAGTGGCCAAGCATTTCGAAAATCTGCGTGTCGGATACCCTTTGATTGGGGCCGGTCTAGGTGGAGGGGATTGGGACACGATTGCCGAAATCATTGATGAGGAACTCGACGGCATGGACCACACACTGGTTGAATACGGCAGATAGGGATATTCAAGGGTTACAACGAATACTGACCTAGGTAGAGGCATCATTGTACATGACAAAACGTACCAAGTTCAGTGGGCCTGTCATAGCCAAATGGGCCGTTCGAGAAGGAGAGTTAAGTGGATAAAGACTTCGAAGAGATTCTAGAAGAGACGCCATCCCACGAAGTAATGGACTGCCCTCTCTGCCGTACTCCGTTAAACCACGCACAGGCAGCTACCATTGGATCAGATCAAGACGAATTAATCAGTAGAGTGAAGCGCGAGACCGTGGTCTTCACACTGTTGATTGCTGCAAGGACGATTCGGGAGCGGTTGGCGACGAGCAAAGGCGTACTATCTGCCGATTTCGAGGCCGTAGCCAAAGAACTGGAAGACCAAGCACAAGCAGCAGAAGTGCCCCCAAGATTGTGCTGCGCCCACACTTTGATAGATCTCTGCGCTCTTGCTGAAGCCGCGCATGACAAGAAGTTCGAGTCGGGACGTGATATCATAGACTATTTCTATGAAGAGATTGTAGAGCGAGCAGAGGCCCTTGGCTGGTACCGCATATAAGGAGACGGCGCATGCATCTATATTTCGATAGAAAGTGGAATCCCATTGATGCTACCGAAGCCGCCAGGCTCTTCCAGGACGACAAGAGAAGAATCGTGGGCCGCGCTGAAATAGGCGACGTGATAATCAGCACTGTTCACTTGGTAATACCTCACATGTGCTTCAAGGAAGACTGCGAACTAGGTATGTGCTCCCTATTCGAAACGTTAATTTTTGGGGGCGAACGCGACCAAGAAATGCACAGGTGGCACACACTGAAAGACGCCATTAGAGGACACGCGCAAATCATCACGTCGATGACCAATGAGCGCACCTAAAAAGAAGAAAAAGAAGAAAAAGAAGACGGGACCTAAGAAGACGGGACCTAAGAAGAAAGGAAATAAAAAGCTGCGCAGCCCAAAAAATCTAGGACAATGGGAAAGGTAGGAGCACCACCCAGTCGTAAATTCAATCTCCGGTAGCTCAACTGGCCAGAGTATCTGACTTTTAATCAGGGGATGTCTGGTTTAGCCCTACATTACAGGAGGCTTTGAATGTCACGAGGACGACACAACACCAAAACCTTTTTCTACGCTATAGTGGTAAGGAATTTCCGGCCCCCTAACTGTATGCTGGGGTCTTACCTCATGCGCGGCCTCAAATCTCAAGGCGTGGACTGCACAGAAATCCACGGGATAGAAAGTCCTGACTCAGCAAAGAACCGAGCACTGGACGAGAGAGACGAACTCATCGGTTACTCTCGCGGCCTGGAAGTCAAAATCACACAGTTGCAGAAGATAATAGAGCGCTTGGAGGCACGTAATGGGAAGCTGGACGGACAGACTGATATCGAAACAACTGATTGACCCACCTAAATTCATCAGCTGCAACGTACATTACGAGTGTTTAATGGGTTCAGTTGCCTACGGGGCCAGCAACGACACGTCCGACTGCGACCTATGCAGCGCGTATGTGGGGAGAAAAGGAGTGATTTATGGAGTACTACAGCGCCTTATGCCCAAATTGCTTCCACAGGTGAGGTCTGGCAGGATTCAAAATGTTCACTGCACGCGCCCATAACTCAGATGGCAGAGTGACGGTCTCTAAAACCGTGTGCGCGGGTTCGAGGCCCGCTGGGCGCTTTTCTGCGACGGGTGCGGTTTTACATCACCCGTCTTCAAGAGACGAAGCCGACCGGTTCTGCAGAAACAGCGCGCCTGATTTGTTGCGCACATCTTGGACTGTGCTATAATGAAGACTGCCATACTGATCTCAAATGTTTCTCCTGTAACGCTATTGCGGCACTACGGGTAGTGGCGAGACCAGATACTTCGAACTGATTATCCCTTGTAAGCGGTGCGTGATGAGCGTGCCCGAAAGGAGGAGTCAATGACGTAGGGCCATGTCTATGTTTTAGTTCGCACAGACCTACCAGTAGAACAGCAAGCGGTACAAGCAGTTCATGCAGCGTACGAGTCCGGCCGTGCATTCCCAATGCGGCCGGTTTCGAACATCCCCCATGTAGTTCTTTGCCAAATACCTGACGAGTCAACGCTTCTCAAAGAGGCCAGACGAATCGAGCGTCGGGGCGTCAATCTGAAAGTATTTATTGAACCTGATATGAACAACCAATCCACCGCTCTGGCCACAGAAGCTGTACCTCCAGGGCGGCGTAAACTGTTTTCTAAGTATAAGCTTTGGAGGAGCCCGTCATGAGTAACGAATCTACCACTAGACCTGAGATAGACGTTGAACACTTCAAGTCCGTCCTGGCCGCTATCAAAAAAGACCTGAAAAGGCTTGCAGAGGAACAAAGAGCCGACAAGAAGATAATTCACATGAATCACGAAGATATAAACAAAAAATACCAGGAGTGGGTCGGTAAACTGTCTCAGGATAGACCCGCAAATCTTATGCGCGCGTGGGCGAACATATGGGACAGGAAGATGCACATCACTTGTCTCCTGAACCTCTACCTAAGACTACGCGGTAAAACGTACAGGCACAGCGAGAAGAAATTCGTTGAAAGGTACGGACCCGCTGAGAATAGGGAATACATCAACGCCAAACGCGATCTGGCCAAGAAGTATTTCGTGAAAGGCGTTTCCGAGGGTATTCTTGAAGAGACACCTATCAAGCGCTAGCGGAGGCCTTCGTTCTTGGTGTAAGCCATGAAGAAGCGCATATGCGACCTGATGACTCCTACTGCGTGACCCTGCCGTAAGGCGTAGGCTGGGTGGTATGTGATGAACACCTTCTTGAGATAGTCCGCTTTCCACTTGGGGAGGGGGTCCATAGCCTGTCCAGCCACGCTGCCCATCTTATTAATATCTTTTATGAAAGCTGCGGCCGCGTTCTTCCCCATTGCTACAATGAATTTGGGGCGAATGAGGTCCAGCTTGAGCCACAGATAGCGTTGGGGACATATGGCCGCCACGTCCTTCTTAGGGAATTTGTTCTTGGGTGGGCGGCAGTTCAAGACGTTGATCGCCACCCATTTGTCAACAGGCATCTTGCAGTCGGCCAGAAACTTGTTGAACAGCTTCCCAGAAGGCCCCACAAGAACCTTGCCGCGTATGTCCTCGTCTTCACCGGGGGCCTCTGCCACGAAACACCAGTCAGCGCTAAAAGGATTGCCACGAAAGACTACCGCCTTATTTCGGGTCTCCCACAGCACACACTCTTTGCAGTCACGTATTTCTGCACACATGTTGTTCCACACAGTCTGCCTTGTGTGCATAGAAATCTTTTTTCCCATGGGTCACTTCCGTTTCTTGCCAGCACCTACTGGATCTTTGAAACAACCGTACATGAGCGCTTTGCCGCGATAATGCAAGCGCTTATGCTCTTTTATTTCAAGTTTGGCGAGCCTGCCCAAGCCAAACACCTGCTTCCTTTTACGTTGTGGCACTCAGTCTCTCCTTAGATGTCCAAACTTCGCCTGCGCCATTGCTCTAAGCGCCTCTTCTCCCCTACCTACTTTGATGGCCGCCTTAGAAGAATCCCCAAGAAACGTGTCACTAGACACGTAGACAGCAGCAATCATACACACCACACTGATTATCTCGGCTTGACTACCCACAATCTTACAAAGCTGCGAGATCATCTGCCCAAGCTGATCGGGCCGTGTTTTGCCGTCTTCTATGGCCTCAATGAATTTTGGAAGACCCTTCTGGGCCTTCTTGGCGTCCATCATCGCGCTAAACAACATCTGCAAAATACCTTCACGGTCATTCATGCCGCGAAGGACCGCGTCGCCTATAGCTTTGGCTATCTGTTCTTCTGCACTCATTCCTTCTTCTGCTCCTCCACTATCAAGCAGCCGTCCTGCCAGTAGGCCTCACCTAGTTTGATGAGGCAGTTTACATAGTCCTTCACTGTAGTGCCTGGGACCGCGAATTGGCCCTTGATTTCATCAAACGTGCTTTTGCTGAGTCCTTTTGAAATCTTGGATCTAAGGTCAACTAGATCGATGCGCTTCAGGGATTTCTTCTCAACCAGTTCTGCTGCCATTTGCAGACCTGCTTGGAAACCCAAACGCCACTTATCCCTGACCGTGACCCGCTTGGCGTGCGCTTCAAGCTTTTCAGCAAACAACCTGAAGGCCTCACGTACAGCGTCTTCTAACCTACATACGACGCAGCCGCAGTTGGCACACACATCAGCACCACAATCGGGGCATATTTGGGTTCCCATCTGCTACCTCCCTTTGTTCATCTCTATATCTTCCCGGAGGTAGTCCGTAGTCTCATCCTCCAGATGCCTTAATCTGTTCTCAAGCGCATCCACTGTCTTGAAAAGCTTGGCATTCTCGTTGGACAGGAGCATCACCCTTTCAGTGAGGGCTGCGTTGCTTAGTGGTTGGGATTCACCTCTCCCCGCAAAGACGACAAACAACACAATCGCAATAATGACCGCCCATACTAAAATGAACCCGTGTTTAGCAAGCACCTTATCCGCCTTCCTTTTTATTATTTTGATTTAAAGACTTCTTCATGGCGGCCTCAGCCTGTTTCATATACGCTTCGAGGGCCTCTTTACGCATCTCCACCATCTCTTCTTCAGACACGAAACCTTTAGACACCATCAACGCCAATAAAACACCTATGTCGGCGCCTTGCTCAGCGAACGTGTTGGCGCACATCCGATACAATTTTTGGATATGTTTCTTGGCTTCTCCAACATCTTTTGCAATATCGTCTGACATCTATTTCTCCTCCGTGACCATAAAATCTCTGGCCTTAATATTTGTTTCTCTAACCAAATACAAGGATAATCAAATGAATAATTAGGGTTACTAGACCTAAAAGCACTATACCTAACACCAAGTCTTTATGTGTCCAGACTTCATAATCCATATGCACCTCCTTGCCTAATCTTGGAGTTATAATCTATTTATATGTAAGTGTTTTGGGAGGGATCAAATAGATTTGATTTCAACCGTGGCTTCCCAATCATGAAGGCGACGTACAATGATAACGCTCCCGTCACACACTCGTATTTCTGCCTTTCGGCGTCGGCTTCCCTGTATAGAGCCTAATACTAGTGTAACGGCGTCTTCTAGTAGCGCCACAACTTTCATTTTACGGCCACGGATTATAGAGATGGGGACCCTGGCGTAGTTTCGATTGGGAGTAGGAGATGCTATTTTCAAGGACGCCAGATTGTTCAAGCGATCCCGAAATAATGAGAGGTGGATTTCTGAGGCGCCCCTTGAAGCCGTGCGAGCTTTCCGCATCACTTTCTTAATGCTCTTCCTGGCCTCAACGATGTCGAACTGAGCATCTAGAGATGATGATGGCATGGGGGGCGCGTAGACACGGGCAGCCTCGGTGTTCAGTACGGCCTGGGCTCCATTGGCCCTGATGACCAGACAATCGCTACCGCGCTCCAACCTAGACTTCCCGCCCGACCGCAGCATCCCATACATCCATCTGATGGATTGTGTGCCGATCTTGAAGCCTTCAAACTCTACGGCCTCGCCAATGCGGCATCTGGCTCGTATGCTAGAGTTACTAGCGCTGACCACCAAGTGGCCGTCCTCGAAATTGAAATGGATTGGCAGATTCAAGTGGGCAAAATACATCAATAAGGACAGCAGCCTACTGACCAGGATCTCTGACTTCAGTAACGGTGTACCTTTCACGGGCGGTACATGAGGTACTTCCGACGACTGGGCCACGGAAATCCCACCGCTACCCGACTTGACGGCCTGCAACCAAGCATTTGCCGCGAGTCCTTCCAAGAAGACCTGGTTGGGGGTTTTTCCAAGCCAAACGATGGAAGCCTTGGGCCCTTGAATCGCCATCTTGCTGTCCGTTAGGGCCACACTACATGGTGGGGTTCGCCCATTCCGGATGGGTAGGTTGACCTTACTAACCCTAGAAATGCTGAAATACTTGCGTTCTTGGCGATCTACAATCGGCCTGCCGCGCATGTAGACGCAGTGTGGTCCCCTCTCCATGACCAGAACGGGGATCTCTACCAGCTGACGCATCCTGTAGGGTTGAAGCGTTTTTATTATCTCCAGGAGCATGGGGCCGTCGACCCAGAAAGGCATCGATGGCTCATGAATTGCCCCGCCCCTGATCTCACAAGACCCTTTCGATCCAATGCCTACATGGTCGTCAAAGGCTACGTCGAATCTGCGCTCCTTAACCGCCACCGACTCTAGGAGTCCTGCTAACTTAGCAGGCGAAATCCCCAAATACCCTGGCCTGGTGTCCCGAATCACATTTCTGAATTCTTCCCAAGCATAGAATTCATCTGACTCACAGAACATAGATGCAGATTTAGCGAAGAAGGTCTCATACTCTGTGAAGAAGGTGAGCCCTGCAGGCTTAGATAAAACATGGGCGTCGCCAGATTGGATAGCATCGCAAACTTGCGTTATCCTATGCGGTTTAACGAAGCCTCCCCGTGAAGCCCTCACTCGGGAACCGCGCGCCATCCAACTTACAGCCGTGGCCCAGGCGTTTGACGACGCCCAAAATAGCGTTGATTTGCGAACCCCGTACTGAATGAGGTTGCTTTCGGTACCATGAGAATAAGGAATACCTTTCCTCATGGAAGTTTTGATGATTAGAGAAGCCAGGTCGGCGGCCATCCGTATTTTGTCGATGCGAACGTTCTCTGCGACGAGACCTACGGAGTGCCATAACAGCACGGCTTACGACGGATCCCCATACACGAGCCACTCAACTGTGGCCGCCTCGGTTCCATTGTTGGTGAGAATGAGGCTGGTGAATTCACCTCTCATGTGGATGTCCGTGACGTTGTTCATGCCGGGATTGGCGCCACCAACCAGCTGGATGGTCAGGGGAGACGAAGATTTGATGGCAATACCTTTGATGGGAGCAAATCCAGTGATGTCCACTGTCGTGGTGCCGCCGGACGCGGCAAGCTCGTCTTCGCTGCTGATCTTTTTCTTGATAGTGATATTTTCAATGGACGCGGTAATGCCATCCTTCTTTGTGGTTATGGAGCTGGGCTCTACAAGTTTGGTTTCCATCGTGGTGATAACCGTGAACATACTGCCCTCCTAAAAGGTGCCCCGTTGCGATCAATATAGCGTAGATAGGAGAGTAAGACAAGAATAGAAAGGGGGCCGGAAGGAGCGCGAAGCTCGAACAGGAAAGTGTGGTAGGACCGGCCCCATAATCATTCTAGATATTATCAAGAGGAAGTCAAAGGACAAGACCCCACCATTTTACATTTCTGTGACAAATTCCTTTTTCGTAAGTGTACTTGCGACAATTAGTTCCGAAAAGCCTTTCAAAATAATGAGAAATCACGGTTGCGCAGGCAAAACATACGGGTAGAATGACAAGTGATGGGTGTCCTGCCCATCCCACAGGCACGCAACGTGCCATTACGCATACTACTAGTCCAAAGACTGTCTATACGCTCTAGTCAAGCGGTTGAGGACAGTCTGTACCTACACTTACAAGCAATCCTATTTTTAAGTGGTGCCTACAGGCATCTCAATATAAAATGGATAGATCGTGTCCTCCAGTGGGCTGTCGGCTGGAGGAATGGGCATGACTAGACAGCAAGGACGGTAATATGCAAAAAACAACCAACCCAGCTGCCTGCACCCCTGACAGCAAAGTCATCTGTCTAATGGAACTCCAACACGATGGAGATCGTTATGCCTGTACCGCCGATCCGTGCTTTGACGAAGCAAATGTTTATTACCGCTGGCTTTATCACAGTTCCTATGAACCTGTGGTTCGATGAAAACCTGAGCCAGAACGCAAAACATATGGTCGTAACGCTTTCCTCCCTCATGACTTCCAAGTTCGACGCCGTCATCGAAGTCGCCCAAAAACACCTGGCGCAGCTCCTGAAGTGGAGTGAGCGAAAAGTGATCAGGGCGATAAAGGAACTTATTGAGGCCGGAATCTTGACCAAGATAAAGAGACGAAATAAATGTAATTGGTACGCATTTACCAGCCTGGAAAGCGGACTGAAAGAAGACTACGAATACATGTACCGATCTGGTACTGTAGAGCACGATTTGAGGGGCTCCCATCCATGGCCGATAGCCAAAGGAAGCCCTAACAAACGGGCCAATACCTTCCCAGGCGACCCTAAGTACCATATTGACAAGAGGAAAAGCGAAGCGAGCGGCCTTGATGAGCCGCCTTTGTCACTTCTACTCAAGGTGACAAATCCGTCACCTAGAGCTTTAAGTAATAAGGATGATGTTAAAGAAAACCATTCTTCAAATCATCCTAATTCAAATGAAGACGATATCTCTAAGACTAAACTAAACCCATCACCATCTCATAACGTCCCGATCAAGATGACCCCGACAAACACAGAGACGATGAAAACTCCTCGGCCCCCCTCTGTCGTTTCTCCCAACTTTGAAAAAGGGTCAGCCGAAGATGTCAAACCCGAAAATACGATTTCAGAGGGCACGGCCCTCTCCATTCACAAACAGGCAGAATGCCCGAGCTCCGACGGGGCTGTTTGCCGCTGGGGCGGCGTCCAACGACAACGGCCCTCTGCTGGGGGGAATTTCGCGCTGTTAGGTATTTGTGAGGGTTGTTCAGATTTAGTGAATCTATTGAAAAAAGTTGCAGCGAAACAGGAATGGTTGACTTACACTGTAACTGGGAGCCCAATCATGCAACAGGTTAGCGGCATAAATCCTCCTGCCCCGGAAAGAAAACCCCAGAAAAGAAAACTATCGAAGAAAAATAAGCAAGGCAACCCCGAGAGGTTCCTGCCCAAGAAGATGAAAAAAGACTCTGGCCTCCGACAGACCGCCATTCATTTTGCTCAACTCATGCAGAAGACGTTCCCTGGCAAGCCGTTCTATCTGCAGGGCAAGGATTGGAATTCCGCCAAGCGCTTCCTTGAACTTATGGACGACGACGTAGAGATGACCAAAGCCTTCTACCGATGGATCTTCAAGGAATGGAAGAGGACCATACCTCAAAATATTAGTCCGATTGCCAAGATCAAACGCCCGTCACTGCCTGTGCTGATAGGCTTTAGGATGAGTTTGCTGGACCTGTTCTACGATCAGGTGGGGGGAAAGAAGAAGAGCAAGAAGATGTCCAGAATCATGGACATTATGATGAAGCGGACGGAGGAGCGGTTGAAAAAGCACGCTGCCAAAAAACGGGAGGCCCATAAAAATGGCTAAGCGAAAAAGGAAAATAAAGCCGCTGGATTTCAAAAATACGAAAGTCCGGCCACCCAATAAGCGGAAACGTAGAGTGCGAGATGTGTCAAACATTGACGTATCTGGTTTCGAAGAGTCGGCGCTGCCAGATAAACAGGAACGTCTGGTGATAGTCCCCAAAGCCAAAAGCGACCTTAGCGATGTAGACGAGTCGGCCATGTTTGATCTCGGTATACCCTTGAGGTTTGTGAAGCTAGAAAAAGAAGACGTCCCCTTCGAGCGTTACGTATCTTTTATAGAGTCAGCGGTTGCTGGTGCTCAAGGGGACGTGCTCCCAGGAAGACTGACCGTAATAGACGGCCCAATTGATAGCGGCCGGGACGCTATCGCATTCATAATCACCAAAAATTTCAGGCGAGCCCGATTCCTGGGTTACTGTTTGAACGGCCGCAAACTTAAAGACGAAATCCTTAGCTTGGACTCACTTGTCGATATCCATAGACTGGATTTTTTGGTGTTTTATGATGTGAACCCCAAGACGCTCAGCGAGTTTGAAGCCAAATTTTTATCTTCTGCTACCATGGAATTCCTGACTAACAACAAGACAGTACTGTTAGCAGTAAACGATTTCTCTGAAATGGAGAGTAACACATATTTGGGGGACTTACCCGCAGCTGCAGAGCATTGGGGAGAAGTCCTGCCGTGTGACGAGACGTGGATGCCTAAATAGTTTTATCGAAACAGAACAAGGACATTATATTCATGGCAACAGATGACAAGGACATCGAGCTCTGCTGTGCCATCTTGCAAGAGAAAGCAGTAGAGTTCCTGGTAAATGACGACATTAAACCGTCATTTTTACGAAAACGCGGGCGCAAGATTTTCGAGTATATGAAAGGGCACTACGCCAAATTCGGAGATCTTCCTACACTCGACACCATTCACGGCCAGTTATCCCTCGAAGATGGGACCATGGACGCTTTCTTCGATGAGCTGGACACCGTGGATTACTACATTGACTTGCTGCGGAACCGCGCTGTCTGTCTAGAAATAGATTCATGGAAGGGCAAGGTCGGCAAAGCCCTCATCAAATCCGACGGCGAAGAAGCTGTGGAGTGCGTGAAGGAGCTGTACGAGAAGATACTGAAAATGCAGTCCTCAACCACAGGGGAAGTCAGCATGGCCGACTTCTCCGAGACGGCAGAGGAACGGTGGCAAGACTACAAGCGCGCTGAGAAGATGAAGGGCGGGATCATAGGCTACAAATTCCCTTGGGACGTCATGAATCAGAAGACCCAGGGAATCCAGGATGGCAACTTGATAATCATAATCGGCAGCACGGGGATGGGAAAATCGTGGCTGCTGTCGTTGATAGCAAAATGTTTGTATGGTCAGTTCGTTCCTGGGTTTCCCGAGGGTGAAGACAGTAAAGTCGTGGTGCTGCTTATCACCATGGAAATGACTCGTGTAGAGATGGAGCGCCGCATTGACGCTATCATGACAGGCCTCCCATTCCATAACTTGAAGCGCGGCATGCTGGACGACGTCTCCGGCAGGCAGAAATACAAAAACTACCTACTGTCGCTGAAAACCGAGGGCCACGACCGGCTCTACATTGCTGACGCTGGTTGCGCCAGAACCGTTACCGACATTGAAGTTCTGATGTCGCGTGTGCAGCCGCACGTGGTTCTAATAGACTCGTTCTATAAGCTGACCACTTGGGGGGCGCGTGAGCGAAAGAGGGAAGAGCGCGTCTCTGACGTGTCCTGGCAGATCAAACAGCTCGCCCTTCGCAAGAGCGTACCCATCGTGGCCACCACGCAGTACAACCGACAAGTGGCAATCAAAGCCAAGAAACATAAACACAAGGCTGGAGGAGCAGAAGGAGCCGGGTTCTCCTATGCGATCTTCCAAGATTGCGACCTGGGCATCAGTATCTACGGAGATGACCAGACCTTTAAATCCAAAGAACTCCACATCAGCCTGATCAAGAACCGGAACGACCCAGGAGATTTAGCCTTCAGAACTGAGTGGGATCTGGAACAGATGGATTTTGATTATATAGGCCCACTTTACTTGCCGACCGGGGGCGGGTCTTCCACCGATTTCGACACTGAAGACGTGGACTGCAGTTAATATGAAATATGAGGATCTTCTTTATGTGATAGACGAGTTGGGGTGTAAGCACAAAGGTAATTTTGGCAGCAACAACATCCCTATAACTTGCCCGTTCGCCAAATTCAAAGATGAAGATCCCAACTCCATAAACTACGGGGACTATTTTCACAGCGGCGGCGTAGATAACTCGCCATCTGTAACAATAAAAGTGAACCCTAATGGGCGGTCCCTATTCAGGTGTTGGTCAGCGTCGTGCATGCATCAGGGCACACTTCAAGATATGATCGCACTTCTACACCATCTCGAAGGCTACACATACGGAGATCTACTTTGGTTCGTCCACGAAACAGAAGAAGAGCTGGAGGCAAAGAAGCACAGCGTTGTAAACCACTCTAAACACCAGTCACGAAAACAGGGTTACATGGTTTACAGCAAAGAGGAATTGGGGCAGTTTTCTTCAAAGTATCCCAGGTATCTTAGAGAACGTGGGATTACAGAGGAAACCTACCAGCGGTGGGATCTCAGATGGGACCGAGATGAGGGCCGAATCATTCTTCCTATTTACAGCAGGAAGAAAGAATTGGTTGGCATACGGTATCGTAAGATCGCCAAGAAACTTTACAGGCCTTTGCTCAGATTTGATCTCCAACGATGGTTTTTCGGGGAGCAGTTCTTCAGTAAAACCGATGAGTATGTGATCGTAGTTGAGGGCGAATTCGACGCAATGAAACTGGATCAGATGGGGTTTTCCGCAGTTGCTATTTTCGGGTCTACTCTCAAGCGTCGGCAACTGCGGAAGCTCCGTTCTTTTGAGGGCATCATTTACCTCATGTGGGACGACGACCTGGCAGGAAGGCGCGGCGCCAGCAGCGCCAAAGAAGCGCTACCTCACGCTAGGATTGTGAAACTGCCGCACGGAATGGACCCAGGTAACATCGATGACCCCAACATAGTGGAAGATCTTTTGGATAAAGCTGACGAGGAGAGTGGCGATTGGATGAAATGAACAAAGAGTGCCGGAATACCCTTTACGCGCTCACCGAGACCATGATCTCCAGGTTGAAAGCCGATGATATCGAAGGGGCCAGCAGGGCGCTAAGCTGGTTTGAACACATCGCCAAGTACGAGCACGAAAAACCATTGAATACTTTCGATTCTGAGGGCGTGATCTATGCAGAGGCGTTATCATGGATGTTGGGACTGCAGAACGCGGTCTCCAGGAAAAAGCCACACGGCATAGGTACTTTCGTCGCCAACAGTCGTAAGTGCCTATCAAAAATAACTAAGAGGAAGAAAAATGGGTAGCTTTTCAAGCGAAGGTGCTTGGCAATACGGAGGCACTAATCCTGGACAACCCTCTTACGTACATACTAACTATGACTATGGTTATCTAGGGAGTATTCCAGGCTTGACGTGGTTACCCCCTGTTAACACCATAGAAGATCTTGATGAACTAACGACCGGAGATGGCAGCGCTGCTTATGTTATAGAAGACGACAGCTTCCATGTATTCAGTAGGGGTATGTGGGTTAAAGTAGCAGGCCAGCCTTCGCTTCCTTGCGGGGAAGTGAACGGTCTTCCAATGGATGGCAACATGTAATGGCCATCCAACACCACAGATGCCGCTAACGGACACATCAATCCAGGTCGAGGTCTAACACTGAGCAGCACTACCACAACCGTTGACGATGACGACTACGATATGTACGAAGTCCCATCAGCCGCGACTATGAAGCAATTGTCATTATTGCTGCTGGGCGTCAGCCTAGCCATACTACGTGCATCTAGGCGCGACCTTGGCAACTCTGCGAAGACTACCATGACCAGGTGGTGGGGCCGGATCTTGAGCGCCATTCTACTTTCGACGATTTGGTTCATTTTCTTTGATTGGCAAACGGTACTTGACGTCCTACAGTAAATAGAATTTTGTTGCGCTAACTCTCCCCTCTGTTACACTGATTACTAACAGGAATGCCCAATAGCGGATATGGAAGGAACGTAGTGACAGACTTCAACCTAATGGACTAGCGGAGTATATAAAGGACAATGACCTTGATGAAAGGTGAGAACCGTCGCCTGCGGGGCGGTTGCGTTGGTGTGTGAGGAAAGGAAAAAAACAATGAGAATCGATGAAATACTTGATGAGTACAACTCGGAAACCCTCCTAACAGCAGCGCGAAACTGCCTTACGCCCGCCGTGTTCGCCTCGCTAATGGCGGAGGACGCGGAAGACGTTGACGAGGCACTGGAGCGTGTCCGAATCATAATTGATGAGGACGGAGAAGGGGAGGACCGGAAAATATTATGAAAACTTGTTCGTATAATCCTGATTTTGGTCGATATAACTAGTGATACGACTCTTGGCGGCAGGTATTCGATCAAGGTTTGGGAGTGACAATGGACAAGCACAAGCTTAAGAAAACAGGTCAGCAGCGTTATGACATTTTGTTAGAGGGTAAGGTTGTTGGGTCAGTGTACAAAACCATATCGTGGGGCCGAGAAGTGTGGAGGCACTCCAGGGAGTCACAACCTTCATTAGGTTATCGGACTAGAAAGATAGCAGTTTTTTATTGTCTTGATGCTTATAAGGAGTCAGGAACTTGATTTCTTTTTTGAACAGATTGTTAAGTCCTTTTGGGGAACCAAGTGAGTGACGACCGCTTGCTACCAATCTCAGAAGCCGCAGAGATGCTCGGTGTAGGGATAAGCACCTTACGCCAGTGGGACGCTGATGGCACGTTGGAGCCTATACGTACTCCTGGTGGTCATCGACGTTACCGTCTCTCAGATGTGTTTGAAATGCAGGACTGAGACCAGACGAAGCGACCTTCCTGAGACTAAGTCTTACATCAAGAGTAGAGAACCCAGCGGTTTAGACTACCAGGGAAACCAGAGGAAAAAACATGTCTGATAAGCTTGGTGACAGAATGAAAGCCTACGAGAGAGAATACACGGCTGAGAGAATAGGTCCAGGTGTTTACTCCGTGGTGCGAATAGACGGCAGAGCCTTTCATACGTTCACAAGGGGTATGGATAGACCGTTTGACTTTTACTTTGCGAGATCGATGGTTAACACTGCCAGCCATCTGGTGCGTAACCACAAGCCTCTTGTAGCGTACGTACAGTCTGACGAAATCTCACTGGTGTTTGCTCCAGGTAAGCTTCCGTTTGGAGGTAAGGTCTACAAGATAAACTCAGTCTTAGCCTCTGAGACTGCTGTCTTTTTCCACGAGTGTATACAGAGGCACGCGGCCTTGAGTTCGACACCCAGGTTACCCTCTTTTGACTGCAGGGTCTGGACAGTGCCTAACAGGGCTGAAGCTATGAACGCCGTTCTGTGGAGGTTTTTCGACGCTAAACGCAACAGTGTGTCTATGCTCTGTAGGGCTCACTTCTCGCACAAAGAGATGTTTCGCAAGGACTGTCAGGGTCAGATCAATATGCTCGCGGAAAAGGGTGTCTCCTGGCACGATCTCCGTCCCCTAGAATTTAAATGGGGAATATTCCTGGTAAGGAGGGTGGTTGAGAAGACTCTAACTGAGGAAGAGCTTACCAGGCTACCAGAGAAACATAGACCTGACGGACCCGTTATGCGCTCTACGGTAGAGGCTGTGAGAATACTTGGAGAGGAAGACCCAGTGCACGAGGTTCAACGGTTTCTCAGTAGCGTGATTACATGAAAAAGAAAAAGCCGCATAGGTGGATCACTCTTCCTCTTAAACACTTCAAGTGGCCTGTCTGCAAAAGGTGTGGACTTATATTGTTGAACAACGAGCTTACTACATTTATAGGTCAGAGGGTAATTTGCTATGACGGACAGAATAAAAGAACTAGAAGACTTTCTCAATGGCAGATGGCTGATTACGCTGACGCGCTCGTGGCCGTTTGGGATGGGGAATCACGTGGCACAGTGCATATGATCTGTCGTGCAAAAGAGAACGGGCTGAAAGTCTACGTAGTTGATAAGAACGGGGACATGTATGTTTAACCCATCACGAACTCGTGTAGATACCTCTAGATCTCACAAGTCATACAAACAATGTCGAGGGTGCCACAACTGCGGCTATGTCTTCATTTACTATGACTACGACGCGGCCACAAAATATTACTGCGCGTTCAAGGCGCCCCCACGACCAAAATGTATGAGCATGGCCATGCGCTCTTATGAAGAATACGTTGACATGGACACTGAAGGCGAAGAGGCCTGGTACGCAGCTTACGATGCATGGGATGAGTGGCGTAAGGGTAGAGAGGTTCATCCTTGGGGCAAGTGCGACCACCACCAATCAGCCTTTTGGGTCTCTGTTGACGGGGCCTCAAGAGAATTTGCGTCGTTGCCAGAGTCTCTGCAAAAGGCCGCCAAAGCACAGGTGTATCCTGACTGGGCAAAGACACACCAGAACATTACCGAGGAAGGGCAGGACATGACTAGAGAAACATGTAGATGTGTGTTCTGCGGCAGCACAGACAGACCGATGAGAACGTCTGGTTATGGAGACTGCTGCATTAGGAGCTATAAGAAGTTGGGTCTGATTGCTTTTCTGAACAGGCTGCTGGACTACGAGAAGGAGATACTAAACAAAGGCGTGTATGGAGACTTGGAGACGCTACAGAAGGTAAGAGGTTTGGTGTACCTCGCAGGCTACGACATCGGCGTCTCCATTGAAGACCTAGTCACAAAGGAGAGCAGGGACGATGAAACTGTCGGAGATGATAAAGGAACTGCAGAGTCTGCAGGTTGATGATGGTCCTGACTACAAGGTGCGTATATTGGCAGAAGAAGACGACGACTACATAGAGGCGCCTATCACTAAGATCTCGCTTGATCAGAGTCCTCGATTTGGTTCTCATGTGTTAATTCAAGGAGAGCGTAAATGAGCAGACAGTACACAGAAGAGGAGGTCCTAAATAGAGTGCTGGACCATATATGGCATCTTATAGGGTACTGGAATTCCGAAGGCTACAGCAACGTTGAAAAGACTAGATCTACCCGTGAACGGATGGAAGGCCTGGCCTTCTCTATCCTGGCGATGCTAGACGGTTCTTGCATGGATATCCCCAAATTCATAGTGGCTCCAGATCCGCACCCAGCGGACAAAGAATACCACCAAGATAACGATGAAAACTGGTTTCCTGACAACAGCGAGGCCAATATCGAGTGCGATTTGGGTGGTGGCCTTCACGAGTTATTTAATAGCAGGAGACCCAAGAGTGTTCATTAAAATCATGTGCTCCTGGTGTCATGGTAGAGGCAAAGATTATTTTGACGGGCCTTCTTGTAAAAGGTGCGATGGTAGGGGGCAGATTTGGAAGGACGTGGAAAAGGTGCAATCCATTGGCCTCCTAATCTACAATGGAATGATTGTGGACCCAGATAACTACGAAATAAAAGAAGACGAAGTTGTCATACATGACCCCGAGGTGCGCGTGGATCAAGACGATAGGCTTATTTTCTGGACGCCTTTTCCAAGCAAATAGAAGGAGCCTTTAATGCCTGCCCCTGTTTGTAGCCAATGCGCCCACTGCCTCATCATCAAGCGTGAAATCGGTCACGGGATGCAGTGGTTCTGCAAGATCCTAAAGAGGGAAATGGACGCAGACATTACTGCGTGCAGCGATTTCTATATGCATCCATCCATAGAGGAAGACCATGAAAAAGCACCTGGTAGTTAAATATAAGAACTGCAACCAGATCATCATAGACACGCCCGCCAGGTTGGAGCGCATTCTCAAGACCGTGGCCGATAAATGCGGCCTGACCAGTTTGGGCAGCGTAAGCCATAGATTCGCGCCCCAAGGAGTCACGGCAGTCCTCATAACTGCAGAGAGCCACATCAGGATATCAACGTGGCCAGAAACAGGTGAAGCCTATGTGGATTTCTTTTCCTGCAAGCCAAAGACTAATTTCATGCTGGCCGTCAAGGTTATTGCCAAAGAGATAAAATCTACCCAGTGCGACGTGGCGATTATGGACAGAGACCACCACAAAATTCTTGACAGGTTTAGTCTTTCCGTAATTGAAGAGTGCACAGCAGAGGAGCTGATATGAGCAGGCAATCCGACTTCGTAGAACAGGATATTCTTAAAAAGATTAGAGAACTTGGAAGGCTGTCCCTCTTCAACATGTATATAGATAAAGATGGCACTATAAACACTCTACACAAAGATGACGCCGAACAGCAGAAAAAATCTTTGTTGGACAACATAGAATTATGGGCAAGGGATCTGATCAAATCTGATTCCGTAGACGCCGTGATTGAAAATGCCCCCACTAAAATCGTGGTATCGTTTGGCACGGAAGACGAACCAATGCCATCTATGACATTTGACCATACGATGGCAGGTCTAGTGTCTGCACTTGTTGAGGCTACAGAGTTCGTAGCAGATCATGATATCAGAGCAGACACGGACAACGGTGCCATAGTTACCTTCACCGCACCTGGATGCGGGTGGGTTATGATCCACAAGGCTAAATAATGAGGTTTATCGGGTCCAAGAAAACCGTCCTGCCTGCCATTCACGACGTGCTACATAAGCGTGGGCTACAGGTAGACGGCCTCGTGTTTGTGGACGCTTTCGCAGGGACGGGCGCGGTGGGCTCCGACATGCGGAGCTTGGGCGCCACGGTAATAGGTAACGACTTGTTGTTCTTCAGTTATCTTCGACAAATTGCCCTGCTTAGTTTATCATCTCCTCCATCATTCGAAGGAGTGGAGGAGTTCGATGGAATCGGGTCTGCCAGAAAGTTTCTCCTGGGAATTCCAGGGCAACAGGGAATCATCTCGAAAACCTTTGGTGCTGACGGAGAAGACAGACTCAATTACTTCAGTGACCGTGTGGCCCGGTGGGCGGATGGGGTTCTTAGCTTTCTCCGACGACAATTTCGGACTGGAAGACTCTCCTGGACCGAATACGCCGTCCTGATCAGCGAAATCATCGAAACGCTAGATCATGCCGCCAACACCACAGGAGTCTACGCAGCGTGCCTCAAAACGCCTCCACGGGTAAAAGAAATCGCAGAGATCAAACCCGTGCTGGAGATCAGTGGCCCAGCAGGTTTCGCCGCCAACACAGACGCCATCAATTTAGTAGCGGGTGTTGACGCTGATATCGTCTACGTTGACAGCCCATACAACACCAGACAGTACTCGTCTTACTATCATATACCTGAAATCATCGCCAGGCTTCCATTATGCGAACCAGAAGCATTCAGGGAGTCTTTGGTTAATACTACCAAAATGCTTCCGTACAGGCTGAAGTCGAAGTTCTCTACAAAGAGGGGCGTAGAGGAAGCTTTTCTGAATCTGTTTCGGGCGTGCACAGCCCCCGCTATCTTAGTTAGCTACAGTGAGGACGGCATAATCCCAATCGATGACCTTGTCATCTGCATGGAGAGGTTCTACGGAAACGTCTATAAGCACGCGGTGCAACACGCAAAATATAAATCTTCTGATCTATGTAAAGAACGAAAAGTCAAGGAATACCTAATTTTTGGAATAGATATGGCGCGGTACGAAGACTAGCGTAGACTGGTATCGGAGAGTTGACGGTGGCTACGCCAAGCGAATATCAAGACATCATTGCAGTAGATTCTGTGCTATCCCTAGCGAGGATGTGCCCAACATTAGGGGCTCTTAGACGCCTACCAACTGGCACGATCTACAAAGGCTACGGTATTTATTGGCGTAAAATAATAAGTGGATTTGGCACTGCACAATTGCTAACAATCTATCCCGTAGATAAGTCCTTGCCTATGTCAACGTTGCCTGCAGATCTAAAATACAGGACAGCCGCTAACAGCGCTAGAGTATCCGTGATTTCCACTGGATCTGTATATGAGTACGAGGCCAAATGGGAGGTATGGTGGTTAGTATGGACACCACCACAAGATCTGCGTCACTATGAGTGGAGCACTCCTATAGCTGTTAGTTACCACCCAGTGGTGCCCTCTATAGGAGATCTGAGGCACACGCCTGTTCGTGGCCATAAAGTGGTAGTGGTTGAAGACCAATCCAAGGCATACCAATACAACGGCATGGGAGGATGGGAAGCAGTATCACCGCCAGACGAGGAAGTCATCAGGCCCCATGAAAACAAGATTCCAGACGTGCCTGGGCACAGAGTGGCGAGCAAGTATGATCTTCTCACATTGAAACAACACGAAGACACCGCAGTATTTGTGGACAGCGAACTGAGGTATAGGCAATACAAGAAAGGTATTTGGACTATATATCCCCACCGCGTTATACCTTGGTTGGATGCTGAATCGCCGCCCCCCAAAACCAAAGACGCCGCGAAGATAGAGCAGGGGTTTTCTGGGGTTATATTACTTGGCAACGATGACACTATGTACACTAAAAAGGAGGTTCAAAAGATCGTAGAGTCCGCCCTTCAAAACAAGATGCAGGAAACTGCAGAAAAGCCTCCGTTAGATAAGTCTAAACCTAAGATGCCGAGGCGTTTTGATGGTTCTATCAAAAGAAAATTCAGAAAAGGAGAATAGCCCCTGGATACCATACAGAGAATGCAGTAAGATAGGCTCGGACTATCAGTCTGAACGGCCCAGAGAGGCCACTAGGAGCAAAGGAAAAAGGAGGCCATAATGGCACCAAGAAGAAAAAAGAAAGACTCCGCTCGCACTCACACAATTTCCGATGACGATTGGATGGTTGGCGAAGGATATGAGGATATCCCAGAGGAAGAAGACGGTATGCCTTGGCGGGTCTGGCTTGAAGCCGGGGCCGAAAAAGAGGTTGTCTTCTTAGATGGAGATGGGCTATTCTCGCCGCGCGAGCCGTTCATGTTTTACCAGCACCAGATGAAGATTGATGGGAATTGGGGCAACTACGAGACGTGCGTCCCTGGAAAACAGGACGGAAAGAACGTTTGTTTTCTCTGTTCTCCTAAAATGCGGCGCGTGAAAACCATGAACCGCAGCTTCGTAGGTGTCTACACTGTCATCGTTACCACCCCCCACATCATCAAAAAGGGCCGCAACAAGGGCAAAAAGATTGAGAACAAAAAGATGCTGCTCGTTGCCAAGACGAACACTCTCAAGCTGATCAAGAGGATCGTTGAGAAAAAAGGTGTCTTGACCGGAGCAAAGGTTACTCTCTATCGTCCTGATGCGGACTCGGCCAACACCGGAACTCCTGAGTTCGACGAACATCTCGTTGACCCCAAGAAAATCCAGAAGTGGGCTGAGCAAGGCGACGACGGATTCGAGATGGCCATGGACGCTATTGCCCAAGAGATTGGGATCGATCCCGATATCGTTGAACCCTACGACTACAGCAAGCTCTTCAAGCCCAAGCACTGGGACGATCTGAAGGAAGAGTACAGTCAACTGGCTTCCAGCAAGTACGACGAAGAAGAAGCCTCCGACACCAACTACGACTAGAACTTAGCACGCTTAGTAGAGGCAGGGCACATGTAGGATCGTCCTGCCTCTACTCATAATTTTAGGTGCCCTATAATGAGTACGAGGGGTGATAGCGACTACGCCAAATTCGTTTACTATGGGTATGCCTGCGAAGTCATTCAGGGTGGGCAAGAGGTAGGCGGCCATTTTGTTTGTTATGTTTCTTTACCAGACAATCATCCATACGTGGGACTCGCAGAGACTTTCCCAGTCATCAAAAGCCTGCGAGTCCCAAACGGGGTTAGGTGGTGCGGCAATATCGCAGGTAAGTGGACCATAGCTTACGACACAGCACCTATCAATGACTTCGAGCGCGTTCTGTTACATGCGTATGATCTCATTAATCAACTAAGGAGAGCATAGGATGCCAGGAGATTTCGAGAGGCCTGATGTATCACCCATATATGGTATGCCAGAAAGCAAAGAAACCAAGCACACTCTTAAATGCGGAATGCCAGACGTTCCAAGAGAAGGTCTTCCTTTGCCAACCCAACCAACAGATATAAGTTTGCCAGAACAGGTGGACCACCCCAGCCACTACGGTGGAAAGGAAAATGTCTACGAGGCCATCAAAGTCATAGATGCCTGGAGACTTAATTTTTCATTGGGGAACGCTGTCAAATACATCGCCAGGGCCGACAAGAAAGGGAAGCCTATCGAGGATCTCAAGAAGGCCCTCTGGTATTTGAATCATGAGATCGAAATAAGAGAGGCCGCGACCCATGAAGATAGTGAAGCCTAGCGCAAAGCTGGATTGGATCACCCCCAACCCTCTTGAAGTAATAGAAAGAGCGGGCCGCACGGCGTACAAATCTGAATGGAAGATCGCCCCTGGCAGTGCAGAGATGTTCGTGAGGATGATCATGAAGCGCGGCCATCTATCTGTTATTGAGCACGCTTCCGCAGCCTTCAGGTTCATCTGCGACCGGGGAGTCTCACATGAGATCGTGAGACATAGATTGGCTTCTTATACTCAGGAGTCGACGAGGTTCTGTCGCTACAGTAAAGAGAGGTTCGGTAAAGAGATTTCAGTAATAGCACCGTCTCATCCTACACCTCTTGAGCCCAGATCATATTCCATTTGGCTTGACGCTATGGTGGACGCGCAGGACGCTTATTTCAAGATGCTGGATGCTGGGCAACCAGCGCAGATTGCCAGGAGCGTTTTGCCGACGTGCCTCAAAACAGAGATTGTGACCACGGCAAACCTCCGTGAATGGACTCATATATTCAGGATGCGGTTGAGCAAGGCGGCGCACCCCCAAATACGTTACATTATGGCGTTGGCGTGCAGGGATCTCATCAATAGATGTCGTCCCATTTTCGAAAGCTACGAAGGCCCGGCAAAAGAAATACTAGAAAAATACGAGCAGGTTAAAGATGAATAGAGAAGAGGCTCTGAAAGCGATTGAAGAATTGGATCTTGCCAGGGCGTGCGTGCTCGACTATACCAATACAGCCTGCTACCCAAGATCACCCAGATCCTCCCAAAGAGGCCACACCCAAACAACCTGCTGAGTCAGCGCCCAAGAAGACTACCCTTAAGCCTGGTGCCCCAGTGAAGAGAGTTTTTAGAAAAAGGAGAAGCAAATAAAAATAACCCTTATGCTTGCGCTAACCAAAAGTCATGATACACTGGAATCGAACCAAAAATAATCTAGAGTAAGGAGGAAATTCATGGCTGAGGCAATGACGGACAAGGAACACCGCGCGTTTGTGCGCAGGCTTAAGGCAGACCTGGATAGAGAAGCGGAATCCCTCACCCCTGAGAACGCCAGATATTTGGTGGACATTTACTACCAACAGCAAGAAGACCGCAAGCGTGCCGCCAACCAGGCGCGAGCCGCAGGCGATGACGACGAACCTCATTTCCTGGTGGCATGGTTGGCGGCAGAGTTCAAGGCTTTAGAGAACCTGGTGAAGCACGTCATGGACGTGTACACCAATCAGTTCGTCGTAACCAGGTGGGCCAAATCCCTGTTCGGCGTTGGACCCGTCCTAACTGCAGGCATTTTCGCCCACATCGATATCAACCGCGCTCCCACGGCGGGTAGCCTGTGGCGCCTCTCAGGATATGACCCCACGGTTATATGGACTGGGTCTGCAGAGACCGAGAAGATCCTGAAGAACATTCTCAGAGAGCGCAGAAAGAAAGATAAGATCGGAAATAAGTCTGCGATCTCCGAAGAGGAGATCGCTGCTGTGGCCGCGTTCTTCGGGCGCAACGTCAAGACGCTCATCAAAGACGCCACCACGTCCAAGACCGGTAAACCTAGACAGCTCAACGTGGAGAATCTAGTCAAGGCGACCGCAAGGCGTCCCTGGAACAGTAGATTAAAAACCTTGCTGTGGAAATTCGCTGACGTCCAGAAAAAGTTCAGTGGCAACGAGAAGTGTTTCTATGGGCGCCTCTACAAAGAGTACAAGACCAATCTGAAGATGCGCAACGAAAACGGCGACTTCGCTGAGGCTGCGGCAGAAGTACTGAAGAAGAAGCCCAGCCACAAACAGAAAGCCGCGTACGCTGAAGGCAAGCTGCCAGACGGCCACCTGGACGCTAGGGCAATGCGTTGGGTGTCCAAGCTCTTCCTCAGCCATCTGCATACCGTGTACTACGAGGCCACGTTCAACGAGCCCGCGCCCAAACCCTACGTGATTGCGCATCTCAATCACGTTCACATGATTGAGGTCCCTAACTGGCCCATGACGTAAGGAGGAAAGATGAAGCAGCCACAACAGATGAGTCCTATGAAGCCCTTGTTCACAAATGGAAAAGTGCTCTACAAGGGACGTCGGAGTGTTGTTGTGGAGACACAGACCTATGACGGGTAAAACAGGAAGAGACTGCCCAGCGTGCGGTAAAATGGCCAACGTGGTGACTGAGAAGGAAGAATCTTTCTACGTTGGCGTTGTCAGTGGCGCCCCAGTGTTGGAGTATTTTAGATGCCCTAACTGCAGGCTGTGTTGGGCTGAGGGGGCCAGCATTGATGACATACTGGAGATGAATAAGCGTGTGTGCCCCCTATGCAAGCTGCACGCTACCATGCTGTTCTCCGACGGTTCGCACCCTGCTGTGTGTTACAAGTGTTACGCCGCCAACGATTTCAGGGACGAAGAAGACCGATTGGCAGAGGCCGAAAAGTGGTTCGCTGGTTGGGGCTGGGGTAGCGAGCATCCTTAGTCTGTTATCCACCAAAAGTAAAGAGGATTCTAAATTGTGGTGGCGCACGCGCAGAATTGAACGATGATGGTTTAGACGACGGTGACATCACCATCAACAAAAACAAACAAGGAGGACAGTAATGGCAAAGAAAAGGAGGAGAAAGATACCGCAGAAGCGAGTGGATAAGGTGATTTCATGACGCGAAACAATACCAGCAACGCCACATTGTTCTGGGCCACTTTGGCTGTACTCTCCATGGCTTTTCTAGCGCTCTCTTTATTGGGAGACCCAAAACAGGCGCCCGAGGCGCACATATGGCTGGATGACGTGAGTGGTGAGACTTGGTTGACCCTCGTAGACGGCAGGGAGTACTTGTTGGATGAAGTCGTCCTGGCTGTAGAAGAGTCTATGGAACGCAATGACGTTGACAGGAGGTAAAAATGGGAGGCCACGTCGTAGGTGGAGGAGTGTGACATTCAATGACCGACGACGAGATACGGTAGGCGACTCAATGGAAATACGAAAAGAGACGAAGACATTCTTTACCACGGAAGACGGGAAGCCTTTCGCCACACGTGCGGAAGCAGAGAAGTACGCTTCGGACGTGACGGACAAGAAGATTCTCGATGATTTTATCGATGGTTTTATCTCCTGGAACGACGATTATTGGGATATCTCCATTCAAGACCTTCGGTCCGAGTGGCCCAACCTCACGGCGGCCATAAGGCGGCACGGCCACCTGAAAGTCTACGTCGTATCCTCCGGGGAATGCAACGGGGGCGGTCGGCAGGCCCAATGAAGCACTTTGTACATTGTGGAGCCATTAGGCATTTACGCTTGAATCGTGGAGTCCCTGATGGTATAGTGGAGTTGACTGCCAAACTGGAAATAATCAGACAACTGGAACAATGAGAAGCGAATCCAAAGGCGGGGTGATTAACGTTTGGGGGACGTTTGACTACGAGCCTGGTGACATCTATATGGAATCCCACGAAGAAGATGTCGTAGGGTTTGTAGCCCATGTAACTCTATGCTATAACAAACCTAATATAAACCTACCAAAAGGGGTCCGCCTCAGTAGAAGGCTACGTTATGAACTCAAGGTGAGCGAATTTTACAGGGTCACTTCATGCTCCATAAAAGATCCTGACTACCTAAAGTGGCCCTACCGGTATGGACTGGCGTTTCGTAGTATTCCTGGGTATGGGCGCGTAATCTTGAAAATTAGGGATTACAAGAAATGTAAGGAGTTGATGCCTCCTCTGCTCGACAACAAACCTAAAAAACCTAAAAAGAAGAAACCAAAGAAGAAGCACAAAAAGTTTGATGACGTTGTGTTCATCGATAAGATTCTTGACGAGATGGACAAGGCGTCGCCACCCAAAAAAACAAAGAAAAAAGAGAAAAACCTCAATTTTGGCATGTTGTGGGGGATGCCCCCGAAGGCTTTACCTGATGATCCTTACAGCGATGATATATTCACCGACGACGATCTGGATGACTCCCTTGCAAAGTTGAAGGCACTCAACACTAAGATGAAGAAGCAAATCGCAGACACCAAGAAGAATAAGGAGGAGAAGCCTATCGAAAAGCCAAAGCCGATCCGCAAAATAGGCGCCCCCGTGCACCGCAAATTCCATAAGCGGAGATGATAAACCGCATGAAAAAACATAGGAGAATAGGAAATGAAGCTGTTATATCCCAATATGGAGGATATTGCTCACCAAGTCAGTAAAGCAGACGAGTTCTCGTTTGATATTGAATGTTTCGCCCCTGGAGAGGGCGCCGGGAAGCTGGAACACTTGGACCCATTCAAGACGCAGATAGTAGGTATATCCCTAGCCACGAAGCACAACGCCTGGTACATCCCGTTCGGTGTAGACCCCAAGACAAACAAGAAGTACGCGCCCTTCCTGGAGTTCAAGAGGATCTTCAAAGATATCTTCTTAGACAAGGACAAGCGTGGGGTTGCCTGGAGTTGCAAATTTGACTATAAGATCTTGACATTCAACGACTTACAGATAGACAACGAGCTGGTTGACCCCATGATCGCCTCGTTCCTGTGCGACGAGAACTTCCCACACGGACTAAAGGCCACCACGGCGCGTGAGCTTGGAATTCTACAGACTAAAATCACGGAAGTGTGGGACAACCCGTATTCACAGGAGTTCTTTGATTATGGTCGTGATGACGCCATCTACACGCTCAGACTATGGAAGGAGGTCTTCGAGCCGCGTTTGGCCGAAGAGGGAATGGAGAAGCCGTTCTGGGCTTTCGAGATGCCGTGCGTCAAGATCGCGGCCGAAATGGAAATGAACGGCATCTTGATGGACGTGGCCTACATCAATGACTACGTGATCAAAGCTACGGGGCAGTTGAAGAAGATCGAAGAGGATCTCTTCAACATGGCCGACAAAGAGTTCAATATCAATTCTCCCAAGCAGATTGGTGCCATCATGTTTGGGGACGCAGTAACGGGCGAACCGGGTCTGGGCCTCCCAACAAGCTGCACGTCCAAAGGAAAACCCATCGGTAAAGCTGGTATTCGCTACTGGAAAACGAATGAAGCCGTCCTGCAGAGATTGGCCCTCCTGAAAATTCCTGAAGCGGAGTTCCCCAGGCTGATCTTGAAGTACAGAAAGATCACCAAACGTATCAGCACATACTGCCGCCCCTACCTGGATAAGTACACCAAGACCGGGGACGGCCGCATCCATTGCTCCTTCAATACGATCGGTACCGAGACAGGACGATGGTGCGTAGCTAAAGGTACCCCTGTGGAGGTTCTTAGAGACGCTAACGCGTTCCCAAAAGGGATTCCTATTGAAGACGTCAAAGCAGGGGACCTGGCCTACACCTATGATGATAATCTTCAACTGACACTTAAGAAGGTGAAGTGGGTTGGAAAAACAGGAAATAAACCTGTAGTGCGTGTTCATTGGAGAGGGCAAGGACGTAAGCACACAGGTTACGTGGATTTGACAGAAGACCACGAAGTCAGATTGACAACGGGGATCTATGTCCAAGCCAAAAATCTGGTGCCAGGTGATTCCATACTGGCTCTACACAGATCCAAAGACAAAGACGGCTACCAAAGGATGTGGGCCACAAACGAAGGTGAAATACAAAGAGAGCATCGTTGGGTATACGAGAAAATTCATGGCGGTATCCCATGGGGAACATACGTTCATCACGAAGATGAGAATCGGAGCAATAACAAGTTAGATAACCTAAAAGCAATGCCTGTATTCGATCACCAGTCCATGCACTCCAAAAAGGTCGCTCACGCCAGAAGTTTACCCACTAAGCTGGCGCAGAGATACGTCGGTAAGAATTACTACAAATTCAAGGAATTACAAGAATATTTCGGCTTCGTGAATCCCTATAACCACACTGTCGTAAAGGTTGAAAGATTGCCTGGGACTGTGGATGTCTACGATATGGAGGTTGAGGACACACACAATTTCATTGCCGGGGAGTTGTGCGTTCACAACTGTTCAAGAAATCCCAATATGCAGAACCTTCCCCGTGCCTCTAAAGAGTTTTCGTTGCGACGTGCTGTGATTGCTGAAGAGGGTTTCTATATCCTCAGCTCGGACTTTTCCCAACTCGAAATGAGGCTTATGGCAGAGGTTTCCATGGACCCTGTCCTCATAGAGATCTATAAACGCAACGGCAAATGCGACTGCGCGACGTGGAAGGCGTCTTACGCTAAGGACCCGGAAGAGCCGCGATGCCGTCACGTTGACGTTCACACCAGGACTTCTGAAGACGCCAAGATCTCTAGACAGGACGCCAAGCCCTTGAATTTCGGCGCTATCTATGGAATGGGTTGGAAGGCCCTGATTGCCCAGGTCTTCAAGTTCACTGGCGGGACCAGGATCATCTCCGAGGCACAGTCCAAGCACATGCTCCGCTCTTTCTTCAACACCTACAGGAATGTGAAGCGCTACCATAACTGGGTGAATGAGCGCTGCATTGACAGAGGGTGGATCAAAACGCTCCTTGGGCGTAAGCGCCGCATTTTCCACGTGGACAAAAGCGACTGGCGTAGTAAAGGCGCGGCCTTCCGTGAGCTCACGAATGCAAGTGTCCAAGGCAGCGCAGCAGACATTGTTATGTTAGCCCTGCGCAACGTTGCCAGAGAGCGTGATGCTCGCGCTAAAGAAGATCCACGATACGCACAGTGCAAGTTCATCTCCATGGTGCACGACGAAATGATTATGGAAGTTCCCATCGAAATCGCCAAAGAGATGAAGGAGATGGTCGTCTATGAGATGAACAATTGTGTGAAGCTGAAGCATGTCCCGCTCGCCAGTAACTGCGGCATTGGGCCGAGTTGGGGCGACGCTCACTGAGCGTCTTCATTAGAGTGAAAACGACGCTAGAAACGGAGTTTATATGGATATAGATTTAGACGCTTTGAATTGCTCCCGTTATGAAGTATACGGGCAGCACCTGGTGATTTGGATAACGCCCGACGGAAAAGCCATTTCGAGGCAACAAATAGACAATTCACAAATCATCAATTATTTTTCACTGGAGAACCACGTGGCGCGTTGGGAGCGCTGCGATATGGAGTCTTCTACACTCACGTCTCCTACAGAAGCAGTCGTAACCGTATCGGATCTAGAGATTTTGATTTCGAAAATAAGTAAACGTCCATTTGATAGAGAGGACCACAAAAGGGACAAATGTTACGACTGCTGCGCGTACCCTGGCGAACTACACGAAGATGGTTGTGATGTCGAGCTGTGCAGTATGTGCAGCGGCCAACGCATATCCTGTAGATGCGATCCTAGCCATGAAGTCGTCAGGTTGAAGTGGACTGGCGAATGGCCAGGCGTAGCAGACGCCGTGGAATTCGGGTGGTACACGTACTCAGACGATATTGGGGTAGAGCCAGATATTGACAGAGTACACGCCGCAGCAACAGGAAAGGTCAAAGGGTACCGCTGGTCTACGTCAGATGGCAAAGTGGTTAAGACTAAAGACTGACATGTATTAACTGGCGCTAACTAAAAACAGCGTTACTATAAAATTATAGGGCGCTACATTAATAAGGAACATTGGCATGACCAAAGATGATTACAAGAGGTATTTAGCCAGCGACCATTGGAAGGAGACCAGAAAGGCTGCGTTGGCGCGCGCCAAATGGAAATGTCAATTGTGTTGTAGTTTTAAAGATCTCAACGTGCACCACCGGACGTATGCCAACCTGGGTCACGAAGAGGATTGTGATCTGACAGTGTTGTGTAGAGACTGCCATGCTAAATTCCACGGTGACCTACCAAAAGCGTCTCCAGATAGCAATAAAGATAAACCACTTGTAACGCTTGCCATGTTTTGTACCTCAACGCCGAAGCCAAATGATGTGACCATCAACGGCAAACTGCTGCCGAGGCGCACCTCAAATTTACTAAAACGAGATGACGCTTTAAAGGATACAGTAGTAGAGTACTCCAGGTTACTTAATGCTAGAGTGCCTTATAATTACACACTGTCCCACAAAGAGGTAATAACAGCCAAGAAGATACTGGAGCGCGTAGGCAACCCAGAGACAGTGCTAGACTTCTACCGTTGGGTATTTAGAGAATGGGACGGTCCCATCATAAAGAGCCTATCTGGAGTGTGTGATATACACACGCCAACGCTCCACGTGCTGTTGGGTTTCACTTCTATACTAGACTGTTTTTATGAGCGCAAACAAAACCGTGGATAAGATATGGGCCTGAAGATAGAGGCAGTTCTAGGTAGAAAAATATATCAACTGATATGCGATGATTGCTTCGCTGAAGGCCCTATTTCCATCAGCATAGACCGCCTCATTAAAAAGAAGGAAAAAGCCCACTGGAAGATGTGGAACAACAATGGCCTGTGGCGTGTCAAGTGCGCTGACTGTAGCCGTGGCATGTTCAGAGACGAAACGGGCACCAGAATCTGTATTCAGTGTGGCCGTGCTTTCTACCCCTCCAAACCCACCGTCAAGCGCTGCTCCCCAGAATGTAGCCAGAAGTCACAGAGGAAAGCGGAGCGACCCACAAAGGCACGACTACGTGAACTGGTATGGGAAATGCCGACCACAGACGTGGCCAAAATGTTCGGCGTCAGCGACAAGGCCGTCTCTAAATGGTGCAAAAAGTATGAGATAGAGAAGCCTCCTCGCGGATACTGGGCGAAGCAAAAAGCTGATAAAAAAACGAAAAAAAGACTAGCAAAACGTGTAGTCCTGCTACAATGAATTAGGGCCAGAAGAAACTAAGATTTCAACTGTCCCTTGCTGCTTGACAATTGGCTATTGGGTATCCTGCCAACCCAAAGGGGGAGGAGGGGAATTGCATCGGCATTTCCCATGACGCCTCCCCGAAGCGAGCGGGCTTCATGGCACTGGCCTAAGATCATTCGGTGGTGCCATGAAGTGAGCAGGCCCTGGTAAGACTTGGAGCCCGCATCCATTACTAGGGAGCACTAGTCGAGCGGCTACATCGTGCTGAAATACGTGGGTTCACTCGCAGCAATATAACTCAAACAATCACAAGTAGTTACTACACGGATCATACACATAGATAGTGTAGGTGCCCTAACAATAGCAGCACATACACATACACGCTCGAAAACACTACCATAAACCCATGACAGTATTGAAAATACGACGTGGGGGTTTCAGCTGCTAAATGAATCTTTCAGTGCTGCAGGACCACCTACGTGATGCTTCGATACGGCGGAGACCTTACGTTTCAGCTGCTAAATGAATCTTTCAGTGCTGCAGGCAGGCTCTCAAAGAGAGGCACCCCGACATTGCAGCGGAGTTTCAGCTGCTAAATGAATCTTTCAGTGCTGCAGGTACATAGGTTATACTTGCCTTTATGTTTTATGGGCATTTCGTTTCAGCTGCTAAATGAATCTTTCAGTGCTGCAGGTCCCCAGGAGCACTGGCGCGCCCATGTCAGGCCTGTGTTTCAGCTGCTAAATGAATCTTTCAGTGCTGCAGGGTTCGAAGCAGATACCTTCTCCGCATACATTGACGCCGTTTCAGCTGCTAAATGAATCTTTCAGTGCTGCAGGTCTCACCCTCATCGCCCACCCACGTTCGACGTCAGCAGTTTCAGCTGCTAAATGAATCTTTCAGTGCTGCAGGAATGGGGCCTTGCGGCCCTTCGCAACCAAAACAGGGTTTCAGCTGCTAAATGAATCTTTCAGTGCTGCAGGTATTAGAAGACCAACCAAGGCAGGTATGGGGATTGGTTTCAGCTGCTAAATGAATCTTTCAGTGCTGCAGGGACCAGAACTCTACTCAGGATTTATCGGCGTGGCCAAGTTTCAGCTGCTAAATGAATCTTTCAGTGCTGCAGGGCCTGCTCCTTGGCCTGCTGCTTGGCCACCTTGGCGTTTCAGCTGCTAAATGAATCTTTCAGTGCTGCAGGGTGCTGGACACCTGCATCCGTCTCCCACTCGGCCAGTTTCAGCTGCTAAATGAATCTTTCAGTGCTGCAGGTGCTAACCTTTCGGTCCAGCGGCCTATCAGCATGCTTCTTGTTTCAGCTGCTAAATGAATCTTTCAGTGCTGCAGGAGAGCCGCCTGGATGATGCCAGACGCTTCCCGCCACGCAGTTTCAGCTGCTAAATGAATCTTTCAGTGCTGCAGGTCTGTCGAACCTGTCGCCTAATCTACTGCCAGTTGCCTTCGTTTCAGCTGCTAAATGAATCTTTCAGTGCTGCAGGTGGCTTGCCACAGCAAGCTCTCTACGATCTCTAGGCGTTTCAGCTGCTAAATGAATCTTTCAGTGCTGCAGGAATCCCTGGTATTTCCTTCTTCTTAGCCATTCTCTAGTTTCAGCTGCTAAATGAATCTTTCAGTGCTGCAGGTTAAAACACCAATCTTAGACGCGTATGACAGGAGAGTTTCAGCTGCTAAATGAATCTTTTAGTGCTGCAGGCCGTTCCTCGAATCAAAGTATTTTCCAGGTGGCTGTTTCAGCTGCTAAATGAATCTTTCAGTGCTGCAGGGGATTCTTCCTGGAGTAGACTCTGGCCGTGGCGTTCACTGTTTCAGCTGCTAAATGAATCTTTCAGTGCTGCAGGTGGCTACTCATCGTCTGCCTGCCCCGCTTTCTTCTTCGTTTCAGCTGCTAAATGAATCTTTCAGTGCTGCCGGGATTAACGCTGTTTACCAACGCTGAAAAAGTTTACGCTGCTAGACTCATCTAGCAGATGGAAAGGAGTTTCTAATGGATAAAAGCAAGAGAATACTAGCTGTTTTACGTGCTGATTTGGGTCTGCCTACACTTAATAAAGATAAGAGGCAGGAGTGGGCCGCCAAAAGCACGACGTCCGCAAAGCGCCTACTACAGCAGTCTGACGAGTTTGAACTCATACGGGAACGTCTGGCCATACTGCGCAACCTCTCCCATCGTGTGCACAACAAAGCAATGACTAGCATTTACTTCACCAAAAAGACTAATTATCTAAAATCCAAGAAAGGTGAATCTGGAGTAAACGCGCAGTCCCAAGCCTATAGAGATGTGCTGAACGATAATGACGATCCTTTAGCGTCACATCTCAAAGATCAAGGCGTCCCAACAGGATTTATAACGACTACAATAAATTTTGTCTCGCAGTGTTACAACAAAACCAAGGAAAAGCAGGTCAACATGGGCGACCAATCTCTACCATCATGGAAGTACCCCAGCCCTGTAAGTTTTGCACGAGCGCTGTGGCGTGTAGAGAAGATGGATTATGTAACTATGGACGGTACCGTCAAGAAAGTCGACGCCATACGAGTGCCTTTGTGGAGCAGAGACGCAGCTAAAGACGCCGGGAGGAAAGGCACTAGTAAATGCTCAGCGTGTATCCCCATATTCCCTCCAACCAAGAACAAAAACGGTAAGAAGATAGCCCACAACGATTATTGGTGGGCAAGGTTCAAAAAGCTGCTAGATAACGCCAGCGCACAAGGTGGCCTCAAAATAATCTGGGACAAAAAGAAGAAAAAATGGTGCGCCCTCATATCTGTGTATGAGGACAAAGCAGAGCCGTCCACAAAAAACAAAATCCTTGGAGTAGACATCGGAATCACTAACCCGGTCGTGTGTGCCGTTGGCCACGGTTGGGGAGTTAAGTTCATAGGGAGCAAGCGAGAAATGCTTAGAAAGAAAGGGTATTTCAAAAATAAAATTAGGGAGTGCGGCCGCTCCAGCAAGGGCAGAAAGTGGGTTCCTGGTAATGGTGGTCGGGGGTTCAAACGGCGCAACAAAAAAATGATGCAAATACAGAACGCGGCGGCCAGATACTGTAACACCAAGTGCCAACAATATGCCGCTAAGGTGGTCAAGATGTGCAAGAATTTGGGATGCGGCATCATAGCCATCGAGAAATTCAGAAAATCTCCTGTTAAACAAGCCCAGGAGAAGTCCGCCAATGACAGGGGATACGTTGAGAAGAAAGTGCTAATGTGGCGCCCATATCTGATGCATATGGCCATTATCAATGCAGCTACTCGCGCAGGTATACAAGTTATTCAGGTAGACGCTGGGTACACATCACAGAGATGCGCGCAATGCGGATGCATACTTAAGGCTAACAGGGACGTCAATAATGCCCAAGAGTTTTGTTGCCAGAAATGTGGGCATAAAGAAAATGCAGACGTCAATGCTGCCCGTAACGTGGCGCAGCAAGCCGCAGGGGAGTGGAAGGCCCCCAAAAAGATCAAAACCAAATCCAACGCAAAAAACAAAATCAAGGCCAATAAAAAGATAGGGTAATAACGAAAAAAGACTAGCAAAACGTGTAGTCCTGTTATAATGTATAGAGCGAACAGGAACCGCAACCAGATGGAGTATTTCAGATCCCAAACCATGTTCAGGTGCACGGATCGTGTGAACTGCAACCACCGGCGGCAGGTATTCGGTCAAGGTTTGTGGGCGCAAGAGCAGGATAGGCCATGAGGCTCCAGTTCAGCAGACAGGTGGCTCCGCGAGTATTCGTTGCCGTTGGATGGCTGGCCGTGATGTGGTGGGGATGGGATAACGGCAGACTAGAGATCAGGTGGGATTGGAGATGAGCATCTTGCACGATACATCCGTTGACTACTACGGCATTTTCGATAAGGCGTCCGCCGCTGATGACATCAACATGGTCGTGGTGGATGTCAGCCTCGATCCAGCGGACGGTCAGTGGCATATCCTCGTAAGGTCAGACGATCTGGATGTGAGCCGAGCGCGTCGTAGGTGGGAGACTGCTATCGAGAAGCGCAGGATGGAGAAGTCATGAGCGAACCTCATCAAGTCAGCGAGCCGGAACCAAATCCTCTCAGCCTCTACCGCGAGAACCAACGCCTTCGTGCAATGATTGCACATATGAAAGACGGCGGATGCCATGCTGCGCATCCGGGCGAAATCACCTACGAATGCTCCCTACACATTCCTGGCGGCAAATGTTGGGCGTGTAGAGCACGTGCCGCGATGGAGCCTGAAACAGACAACGATTCTCTGCGCCGTGCGATTCGCTTGGTGATTGATGCTGCCGAGACGCTAAGTAGCGCGGCGGGCTACGAGCCCGATGGTGAAGGTGGAATGGACCATCGTGGTATGTGTCAGCAAGAACTGGATGCTGTAGAGCGCGTGAAGAGATGGCTTGGGCCGAGGCCGATCACACCCGAACTAAGGGACTAGTCCTAGAGTGCATCGATCTACTGGACGCGAGGAATCTGAAATGAGACTGAGCGACAAGAATAGGGAGATCCGTCGAGAGTTCGACCTGGGTAAGCGGTTGGTGATCCGATGCGCTGATTGCCGTCGCGTAGTCGCGAGCACCCCCTGGGTAGTGCCTACATGGTCTTCGCCTAAAGAAGAAGTCTACGCTTTGTGCGGCTGGTGTAGGAAGCGCAAGGGGTCAGCCGATGAATCACCGCCTGAATAAACTCGCTGAAGCACTCTGCATAACGCCGACAAACAACCTGCGTCTCGAACTGTCGCATGTCGGTGGAAAGCGGGCGTGGTGGCTCTGTGGCTGCAAAGAAGGCGATCAGGCTCTTCCACAGACCGGCAACGCCGAGACAGCCGAGGAAGCCCTGGGGAATGCCGAGAGATGGCTCGCGCCGGAACTGGATCGTCTGGATTGGGAAGATCGAGAAGCAAAACGGCTGATGTACGAGGGAGAGGAGTGATGATGAATCTAAACGATGTAGAGATGGATGATCTGACCCCGTTTAAGCGACCTGTCTGTAGATGGGCAGTTCATCCTGTCATCGACGACGATAAAGTAATCGGTCATGAAGTCCTGCTGCGGCTCGGATTCCACAAACAATATATTCCGATCACCGAAGACCAAGCCAAAACCCTGAAGGCGATGCATCTAGATGCTTATGGAGCCCAGTGTGCGGCTGAGTTGGCCAAGAATCCCGTCATGCCGTCCGACGAGAAAGAAATACTTGCTGCCGCTGAGAATTACGAAGCGACAGTGGAGCAGGCTATGGACGACGCAGAACGCATGTTGCCGCCGCTTATTGAAGATCTGATGGCTTGTGAGCAGCAGAAGATACGGTAAAATATGTCACTCAAATGTATAGTCTGTAGCAAAAACATGGAGTTAGCCACTTTGCCCAACACTAGGCGCGGGCTCGTTCCAGTGCTGGACGGCGTAGTGTGCTACACAAGCGGGTCGTTCGGCTCCAACGTGTTTGAAGAACTGAACATCGGCAAGTACACCAGAAAACTGCTGCAGTTTGTTATATGCGACGACTGCCTGAAGAAGAACGCGGACAACATCTTCTTCGTGAAAGAAGTGACCACTAAGTCTGTAGTGGACTACATGACTTTAGAGGATTACTGCGCCAGGGAACAGCAGAACCTGAAAGACATGTACAGTAAGCTCGTGTTCAAATCCACAGAGAAGAGGAACAAAGATGAAAATACGTAACGGATTTGTATCTAATTCTAGCAGCTCAAGTTTTGTGGTGGGGTTTAACCCCGTCCCAGAAACCAAAGAAGAGTTGAAAGAAATGCTCTGGGGTGACCTAGAAGCCTTGGGAGCCTACGACTACGGCATCACCACCGAAAGGGCAGCTGATATTGTCTGGCAAGACTTGCAAGAGCAAGAAGGTCCTCTGACTCGTGAAGAGATCATTGCGATGATTTCACAGGACTACATGCCAGAACTAGACGGGCACAAATGGTGGAGCATCACAGATCTCAAAGAACAAGAAAAGGCCCGCGAGAAATACTACAATAAGAAGATAGAGCGCGCCACAGAATTGGCCAAAGAGATGTTCGAGAAAGCTGGCGAAGGCACCAAGTTCTTCCAGTTTCGTTACCACGATGATACTTCAAACGGAACTGTGCTCGAACATGGGGACGTCTTCAGGAACGTGCCCAGCTACAGAATAAACGAACACTAAGGATGAAAAATGAAGATACGAAACGGTTTTGTGTCCAACTCCAGCAGTTCCAGCTTCGTGCTCATCGTCCATCCCAATGATCACAAAAAAGCTATGGAACAATTCTCAGGACATGAATCTAAGTTCCTGAATGCCTTGGTCTCCTGGCGTAAAGTCCTTGGTGAGTGGGCACGTGTGTTTTCTGGCGAGTTCAGCACGGAGAACGCGTGTATTGATATAAATAAATTATTCATGATGTGGGAGGGGGATTTCTACAAAAAGCACCCAGAATTCCAGATGTGCTTCGATGAAATGCGCACGTGCTTCCAAAATTACAGACGGTACGTGACCAAGATCGCCAAATTCAAACCGTTCTATGACGAGAAAGATTACTAGGAGATAGACATGAAGACCAGAGACGGGTTCGTATCCAATTCCAGCAGCACCAGCTTCACTGTAGGTTTCAATGGCAAACCTCCAAACAAAAAAGAAATACTAGAAATGTTTGGAGTTGAGGAGCATTCCCCACTTCGGAGTTTGGCCTGGGAGCTGTCAGACTTCTTCGCGAAACGAATCCGTGATCTGGAGAAACACGAAACGGATTCGAAAGACGATTGGGAAAGGGAGTGCGCCGAACGCGACACGAGGCTGTTCAAAGAAGTTGGCCTGACATATCAAGGTTTCTTCAGATGTGAGCGTGATTTCGCGGAGTGCAATCAGCCCATGGCTGGGTGGGCTATTCCCTGGATAAAGAACGAAAAGCTTTATATTGTCAACCATGAACGGGGAGACATGAGATAGTGCGCTACCGTGTACGATCATACAGTCATCCCAGTTATGAGGATCTCCCTCACGAAGTCATGATACTTCGCGGGGCCGAAGCCAAGGACCTGTCATTGGTTGTCCCGGTCATGTTTGGTATGGGAGCCAAGAAAATCATAATTGAAGACGAAGATGAGTGGCTGGCCGCAGAGAAAAAGGCAGCGGAGGATTGTACATGAAAGTCAGGAATGGTTTTGTGAGTAATTCCAGTTCTTCCAGCTTTATAGCGCAGAAGATATATCTGTCCTACATGCATCTTAAAGCCATCAGAGAGCACGGCATTCTCCTCAAAGACATCTCGCCAACCGACCCTTGGGGTTTTGGTATTGTCTATCCAGATGACTTAGAGCACGACCGCGCCTCAGAAACACCTATAAGTCAGAAGCAGCTTAGAGAGTGGCACGATCTTCGCTACGCTGATGACGCTTGGATTATTGATGAGACGGATTCCCATATTGCTGGCGCTACCATCATGGATAATTTCAGTTTCAAATGGTTCCTGCGCGCCATCGGCGTACCAGAAATAGCCTTCATGTGCTTCGAGAATGAGCATTTTGATTGTTGTCACCGTGTCGTTGAAGATATGCTGACCAATAGATGTGGGTATAAACAACAAGCGTATCGTTACGACAAGTGGGCAGAAGTGGCCAGCGCAACCGTTTTTGTAGATCCCGAACCCGATGAAGAAGATCTTATAGCAGCAATACGTGACGCGATCTACCCTCTTGGAAAAACAATAACAGGCATCAGGAAAGAAATCAAAAGCAAAACGGTTGCGCCATTTAGGATTTCGATTATGACTGAAGAGTGGCTCATTAAAAGAAGGGAGGCAATAGATGGGGCTAAGTCATAATATTTATGTCGGCCCGTATCTGCAAATCAAAGGCGCAGATGATTTGTGGGAAATCCTAGAAGACCTGGGCGAGCGTTTAAGCATCTTCAATCAAGAGTACGGACCCGACGACTATGATTTGGTAACTCCCAACGTGGATTGGGGAGTTGGTCGGGAGACCTACCTGGACAGGAATTGGTGTGGCGAGATGTTGATGAGCGGCGCCCGCATCGGTAAAGAGAAAGAAGAATTTGCCAGGTTTTTCTTTACAGACATCTTGAATCTTCAAAACCGATGCGGCAGTGTGATCTTGGAGTGGGGCATTCTAGGAGAGATAATCTAATGAAGACCCGCCACGGATTTGTTAGCAATTCGAGCAGCTCGTCGTACACGTGTGATCTCTGCGGTGTAGCGCGCGTCTCGTATAATGAAGGCCTAGACGGCACAGAGATGGTCTATTGTGTTGGCTGCCACCATACCATATGCGAAGAACATCTTGCAGAACAAGATTTCGCAGGGTGGCTAGCTGAGCGCGAACACGCGCTTAAAAGAATAGGAGATGATATTACACTTGCACTTGAACAAGAAGAGTATGACTTGCTGGCGCGGCTGGCCAAGACCGCGTCTGACATAAAGCAGGACGTGAATAGCCCGCGCGATCCAAACACGGTGACGCCACAGTGGTGCCCCATATGCCAGATGGAGCGCCTACCGAATGTTCTGCTATTCCGGTACCTAACCAAAATTCAAAACACTCACCTGGATATCATCCTTGGAGAGATCCAAGAAAGATTTTCTGACTATGAGTCTTTCATGAAGTTCATTGAAGGCTAGATAAAGGAGGTAAAAATGAAGATCCGGCATGGTTTTGTATCAAATTCCAGTAGTTCAAGTTTCGTGTGCGAAGTTTGCGGTCATTCAGAAGTGAGCTACGCAGACCCTGAAGACATGGTCTACTGTGAAGATAAGGCCCACCTGTTCTGTAAAGAGCATTTGGTTGGAGTGGATTTAAACGACTGGATAGAAGAGCAGCGAAAAGAACTTCAGCGACTGAAAGAGAAGGTTGCCGAAGCGGTTGAAAATGATCTATACCATTTGGTGCAGTCTCTTACCAGGGAGATCAACCACATAAAAAATAAGATGGCAAGGGGGCGCCCAGAAAGTGAAAATGGCGACGGCCACGTCCCGTCGTCCCAGTGCCCACTATGCCAAATGACGGAATTCCATGACCGCATTCTACTCAACTATCTCATGAAGAAGCACAACACGGACAAGAAGACCATCACTGCAGCAATTCGAGGGCAATACAAAACTTACAAGGATGTTCAAGATTCTTTATCCTGAGCCAAGGAGATTTTTATGAAAGTACGCTATGGTTTCGTTTCAAATTCCAGCAGTTCATCCTTTACATGTGATGTGTGCGGCCACAATGCTTCTGGGTGGGACATGGATTGTGCTGAAGCGCAGATATTCCTATGTGAAAATGGCCACTCTATTTGCTACGAGCACGGGCTCATATCAGACAGGTTCAAAAAATACATGGTCGACCTGAAAGCCGGTATTGAAAAGGCCATAAAAGATGATGATTTCGAAAGCCTGGATAAGTACCGCTCTGACTGTGTCTACATTGAGAACCTTGCAGGGGCCACCGAGACGTTAGAAGAAATTCAGGATTTCCTGGAAGATCCAACAATGGCCAATATTCCTAAAATTGGGGATTATCGTGATGAGATGCTTTATGCCGCCCCCGCAGATGTATGCCCTATATGCGCCATAAAGAACATCGACATCCATACTATGGCCAGATACCTCCTCCTGAAAACCGGGCAGACGGCGCGAGAAGTAGCTTCAGAGATGTGCGACGCCTTCGTATCTCACAAGAAAATGCACGAGAAGCTGCGTGAAGTGGATTTACCAAAACACACCGTGGAAGTAGTTAAGTAGGAAGGAGACTAGCCGTGAACATTATTCTGGAGGGCATCAACAGAGAGTTCACCATCTGGTGGACATATCTCGATGACCGCCCAAAAGATAAGTTGGATCTCATAACTGCCATGCATGCCGTTGGCCAGATATATAGAGAGGGCGCGCGGAAGATAATGTGCACCCTATTTGACAATACTAGAGAAGTGGCATGGACCGGGTTCGCTCAATGTTCCTCTTCAGACCATTTCTCCAAACCGGCTGGGCGTAAAATAAGCCTCACCAGAGCCCTGGCCAATTCCGACATCGACAAGCCCATAAGAACCAAGATCTGGAAAGAGGTCGCGAAGACGTCCCCGAAGACACTCAGATGCAGCGTAGGCCACATACAGACGAGAGGATCCAAAAGTGAAGATTAGATCAGGTTTTGTCAGCAACAGCAGCACCAGCTCTTTCATTCTGATTGTGACGGAAGACGCTCATCAAGGGGTCCTAAAGCACATACCAGAAGAGTACCATCCAATGTTAAACTATGGATTTAGGGAGACCAAAGTCTTTGGGCGGCCCGCTAGGGTATTCACGATCCTTTCAGATCACGGTGGCAGTTACTCCAGCATGTGCTTGGAATATTGCCGCGAGGACATCAGTTTCCCTTGCCCTCCACCCAAGATTCAGCCTGAAGGCATGGACCTACCAAGACGGGCGCAAGAACCTGAGTGTGAGTACGAGCTGAAGAATGCCTACGAAGAAATCCTCAAAATAGTCGCCCCAGACGGGTTTTTTTCCAAGAGTATTGGCGATTAATCCTTGCGCTAACCAAATCTCTTGCTACGATATTACCAGAGCAAAACAGAAAAGGAGGCAATTAATGAATCGTCAGGTGATTACTGTAGAGGGATTTGGTGACGTCACCATTGCAGATTCCGAATACGCCAAGGTGATTAGGTCCGAAAACTACAACATGGGGTTCAACAAAATCACTGGATATATGGCCAGGTGGGGGAAAACTCACGATGACGATCCAGACTACGGCCCCGGACCAGAGTTGCTTGACATAGAGATTAGCGTCAATGACTGCCCCAACAATTGCCGTTTTTGTTACAAGGGCAACACGAGTGAGCCCGGCAGGCACATGTCGCTGGAGACCTTCAAGCGCGTCATGCAAGGTATGCCCAAGACGGTGACGCAGATCGCCTTTGGCATAACAGGATTGAAGGCTAACCCAGACTTTATTCCTATCCTGAAGCATTGTAGGGATCTGGGCATCGTTCCCAATTTCACCCTGTCAGGCGTAGGTCTCGACGAAGACTTTGCGCACCAGGTAGTGCCCCTTGTTGGCGCGGTCGCTGTCAGTGCCTACGAATCCGACAAGAACGTGTGTTACAACGCGGTGGAGATGCTTAGCCGCCATATCGACCAGACGAACATCCACTTGCTCATATGTAAGGAGACCGTGCCTTTCGTGGAGGAAGTTCTGGAAGACATTTGCCACGACCAAAGGCTTGCGAAACTTAGAGCAGTGGTATTCCTCTGTCTGAAACCGAAGGGGCGGGCTGCTGGCAGGTTCCACCAACCGTCGCAGGCAGACTACGATAAGGTCATCAACTACTGCTTGGAGAGGGATATCAGGTTTGGTTTCGATTCGTGCGGTGCGCCCAAATTTGAAGAATCCGTGATTGCCTCCAAAGCGTTGAAGGCACATCAGAAGCAGCAGCTCATCCAGTGTTCGGAGCGGTGCGAATCGTTCGGCATGTTTAGTGCCTACATCAACGTTGATGGTAAGTACTATCCGTGCTCATTCTGCGAAGACGAACCGGGGTGGGAAGACGGCTTAGAATTTGACAATTTCCTGACCGACGTGTGGCTGTCCGACAAAGTAAAGGCGTGGCGCGATAAGGCTTTGTCAGCCAAACGCGAATGCGTGATGTTCGATCTGTGACCAAGGAGACGACGGGCAATGCTGACGCTAGGAGAAAAGTTATTCATTGCTGACCAGGTGATCGTGTTCACCAAAAAGATGTTTGAGGTAGAAGGGCCTCTGGCCCAGCACTGGAATGAGTTGGACAGAGACGGTGAGCACGAAAAGTGCGACAGACTAACTGCAGAGGCGCGCAATTTCTGTCACCACCTGCGTGCACACGTACGCCAGGCCATCGAGAGGGGGCGTCTGTAGCCGTGTGGTATCTTACTAAGGTGTGGTTGTCCTGGCTGTGGCCGCCCAACGCTATCAATTTCATAAAATTCGTAATGGAAGATGATGGGGGCGCTGGCTCAGGACCGGCGTTAGCCCGAGGCGCATTGGCCCTTTTCGGCTGCCCACTGGCGTTGCTGGCCATGCTGATTAGCGCTAGTATAGTAATTGGCGTGGCAGCTGTAATAGTCACAACGATAGTAAAGTAAAGGAGGGAACAATGTGGACGCGTTTGATAAAGCTGGAATGTGATTTGTGTGGCAAAACCGTTACAGTAGAAAACCACAATCCCACTTCCGTGCCGCTTCCAAGCGACTGGAGGAAGTGGAGCGATATATCGACGCGCAAACTACTATGCAGCAAACGGTGCAAAGATCTCCATACGGAGATGACTGAAACCATAGCCGCAAAAACTGGAGAGTTAGAAGTGCGTGTAAAAGCCCGGTTCAAACAACTGGCAACGGGCCAAATTAGAATGCCAGAATGTCATGGATGCGGCGACGAAGTCCCCACTCCTCTGTTGGGGTCGGACGAGCAGGAGTACTGCAAGGAATGCTGGAGCGAGAAGTATGACGACAACGGGCTCCCTAAAACATCCAAAACTTGAAGAGGCACATCAACTAGTCATACCAGCAGTAACAGCATAGCACCAATCCATTACAGAAAATACCTAGAAAACACGTGCCCAAAACGCGCTCTCTTGCTATAATACTAAGGAGCACGGGACACAAGAGACAAGGACATGATGTGCCAGGACGACTAGACTCGATGGTTTGGATACCTCGCAACGATCTTCCAGACTATTCTATAGACGCCTCCGACCTGAAACTAAAATACCAATCTGGTTATGGTGCTTCAGAACGAGTAGAAACTCTGAAGCTATACGTGCCAGAAAAACTGGTGGTGGGCATTCCGAGAGCTTACTTCTACCGTGCTGCTGGTAGCGCGGCAGGAAGTGTAAAAGACTGTAGAACGCGGGGGCGACACGTCAAGTTCCCTTTCAAGAGCACCCTCCGACCTAACCAAGTTGAAATCACGGACACCTTTTATAAGCACCTTATAGACTCCCCTCATAATGGCGGTATCTTATGTGCACCCTGTGGCGCTGGCAAAACGGTCATGGCGTTGCATACCATTGCCAGGCTTGAGCGCTCTACCTTAGTCATTGTCCACACGTCAAGACTGCTTAATCAATGGATTGAGCGCATAGAAGAGCACATGGGAATCACAGCAGGGGTCATTAGAGAAGACGCTTTCGAGACGGACGCAGACATTGTAGTGGCAATGTTGCAAACTTTGCTGTCCAGGGGATACACAGCGAAAGACTTGAGCATGTTCGGCACTTGTGCCGTGGACGAAACCCATCGCGTTGCAGCGCCCACGTGGTCTAGCGTTATCAAATCCCTTCCTATGAAATACCGTTTGGGTCTCACAGCGACTCCAAGACGATCAGACAAACTCGACAACGCTTTTTTCTTTCATATAGGGAAAGTGCTGGCCAAATCTGAAAAGAGAGAAATGAAGCCTCGCATTTATTTTGTCAATACTAACGTGGGATTCAGGGTGCCCATGCTGGGAAACGGCAAAGTGAACAGAGCCCGCGCATTGAATATCCTGGCCAAGAATAAAGAGCGAAACCGTAAGATATCCAAAGAAATAGTCAAAGCTATAAAGTCGGACCGAGTGATTCTGGTATTATCTGACCGCATGGAGCTGCTGTATCATCAACGTAGACTATTAAAGGAACGGGATATCCCAGACGACAAGATAGGTTGGGTAGTAGGAGCCCACTGGGCAGGCGTTGATCCTGATGACCCATCAGAAGACCTTGAACAAGAAAGAACCGCTAGCGGGCCTCCCAAGGCCGTCCTGCGGGCTGTCAAGAAGATAGTTCAAGAGCACGCGCCTCACGAGGAAGTCACGGTGGAAGGAAAGTGGATATTCGTCAGTGGCGCCAATACGCTTCCAATAGATGATTTGCTTGCGATACCAGGGCTCACAAAAGGTAAATACAAAGGGAACACAATAGGACTGGCAACTAAAATAGTTGGTGGGCAGCCCAAAACAGTGAAGATCCCAGAAGCGCAGATGAAGGAAAACCAAAAGAGACAAATACTTTTGGCCACATTTGGGCTTGCCTGTGTAGATATAAATACTAATATTGTCGACCCATTGACTGGGCATAGCAATCTTCTAAGAGACCTAATAGGCACCAAACCAGAAATCGTGAGTGCCAGTAACTGCACAGGAAAATTAGTAACGGCGTCTTGTGTCGCTTATTCTGGAATAAAGGAGTGTGTAAAAGTCACTATTGCAGACAACTCGTTAGTGTTGTCAAACGATCATTTAGTCTTCACACACAGAGGGAAAGTGCCAGCGGGGGATCTTACCACACAAGACTACATACTGCGGCCACGTATTGTAAAATGCCCCACAAGAAGCATAGATGTAGACAAAGACGACATGTGGCTGGCGGGCATGCTATTGGGTGACGGGGCTATATCACAAATACACAAAAGGATAGCGCAGGTTATAAATGCCGATGAAGAGGTTTTGGAACATGTTTCCAGTATTTTAAATAACAGAGGAATGCTAATCAAAAAAGTAAAGTGCAGGGACTACCACTACTGGATACGTTCTAAAAAAGGTAAGGCTGGGCGCGGAGCGAAGACATGGCTACGCAGATTTGTTGAACGTTGGGGCCTTTCAAACACAGCAAGATTTAAACATATACCTATAGAATGGATGATGTCAAGCACCCACCTTATTAAATCTTTGCTTGGCGGGTTGTTTGCGTCGGACGGACATGTAGACAATAGGGGAACACCCGGATTCTCAAGTTCCAGCCGCAGAATGGCAGAACAAGTTCGTTTCTTGCTGTGGAGGTTGGGACTGCAATCCACTATACGTAAATCTGAAAGCACGTGGTCGATTGGGGTACCAGCCAGTAGTGCTTTGCGTCTAGACATTGATTGGCGCATAACAAGAAAAGCCAATAGACTTGACGAGCACAACCGTATGCATAACAAGTTATCTTTGGGCACTTGGAATAAAATACCTGTACATCTGGTTTTGCGCATTAAAGAGATAGCTAAGACCAAGGGCGTCAAAATAGAAGAAATGATTAGGTTATGCAGGAAATACGGCTACGCTGCGACTAACCTACGCCATAATCAACTAGAGGTAACTTACGAAGTAGCGTCTCTGCTAATGGAAATTCTCGGAGTAGAGGATGCTCCAGAATTACAAAATATTAAAAATTTCCATTTTATGCCTGTGCTGAATATTGAAACGGTTGGGCCTAGACCAGTAGGAGATATGACAGTACCAGGACTGCACCGTTGGGTGACGAACGGTATGTTAATACATAACAGCGAAGGGCTCGATATCCCCGCCGTTGACGTTTTAGTATTAGCAACACCACGGTCGGACGTGGAGCAGGCTGTCGGTCGTGCTCTTAGAACACTTCCGGGTAAGAAGCAGCCGATAATAGTTGATTTTGTAGACGCTGCCTCGTATTTCCAAGCGCTAAAGGGTAAGAGGCGAAGGCAGTATCGCAAGCTGGGCTACGAAGTAGTAGAAACGAGGTCATAATGGGCAGCAGAGAAGTCTACAATAAGAACAGGAAGAAGCGCTATCATGATGATCCTGAATACGCGGACTTGGTTAAGCAGCGTGTGCAGGAATACCGTGACAGGGTGCGCACTTCTAAGAAACGTAAACGCACACTAGAAACACAGGCGTTTGTGGCTCGTTGGCGTAAAGAAGGCATATCAGACGAGGAAATCGCCAAACGGCTGACGTATCTGGGGTCAAAGCCTCTTTCGCCAATAACTGTTGAATTTGGGGGCAGAACTGTTAGACTGATTCCCATTTCCATACTAGGCGCGGAAATAGGTTTTGCTCCGTCCACTATCAGGAAATGGGAGCGTATGGAAGTGGTCCCAGAAGCCGCGCATCGAGATTCTAGCAACAGACGTTGGTATTCTCAAATTTATCTGTCCATATTGAAGGCCGCAGTTGGCGCGTGCATAAAGAAAGGCTGGAGCCTGAAGGGGCTCAAGCAGGAGGTTGATAAACGATGGCGAAAGGAAGTGGCTCCACACGGAAGCGAGGCAGACCTTCTAAGAAAGCAAAAAAGAAGCAAGAGGCTCCGGTTACGGTAGAAGGAGAAATACACACTAAGAAAAAGATGGGAATAGCAGAATCAAACAAGTCCGAACGCGGCGTGTTTGATTGCCCAGAGACCATTCATGGGATCGCGCCGGACACTGAAGTAGTTGGGCATGTGCATTACAAGCAGAAGGTGTCCAAGAATATTGGTGGGGTATGGGCCACGATAGAGTTTGGACTTAGTTGCCCTTGTGCCACCACCCACTTCAATAGAGCGCAGGAGTGGGTTCGTAAAGCGGTGGACATTACCATTGACGAAGAATATGAGGGAATGTGCCGTGAAGAATGCGAAGAGGAAGAAGCCGAAGGCAACGACAAAGAGTGGCGCTAAGAAAAAGAAAGCCACCAAAAAGAAAGCACCGAAGAAAAAGGCTCCTAAGAAGTCGCCCGCCCCTAAGTCAGAAGACGGGGCGAGCAGCAGTTTGAGTGATCTCGAAGCTGTTGTCAAAACCCTGCAAAAGAATAAGGGTAAAGGGGCGCTAACCATAGTTGGGTCCAAGTCTAGCTATGCTATGGCGCCCAAACACACCATCTCTACTGGCTGTTTCGCTGTAGACTACGCTATCGCTGGAGGCATCCCCGAAGAGAAGATGGTCATAATATATGGCGATCCCAATGTAGGTAAGACGTCCAAAGCCTACAGCATAATGGGGAACTCGCAGCAGAAGTGTCGCAACTGTCGGCAGCGTATCAGGACCAAAATAAATTTCAAGGGTCTGAGGAACGCCGATGGCGAAGAAATTCCTGTTGATAAGGTCATTGTAAATTGGCAACCGTCCAGGTATGTCTTCGAAGCGGTTTATCATGACGCTACTGATAAGATCTTGGCTGAGGCCAAGATGACTCTCGACCTTACAACCACAAAGTCGTGCGGCTGTAAAACTGCACCTGAACCTTACCTTATAGCCATAGCCTGTATGGACCGTAAGTTTGATCACGGTTGGGCCAGAAATTTTGGGGTGTCTGGTGAAGGGCTCGTTATTGTTCAAGGCGAGACGGGGGAAGACACTATCGATATCATTGACTCGCTCATTCGTGAGGGTGTTGTTGATTTGGTGGTCATTGACTCCCTAGCCCAAATGGTGCCCAAGAAAGAGATCAAGAAAGACGCAGACGACGAACAGCCTGCACTGCAGGCCAAGATGCTCAACAGGGCCATGCGTAAATGGTCCAATGCTCTGGTAGGCTATGGTGCAGACGATTTCGCCCCCACCATTATCATGATCAATCAGACCAGGTTGAATGTTGGTATGTTTGGTGGGCAGTTCAGGCCTGGAGGTCGCGGTCAACTATTCGCTAGCACGGTAGATATAAAGCTTAGCAGAGGTAAGTTTTCCTCTGGCGCCTGGGCCAAAAAACACGTTGCGTTGGACAAAAATAAACGTGCTGTAGCTCAGTGCGTGAAGTTCGCCATTACTAAATGCATGGTAGGACCACCAAATACTGAAGGGTACTATCAACTGAACCTCCGCCCATTCAAAGGGCGAACCCCCGGAACTGTGGACGATGAACACGCAGTGGCCAATTTTGCTACAATCACGTCGATGTTCAAGCCAGGAGAGGATTTATTCGGACGAAGTTTCCCATCCGAACCAAAACTGGTGCAGGAGTTCTTTTCTGACAGGGAATATTTTTACACAGTGCGAGAAGAGCTGATGAAATTCCTGCTCACTGAATCCACAGACTGGATGGAATTTGGTGTGTGGAAGCCTGTTCAGAAACCCAAGAAAGAAGAAGAAGCCGACGTTATCCATGATGAGGATTGGATAGCCACCGAAGTGGAGTTCGACTAGGTGCCCAGAAAACGAGATAGGAAAATAGTGCCGCCCGCCATGCAAGAGAAACGCATGGATGGTGTTGCATCTTCGCGGCGGCACGAAACCCGTCTCAGCAAGAAGTTGGGTAAAAACGCCCATCGTCAGAGAGCCTCCGGGGCGCGGCAGGGTAAAAAAGGGGATATTGACTGGTGGGGCGACGGCGAAGATTGGTGGCGCTCCGTCAAGGTGGAAAATAAAACCACCGTGAACAAGGACAAGAAGTCATTTTCTATCAAGAAAGCACATCTAGAAAAGATAAGCAAAGAAGCAGCGGTGCATGACATGCTTCCTATGATGGCTTTTGAGATTCCTGGAATGACTACGCTAACACCACGAGATTGGGCGTTGGTGCCCATCCATAGTGAGGATGCTATGAAGAAAGTGCTTGCAGGACTCTCTAAAAATAGGAGACACGAGCCGCCGCCCCCGAAAGTTCGCCACAAGAAAATGCCTGGGTCGGCAGATTTTTTCAACAAGACGCTCTACGATTTCTTGAAAAAGCGAGCAGTGTACGGGACCAGGCAGCGTGAAGATGGTCTCCTTCACGTATCGGAGATGTATGACTTCTGCCCCAGAAGAGAAGTGTTCAAAATCTCTTTCAAAGGAGGCAGAAAAGATCCTCCAGATCCAGGCCTGCAAATGATCTTCGACCATGGCACCATGACCCATTATTGGTATCAGAATGCTTATATGGGGCCAGCTGGACACCTGTGGGGCACATGGAAATGCGTTGCGTGCGGAGACACCAGGGAGGGTGTGATGCCGTCTAAACCCTGCCAGTGTTCTATTGACGAATGCGGGAGCGAGTGCACGCCCGACCCAGAAATTGGATGCCGCATGTGCGTGGCTGAGGGCATGCTCATATCCACAGAGACGGGGCCTGAGCCGATAGAGGACATTATCGCGGGCGTAAAAGTGTGGACGCACGAGGGGCGCTTACGTGAAGTCACAGGGGTATGGAAAGAACACAGCAGGCGGGAGACAGTGTCCATCACTGTTTACGACTGTATATATCCAGTGCTGCTCACAAAAGATCACCCGGTTCTCATCGAAGTTGATGGAGCCTTTGAGGATATGGACGCAGGCGATGTCAGAGTAGGCGACACAGCGTTCTTCTTGAATAACGGAAAACCTTCCCGCACTGAAGTCGTTTCTGTAGCGGAAGGTCCTCCCCAAGCAGTGTGGAACATGGAAGTGGCCCAAGATGCCTCATTCTATGCGGGCGAGATTTTGGTGGGTAATTGCACCACTTGGGGTAGATGGGAATTCGTAGAGCCTAGAGTATTCTTCAAGAAGTACGGCGTCATAGGATCATGCGACGGTGTGCTTATGAATCTCCCAGGAGATAAGAAGAAAAAGCGTGTTTGGGAAATAAAGACGATACACATGGAGGCCTTCAAGCGCTTATCATTTCCATACACTAAACATATAGCGCAAGCTAGTCTGTATGGTATAGGGCTGGGCGTGGAAAACTTGATGATGACTTATATCCCAAAAGGCGACATGGGTGAACCGCCCAAGGCTTTCCGGCTTGAGACAGATGAAGGTTTGGCCTACGAAGCGCTAGGCAAAGCTGAAAAATTCTGGAACGCCATCAAGAGAGGATTGTTACCACCAAGATTGTGCAATGCCAGGACAGCTCCCAAGGCAATCAAGTGCCCCCACAAGAAGATCTGTTTTACCAACACAGCCGAAGCCGACGTCAAGAAGATCTTACAAGAGAAGAAGGAAGAGGGAGAGCTGGAATGGGTGAAATCATCATTGGAGTTGATCCAGGGATAAATAATTTTGGATTCGCTGTCTATGACGTAGAAGACGACAATTTCATAGACAGCGGAATATTCAGTGCACCCCCAGCAGGCAAGAAGGCACGTTTGCATTTTTCGGATGATTTTTCAAGAAGGTTCCACCTGCTAAGTGTAGAAATCAGAAAGATGATCCGTTGTCATAGAGAGGATTTGGGGTTGGTCGCTTTCGAAGGTTTCACTTTTCTAAGGCACGCTAAAGCCTCCACACTTGTCGGCGGGTCCATAGCAGCACTAATAAGCCACTGTGTCGCTTGGAACGTGCCCATATGCACAGTACTGCACGCGGAGATAAATGAATGGTTAGAAAAAAAGACAAGAAGCAAAAAGGAAAGAAAAAAAGAAATAGCAAAAAAAGTCCTAAGCCTGTGGCCAAACCCAAGTCACCCGTGGCCAAAGGAAGGAAAAAGAAAGCCAAAGATAGCGCAGCACCCTCTGGACGGCGCGGCACTAGCAGTAGTGGGAAAAATAAAGAGGGACAAGTTGAAATCGACGATGATAATGTGACCTACTTGCCGGTGGAAGAGCGCACATTCACTGCAGACATGATCCCGCGCGCTAACCAGGTTCTAGAAAAGATCCTGAAGCTCAACGAAGAACGCAAAAAAATACAGATGAAGCTGGCGAAGCTTCTATACGAAGTCAAACAAAATCAATACTATGTCCACTACAAAGACGACGATGGGAATGCATTCAATAGTTTTGAAGGATTTGTAGTAGGTAAGCTCAAAGAGGATCTCCGAAAAGCGTATGCCCTGAAGCAGATTTGGGCCAAACTACATGTCGAGGGCGGTTTGAGTGCCAAAGAGCTTGAACAAATTCCCTGGACCAAAGCGCAGATGATCGCTTCGGAAAGCAATTCACCTGAAGAAATGGAAGAGTGGAAAGAAAAAGCCATTCAGATGCCCTACGGGCAGTTCAAGAAGGAAGTAGATAAGAACAGAAAAAACAAACGCCGCCGGAAAGAGATCGTCAATCACAAAAATTTCGACAACAGCTTCGACGATGAGGATACAGAAAAGAAACCCAAGACAGACGAGAAGTGGGAGCGGCTTCTAGTCTACTTGTCTGAAGACCAAAATGAAGTAATTGAGGCGGCAATAAAGGCCGCCACAGGCCCAGCTAAAAGTGAAAAGAAAAACCAAGTCCTAAGCCTTATTTGCCAGGAATGGTTAGCATTCTACTCCAAAAATAAGACAGAGCACGAGCGTTTGGCTGCGCTGTTAGCACGGCTGTCTACCAACAGCGGGTACGAAATTTATTCTTTCCCAAAGAATGTGCGCAGCAAGAAAGCGCGCAAAGAAATAGTCAACAATATCCTGGACGATATTTACGATCTGTTTGGGATAGAGGCGCATATCGCGGATGAGTGATTCATGGCCCAGAAGAGAATACGCCGTAGGGAGTATTGGCATAAGAGAGCCGACAAAGGTATTTCCTACGTGATATCCAATATAGATTTTGAGGAATGCCGAGCTATCATTCAAAAAATGGTAAAAGGTTTTCCCACGGCGGAGTACCGGATTACCTACGGAGAATGCGATTGTAAAGGCTTCCGTTACAGAGGCAGCTGCGCTCATGTAAATTTCCTCAGTTGTTTAGTTGACGGTAAAACGGCTACTGAGAAAGAAGCGAGCCTTATCTGCAGCACGATAGTGCATTCTAGGCAGTTCAAAAAATATAAAGCAGAAATCATTGAGCGTGAAGGCAAAGTCGAACTCTTACATATCCGTGCGGAAGTTCCAGATCTCCCTACCACCAGGGTCGTAGAGTGGTATTCTGGTCTGCCTGTTATTACTGACATCAATATGAAAAAAGGTGGCGCAGATTGATTTCTGGACTACACTGGAACCAACTGCACCCCGGTAGTGAGGACGACCAATGAAACGTGCTATCAGGAGCATGCGAAGGAAGACGACTAGAAAGGAAACGTTAGCCGCCAGGCTATCTTTATTGTGTGACCAAAAGAAAGAGATCGACAAAGAGATAGCGCTTCTCAAAAAGGAAGTGGTTGATACGTTTGGGGAAAAGGAGCGTGTGGGCAGAATCGTCCACAATATCACCCAAACCAAAGTGGTTACTGAGGAGATGCTAGACAAGTTAGACGAAGATGGGGTGCTAGAAGACGTGCTTGCCCCCGAGCGCGTGGACATGAAAAAACTGAACGCCCTGATCAAAAGTTGCCCTGAGTACGAAAAATACTTAAGATACACCACTCGCAGTAGAGTAGATGTCAAGAAAGCCTAACGAATGAAAGTCAATAAACTGAACGACTTGGACGGCTCTAACTGGCTTAGACTTACCAAATCTTGGTGGACTCCCACAGGAAAATGGGCTGCGTGTCTTGACATCGAGAATTCATGGTGGGAAACCGAATACCCCATTGACCCCACGCACAAAATGAGATCCTACATAGGTTGTGCCAAACCCCCATCAGTTGCGCGTGATCTAGTCATGATGTTCACCAAGCGGAAAGAGTGGGTTATCGACACTTTTTCTGGCACTGGAGGCCTCATCCTCGGTGCTGCATTAGCCAACCGCCAGTGTGTCGCGTCTGACATTAGTCAACAACACCTGCAAAGACTGGACGAAGTGTCTAAAGAGTTTGTCATAGTGGACAAGCATCGTAAAGAGGCCATCACCCGCCGCGTTCGTAAGAAGAAAAAAGTCGTGTCTGAGACGGTGAACGTTGATTTATGGGAGCCTACTTTTGTCCCCGCCGATAAGTGTGAAGGCAAGCACAGAAAAATAAACATTGAAACCATATGTGGCGGGTACAAAGACGTCATGGACACTTTCGAAGACGAATCTTTCCATTTTATTATTACCGATCCCCCCTATGGGGTCGGGCACACCGTCAAGTTTGACGAGGCCTGCAAAATGGAAGGCATATCTTCAGAAGACCCCGAAGACATAGGCAACCTCCAAAACATGAAGCAGTTTCACGCCGCCATGATATCTTGGGCGCACGAAGCCTACAGAATACTTAGAAAAGGCCGTTACGTTGTGGTGTTCATGGGTGACCGTTACATGGATGGCGAGCTGGTGCCTCTGGGCTGGACCGTGGCCCAGGTGATGCGCACAGCAGGTTTCAAGCTAAAAGGTGTGTGTCCATGGAGGAATAAGACTACACAGAGACCGTTGAAACCTTATGCTTTAGGGCATGCTTACGTGCCTAACATTATCCACCAATATTTTATTGTGCTACGAAAAGAGGGTTAGCGCATGGGAATCCTGGAAGCAGTAAAGGCCAAGCATCCTTTAATTTGGCTCGTGGCCGACGACGAAGTAGACGTAATGCGCTTCTTGGCTGACATGAAGACTAAATTTTCGGTTTGGTCACGTTCGGGACTATCGCTTCCAGGAGATGATGCCAACATCGGTGGGTTCACGCCCCCTGCAGCAACAATAATGTCCTACTTGAAATTGAAGCGCCCTTCCTACCTGGTGTTACCTGACGCACACAAACGCTTGGAATCTGCCGAAGCGCAGCGAGAGTTCAAAGAATTGGTGATGGCCTGCGCACGCAGCCACGTAGGCACGAAAGGTGTTGTTGCCATCGCTTCTACTCCGGCGGTGCCAGAGGATCTTAGGACGCTAGCGTACATAACTCAATTCCCAAGGCCAACAACGGAGGATCTGAAGCATGTGATCATGGACGTTGGCACGGACACAAATAAGAAAATATCTGAAGACCGGGCTTCCCAACTGGCTTTTGCTCTATCTGGCCTTACTAGGACAGAGGCTGAGTTGACGTCCAGATTACTATTGACGAGCAACAAGAAGACAGTATCTGCGTTCGCCAAAGCAAAGGCTAGGCAGATTTCTGCAGGCACACCGCTACATTGGGTCGATACGTCCGACGTGACGTTGAACTCGGTTGGCGGCATGGACAAATTAAAACGCTGGATAGAGACCCGTGCCTATGCGCTGGACGCTAAAAGCGGCTTACCCAGACCACGAGGCATCTTGCTGTGCGGTATCCCTGGTGTTGGTAAATCCCTTGTGGCTAAAGCAATTTCTACTGCGTGGGGACTGCCCCTCCTACGTTTCGATATCGGCGCCGTTTTTGGTCCTTTAGTCGGGGCATCAGAAACCAACATGCGTAGGGCGCTAAGTATCATCGACGCCTGCTCTCCATGCGTCGTATGGATTGAAGAACTTGAAAAGGTGACTGCTGGGGCTCAATCTTCTGACCGCACCGACGGAGGTACCACGGCACGGGTAATCTCTGATTTTCTGGTGTGGTTGCAGGAGAGGGAATCTTCAGCTTTTGTTGTGGGGACGATCAATAACGCCGATGGGGCTTCCCCAGAAATGGTAAGGAAAAGGCGTTGGGATGAAGTATTCTGGGTGGACCTGCCCGGTTTAAAGGAACGCACAGAAATCTTCAAAATCATGTTTGACAGGTACGATGTTGGCATGTCTCTATCCAAAGAGGCAATAGAGATTTCCGAGAATCTCACGGGAGCTGAAATAGAGCAAGCCGTAGTAAACGCTATCTTTGACAGCTACGCAGATGACGCCAAATTGTCGTCGGACCATCTCGTAGCGTCAGTTAGATCTATGAAGCCGCAATCACACAGTTTGAAAATAGACTGGCATGAAATGCTGCGTAAATTCGCTGGCGCGTCCAGCGCACAGTGGTCTGTGCCAGTGCCAAACCGCCCCAAAGTGAAAGGAAAACGGAAGAAAAAATGAACAGAACGGATATGGTGGAGCACCTTAGAAAAAGGCGAGTCATCGGCACGGATAAGAGGACGGTAGAAAACGCCGTGCTAGAAGTTCTCGGTGCGATAGCGCACGGGCTTTACCACGAAGGTGAAGTTAGAGTCATGGGCTTTGGGACATTCTTGGTGAAAGAGCGCAAAGAAAGGATGGCACGGAACCCCCGGACGGGGGAGCCTGTAGTAGCCAAGGCGCACAACACCGTAGTTTTCAAACCCAGCAAAGACCTTAAAGAGTCCATCCAACCCAAGAAGAAAAAGAAGACCAAGAAGAAACCCGCCAAGAGCACAAAAAAGAAGGCTAAAGCTAAAGCCAAACCCAAGAAGAAAAAGAAGGGCTAGACGAAATGCCTGTGAAATGCCGTAGAATTAAAGGCAAATACAGGGTGGTGGAATCTGCTACTGGGAAAATAGCAGTGAACGCCGCCCTGACTCCTCTGGACGGAGGAGGCCACAACACCCAAGAAGGCTGTGCCGCGCAAGCGCGGGCCATCAACGCCGCTACCGAATCCAGAAAAAAAGATCGGGCGGAAGAATAGGGGGCGTGGTGGATCTAGCAACGCTGAAAGAGAAGACCGACAAAGAGCAGGAAGTGATTGCTACGTGGTTTTTCTTTCTGTGGGTGCCTTGTTTAATCCTAAAAGGCCTAGTATTGTCTTGCCTGATGTATTGGTTTATTCAGCCGGGCGTAGAGGCTCCCCTATCGCAATGCATAGGTATAGTTTTAGTAGCAAATTTGCTTATCCCACAGTACAGCCCCGTGAATCATCAAAAAATATATAGAATGATACTAGGGCCGACATTCGTTCTTGCTGCGGGTTACGTAGTTCATCTGGTGGGGTGAAAAACGGAGTCAGGCAAGTAAAACGAATGATAGGTGCCCCACCCAAACGGAAGTTCTACACAGAAAAGTGAGACAGATGGTCAAAGGGAAATGGCCCATGGGGCTAGCAAAAGATAGACACCGCAACACAGGCAGATGTAGGAACAGGAAAAGCAGGAAGTCGCCGCCTCCTATGTCCCCCAATATATGCCCGACTGTGAAGGGAAAGGGTGGATCAAAACTTATAACGACTACGCAGGGACAAGATCTGAAATGCGCATAGAAGTGGTGCATTGTCCCGCTTGCAACGGCCTTGGATATCTTCTGTAGATTTCACCACAAAAGTGTGGATAATCGACTGAATGGACACAGGAATGATTGTACTTCAAGGAGAAGACGATGCTGCCATTCGCAGAGACCATGTGGGCTCCTTTTGTCCTAGCTATAGAGGGGCTCATTGGGTGTGGCAAGACCACACTCACCAGGACACTGTCATCCGCATTGAACTACAAAGCCTTTTTCGAACCCGTTGAAGGCAACCCTTACCTAGAAGATTTCTACAACGTCGTCACCCCGCCAGGCTGGCGCGAGAAGATAAAACAAGTGCTGCTGGGTCACGTGCAGACAGGCACCGCTGACAACATTATGTATAAGCTTGACAGTTTGGGCGTCACCTACAGCTCGATACCTGCGTTTATGCAGCTGTTCCTGCTGACTCGACGCTTCCATCTCTACATGGCTGCGCTTTACTCCGATGCTTATGGGTTCAAAGGCGCTCTTCTAGACCGAAGTCTCCAGGGAGATACTGTTTTCGCACGTATGCTGCATGAAGACGGGTGGATCAACGACAGGGACATGGCCACTTACTGGGGGCACTGGCAGCGCTTCAAAGAGTTCGCCCCAAATCCACACGCCTTCCTCTACCTGGAAACGTCCCCTGAGACTGCGCTGGAGCGCATGAGAGAGCGCGCTCGTAGTGCAGAGGTAGGCGTGCCCATAGAATACCTTCAACGGCTCTACGACCACTACGAGCACTTCCTGGAAGAGATGAGTCGTAGAGCAGTAATCATTAGGCTTCCCTACGACCCACCAAGGGAAGTCTACGACGCAAGAGAGTTTCCTGACGTCTACCCCAGCTTACAGGAGGAAGAAAACCCGGCCTTTAGAAAAGTCCTCCATCCAGATGAAGGGGATAGGGTGGTGCGCCTTTTGAAAGAGAATTTCCCCACCTACAAGTGGTTTGACAGGCACAGGGGCAATTCGGATCAGATGCTAAGCGGAGGGGACAAGTGAGAACACGACACTCGCTTATTTTTTGCCGGTCCAACGCCATGTTTGCGGGCAAGTCCGAGACCGCGAAGAGACTGGTATCTATAGCTGAAAAGGGACGCAAGATCAAGTGGGCGTGCATTCGGCCTCTCGAAGCCAAACGCAAAGAGGATTCAACGTACTCCCACGTCACGCACGCTGGGGGCAAAGCTCACTGCTACTACGTTGACACGGCCATGGAAGCTAAGCATCTCATCGACGATCTTATTGACGACGGGTGTGGCCTATTTTGGATTGACGAGCCTTTTTTCTGGTCCAATCTCACGGATTTCAAATCCCTGGTGTTCAGCACGCTGGAGCGAGCAAATGTTATAATTTCTTCTCTAACGTGTACAAGCGAAGGAGAGCACTGGGAAGAACTTTCTATGCTCCTGGCGTTAGCCGACGAAATTTTTCAATGTAACGACGCCGTGTGCGTGGACTGCTGCAAAGTGGCGCTCAGGACGTGGCACGTTGGCAGAGAGGAAAAAACAGCAAAGGTGAAGGTTGGAGGGGCAGCAGACTATATTCCTGTCTGCGTAGACTGTTGGAACGCGAGGGCAGAGAGGGCAAAAGTTGGCGCTGAAAAAGGCTGACCATCAGGCTTTGTTGGATTTGGTAGACGTAGTCCACTTCCAAACCCTGGAAGAAATACCTGCCACCGAAATATCTTTGCAATGGTGGTGCGATAAATTCCGTCCGGGAATAAAGAGGACGTCGCAAAAGCGCGCGTGGGAAAGATTCAAAGCCGCTTTGAAACGGCTGGATATTGCTTTCCAAGTTAAGCCTGGGCGAGTGATTTTTGAGGGGGATCTCGCCCAGGCTGTTCGTGATCGGCTAGAGACTCTAGTTGATGGCCCCAAAAAAGAGGCGCACGCAGAAAAACGGAGGGCTTGGCAGAGAGAGTATCTGGCCAAGAACAAAGATAAAAATCGACAGTGGGGGCGCAATTACAGGGAAAAGAATAGAGAGTACGTGAAGGCGTGGCGGCATCAGTACTACCTGGACAACCAAGAAAAGGCTAAGGCCCAAGCGAAAGCGTGGGCCAAGAAAAATCCAAAGAAAGTGCGGGCTAAACAAAAGAAATGGAATGAAAAGAATAAGGACAAACTCCGAGAATACCGAAGAAAGCGCTACCACGAAAACGTAGAAGAAAGCCGCCGCAAGGCCCGAGAAAAGTACCATCGCAACAAGAGGAAGAGGGAGACTAAAGAGGAACGAGAAAAACGGTTTGAGTCTCTATTGGAGGACTAGTTTTGAGCTACAGGCCCATAAGCGACATGATGATTTTGGCGCGCCCCAAAGTGAAATATTATGGGGCCTACCCGTCGGGATTTCTATCCAGAGCCAGAGAACTTTTGGGCGTGCATGCAGAAGAGCCAGTCCTTCACGTATGCTCAGGTAAGATAGAAGAATACCCGTTCGCGGGGTTCGGACCAAACGACGCCACTGTAGATATTGATTCCTCTCTGTCTCCTGAATGGGTCATGGACGTTAGAGAAGAACTGCCGTCCTTGGACGCAGAATGGGGTGGCCCCCTATGGCCAGCGATCTTGGCGGACCCTCCCTACGGCGAGACGGAAGCAGAGAACTATACGTGTGGAAGATCAGTACTGCCCGACCCGAACAAACTGTTGAAGATGTGTCTGGAGCACGTGCGGCCCGGAGGAAGAGTAGGGATGTTGCACTACTTGGTGCCCAGACCGCCAAAGAAAATGGACGGAAAGAACACTAAATTTGTCGCCGTCTTAGGTGTGATGACGGGATTTGGGCAGAGAATAAGGGCCTATTCAGTGTTTGAACGGCCCTTATAGACTAGTCGTCACCAAGAATATTTTGTAGCTCTTCTTCTGATATGCCCATCTTCCTGGCCACCTTTATTATCTGTGACCGGGAAGGGTCTACTCCTGTGCCGTTGGCCGCTGCAGCCACCGCTTTTCGCACTGTAGAAGAGGCTTGGCACTTTTTCACTAACCGCACAGCAGTTGCTCTTAGTCTGGCCTTGACCTGATCCCACTCTTTCTTCGTTTCAGGATCGGAAAGCATTCTAGCCTCCTATTGTTCCCCGTCGCTATCGCTAGCAGCAGGGTATACCCCAGAACCACCCACGTCGTGGTGGTCCATACCCCGATCAAACCGCTTGCTGAACTCACTCATCTCACGGATCATCTCTCGGAGCTCTTCTCTCCATTGTGTTTGTAAATCGTTTCGGCTGGTCTCAAGTTCCTTCACCCGAGCCTGGAGAGCCGCCGATTCTTTGAGGAGAGTTTCATGGCAGGTGACTTGCCCAGATTTTACAGTCAGTACTTCGGTAACCAAGGCGTCAATACGCTTCAGCTGCTCACGCTGTTCTTCAGTCTGAAGATTTTTGATTTTATCTTGGATGTCCTTGAGCTCTTTGGTGAGATCCCCAGTGTCCCTTTTTTTAGATTTGGTTTTAGACGTGCCGTTCTGCCTGCGCTCTTTGATGAGCGTGGCTATTATATCGATCAGCTTGCCGAAACCGGCCACGCCTCCACTCACAATGGTGAGAATGAGGACCAGCGTCGTCACATCAATTTCGATTGCAGCAAGCACCATGTTAGCCTCTCCTCTGACCCTATTAAGCTAACCACCGCAACGTCGTCTCGCCATATGATGTCCCTAAATATAACAAAGCTCAGGGTTACCGTCCACGATCTTAACGTAGGTGAGGCCCTCTGGCCCAAAAGATCCGCTGTTCAAATACATGCGGCCCTTATATTCCCTTACTTCTGGGATATGGGTATGTCCTAGTACCACAATGTCGCCCAACAAATTTTCCATGGCCCTATCAGCGATGGGCTCCGCATATTTTTCTTTCCCGTTCATGGCCGCGAAAGAGTGGCGGACTTTTCGTTGGATTGACGTGCCAGGCCCCATAAAGTAGCAGGCGACCTTGTCCGCAGTCACAGCAACCCACGATGCCATTTTAGACGCCGTTCCGGAGAACGTGTCGAACTCGTTACCATGAGCTAAGACTATACTTTTTCCTCCGTCACTGTAATTGTAAGGTTGGGCCGCAACACGCATGTTGTTCAAACGGCGCATTCCTTTGAACTCCGCGTCGTGATTGCCCGGTATATAAATTACTTCATACGGAAGTACGTCAATCTCTAATAATATATCTTTATTTTGTTCTACTATGTCGCAGTAGTCGTAGTGCCAAAGATCGAACACATCTCCAAGAAGGACCAGGCGATCCCACTTGTCCCTATGTATAAGTTTAAACAACTCCTTGTTGGCCGACCTGAACCTACCTGGTTGGCCAAAGTGTAAATCTGATACTACTAAAGTGCGCATGGTGTGGCCCCCTCGCACAGCCTGAGCATCTTTAAATCTTCTGGAGACGTCAGGTCCGGCAAAAGATTTTTCACAGGCTCAAACGAATCGTTGCGAAGCATCCCATCCAAAAGATGAAGGTAACGTGCGACGACCTCGCTACAAAACATCTTGTCTGGCGTGTCAGGCACGCACATTCGCGCCAGACGCTTGTTGACCTTCTCCAGCACCAGGTAAGCACAGAAGCGGCCGATGCCCGCGAAGTCGTACTCCGCCCCCAGCTCCCGAAAGATGATGTAGAGAGCTTTGGGACCCATTACATCGTCTCTAATTCGGAAGGCGTACATGAGTTTGTTGTGGTTGTCCCATCTTTCCGCCGCGACCAGGTTCACTCCAGATCCAGTGGATTCAAGAACCCACCGGTAGCCTGTGGAGAATGGGCCGCCTATATGACTGAAGTGGATGGAGGCGTGGGAAACATCGGAATTGGTGATCTTACGAATGGCCCATGAGATCGGACTGCACGACTTTGGCCGGGATAGTACTATAGCAATCATGGCTCATATCACAGATCTGGCATCGTCTTCTTACGGCCAGCAACAGCCGTAACGCCGACTGTTCTTTGTGCGCCGCCCGTTTCCAAGTGAACTTTCACAGAGAGCTGCCAATGCGGGAGGAACAGTGCTGGGCGCACACTCTGCACGCCCATGAAGACCGTGTCATCTCCGAGCATGGGAATTCTGCACACCTGGCGACTCAGCGTGACCGGGACAGACATCAGGTGGCAACGAAGATTCTCTTTGGGGTCGTGAGCCGACGTCCAAATGAAAATCGAAGGCGTCTCGTAAGGATTCCAACCCCATATACCCGATGTGCTGGGGACTGGCACGAGGTTGTCGTTGATTTCGCCTTTGGTGGTGGTCTCGCCGTCTATATTGTGGGTAGATTCGCCCTCTGCACACGGGATAAAAACGTCAGACTGCACCTTGGCATTCCCAGTGCCCGCAGCTTCTGCAGGAGCGCTTGCAGGAGCAGTGGCCACAAAAGAAAAAGTGTCTTGGTATAGCCCATTCAAATGTCGAACGAAGCCGCCCACGAGGTAAACGTGCTCCAAGAACTGCCCCGTGATGGTATAGTCCCCCGCATCCGATTCCTGCAACTGTAGGAGGGTGCCGTCGCCGCGTTTGAGATCGGTCAGATCGTCGAATGCCCCAGTGGTGAACTGGTTGTACCCCGCAGGGAAGACGTCCGGGTTGACCCTGACCGAAGCGCAGGTACCGTTGGTCCCGATTGGGCTGACAGGTGCGAAGTTCACCCAATTTCCCGCCGCGTCCACGATGTGAACCTCATCCACACCAGGGGATTCCGTTGCGTCATGCGCGGCCACCAATGCGTCCAGAATCGTCTCGTTCTCTGTTGAGAGATCTGCTTTGAAGGCCACTCTCATGGTGTCGTCTTCGGAATATGTCTCGTCTGTATCCAGGGCAACCGTGATGGCGCTCTGCTGGATGTCGTAGACGAAGGTGGCCACATTGACGGCGCCCTCGGGAAAATCGGTGCTGATCGTGTAATCCTTATACGTGGCCATTAATCCCTCCGAAGGTCTGCTTTACTGTGACAAATCAACGACGCCGTTGGGAGTCTGATCTTCCTGCCCATCTGCGCCGCCACAGGGTAATTTCTGACTTCAATGTCGACTGTGTGATCACCTGGAGACAAGGTTACGTTGGCGAAACCGGATTTGCTGATCAGCTGTTTTAGGCTGCCTTTAACCTCTTCACTCATAAATCCATCACCGTTGGGATCTACTATTGGTGTGGTTTCATCAAGCATTACCCTGATATCGACACAGGTCTTGCCAAGGGCGCGGAATTCGCACTGCCAATCCAACCGATAGTCGCCACCAGGGGCGTCGTTGGCCTCAACACGCAGATGCCTGCGCCACTTTGTGCCCACCATGGACATCTTCGTGAATGACTCCCCTGTGTAGATGTGCTTCACAGTTGGGGCCGCAGCTTGGCGACAGATATCCTTCATTCGCATGATTACGCCTCGTCTACCCGCCAGATGACAAAGTAGTCATCCAACGTGGGTGTGTGTTCTGTGTCCGTCGTGGTCAGATTGAATCGGACTTTCAGATTCTTTTTGTTGTCCCACGCTTCTGAAGCGTCCGCAGTTTCCAGAACGCCTCCAGCAGTAGTTTGCCACCAGTCCACCGCACGAGGAATCCCCAATCCAGTTTTCCAGTGGTTGCCGCCGTCCAAGGAAATGTCCATGCTGAGCGAGGTGAATGGCGCTTCAAAACCATTCACATAAGGAAGGATTTCGTAGACGTCCAATCCATTCTGGATGACCTGTGCGTAGGATGTCAAACTGCCCGACGTATCGTAGATGGGGTTACTCACGCGCCGCCAGTTGTCCAGATTGCAGGTGTACGAAGTGCTCTTGCGAGTCAGCCTGAAATAGCAGTAGTACACAGACCCCCGACTAGCCGAACTGATATCGAAGATCGCGGTTTCCCAGTTAGTGCTGGATGTGGTGTAATAAAAATACTGTATCGGTGATCCACTAGAATAGAGCCCGAATTGCACTTGCACGTTTGGAATACTGGTCTTGATGTCGATTTTCACAGCGCCATAGGATGACCAATCTTGGTAACTACCTATATTTTTTCGGATGCCGTACCAGAGCTGCTCTGTCCCTGTAGAGGTGTGGGTCATCTTCAACGAGCCTGTACCCTCATTATAGACCGAGGTGTCCAGAGCAAATGCACCATCTCCAGAGTACCAGACTTCGTACCAGGGTGGTGTCGCGACAGCGTCGAGCGCGTCATACTGCGTGTCCGTCGTATTGGCATCCAAAGTAACTTCGCCACCAACGACCGAGATATCTGCACTGCTCTCGATCTTTGATGAGTCCGCGAAGAAATCCACCAACGCGTTGCTCGCGTCGTCGAGACGGATATAGGTTTCGTCGTCTCCAAGAAAGGCTGCGACCAGGTGGTTGGCCAGACAGCCGCATTGAAAGCGGTCCATGTAACGCCCAGCAATAACCAGTTTGGAACCCGCAGCCTGGGAGATCTTGGATACCTCGATTTCAGCCCCAGTCAAGATTACTTGATCCGTGGCGTCCTCCATCAAGATGGACCAAGTGCCGGGGTCATTGACCTTGACCGACCAACATTTGACTTCGCCGCCGTCTTTGGTCCGTATACCGACGTCGGGGTCGTCGATACGTAGACCCCACATATGGATCTCGGAATGATCGGCGTAGAGCCCCTCGTCAAAAGTTCCATCGAGAGTGCAATTCCAAATACGAACCGTGCTGTTATCTTCCGCTTTTACGCCGTAATCTCCGCCAGACGCTTGGTGAGAAATCCGCAAACCGTTGCCGTGAAATCTGGCCTCGTCAACGTGAATCGCCTTCTTTACCCCCGAGAAACTGACCGTGTTGGCCATCACAGAGGCCAAAGGCTCTTCTACTTTAATTCCTTTATCAAAGTTGGAGATCTGCATGTTCACCAATTGCCAGAACTGGTAAGTGGTGGGGTTACCTGGGTCTGCCTTTATAGCAGTTTCGTTGCTGCTGTCTCCGTCCAGGAAAATCCCCATCATGCCGCCAACGGAAACGGCGCCCATTCCTGTTGGAGTGGCAAACAAATCGTTATCGGGGTCACTGGGTTTGATGCAAACCGCGAAAGGACCATCACCAGTGAACTGGGTCAGAGTTGGAAGAGTGAGGGCGCCACCAGAATTGTCTTCCGTGTAGACTCCCGCCCCAATCCGAATACACCAGTATTCGTCGGATGGTTTAGTCAATCGCAGAGATATTGCGGCCGCGACCGTCTTGAACGGTTTGGTCTGTGTGCCATCTTCTGTGTAGCTGTCCGTGCGCTTTTCCACATAAATGGTGTGGGAACCGGAGGCCGAAAATGGGATTTCGAGATATTCCGCAGCGGCCACAACCCCATCACCATCGGGATCGTACTGCTCCTGAGTCATAATGGGATTGCATTCCATTATTCTTTACCCACCTGATAAATACACGTCTGGGCGCCGGACGGCGTCGCAGGGGTGGCCGTCGCTGGCAATCCAGAGGTTGAATAGGCTTGAGTGAAAAGCGGCCGCCTGGACGCCCCATAAAAATGTAAAGCGCTTAGCCAGGATGGCGCTACGCCTCCAATGCCAGTCCAGTTGCTCTTGATGGCGAACCAGTAGTAACCTGAATTCGGTATCGTGTAGGCCGAAGCCAGATTAATGGTTTTCAAACCTGCCGGTGTCTGCACGACAGCCCCGCCCGCAGCGCAATAAGCCACCCGCGTATCCGGCTTCCCAGCTGCCAACGTCCAGTCCGTTGTGGCCGGATTGGTTTGACTGTAGAGCCCCACCCACGTGGTGGCCCCATTGCCTGTGGCCCCGCTGGTCAATTCCATTAAAAAGGATGTGAGGTTGGTTCCAGCCTGGAGCCACGTACGCATATAAACTATTAGGTCTTCTGTGGGAGTGGCTTGCCATCCAAAGTCGAACGGATCACGGCCCATCGCGATCCATTCACCGGATTTGCTGTTGTCCTCAGGACACGTCAGCAACTTATTTGAGCTAGCGATCTGCGCGTTCACCGTCGCACTGGAGGCGATGCTGTCGTTACCCGATACCAACGACGCCGTCAAATCCAGGCGGCCGTTATGCTGTGCGGAGTAGGCGTAAGTGTAGCCCTGCAGATAGGAGACCTGAGCGCTGATCTGCGCATCCTCTTCCACGCGCAGCCCAATGGCGCCTTCAAGGTGGTTGGCCTCTACTTTCACGACGGCCTCGCCAGTGGCCATCACGCACGAGTAGCCTGGGCAGTAGCAGTCCGTCATGATGAGATGGACGTCAGCATCGGCTCCATCTGCAAACACAACTGCGGGGTCACATTCGTCTGCCCAACAGAGCTCGATCTGTCCATAGAGTTTGCCGTCGCTGACGCGAACGAGTGGGGCTGTGCCATCTATGGCCATCAGCTCGTCACACTCCAGAAACAGGTGGCCCCAATTCAGCTGAAATAAAGGATGGTTATCCTCCAACCACCCCTGTGTCAGCTCCACAGAGAGCACGCCGCCAGACGCCTGAATCGCGGGCTGGGTTGCCCCTCCAGGGACGATGCAGGTGTTGGCGCGGACATAGGACATCGTGCTGTTGGTGGAGACCCGCTTAATCGCGCCCGCAGTGCCCTCGATGTGATTGACACGAAGGCTCGCTGCGCCGTGCATGGTCACCAGGCCGACGATGGTAGCCGCCTCTGCCTCCACGTAGACATAAGATGGAATCGTGAAGCTTTCCGTGTAGAGCCCCCCGTCAACGCATTCTATTGAATAAGAATTGGCCCAAGACGGAGGCGGAACCTCCGCCGCTGCTGCCGCCAGGGCCTCCGTAAAAGTCGGGAACGCGCTGTCAATGGTCCTGCCATCATTCTCGCTCTTCCCGTGTTTCCCAACATAGAAAACGTTTGCTTGCTCAACCGCCGCTGGATAACACTTCATGCGATTACTCCCTACCCAAGATGTAAATCAGGGGATTGGAGGACGCTACAGCCACAGGAGTTGCTGTAACGGGCAGGCCTGCTGTCGCGTAAGTTTCCTGGTAGGCTGGATAATTGTCCCCTCCATAGAAGAGGAGGTTGCTCAACCACCATGGCGAATTGCCGCCGATGCCCGTCCAATTCACTTTAACTGCCAACCAGTAGAACCCTGTGGTTGGAACCGCATAGCTAGACGCCAGCGCGACGGCCTTTTCTCCGGTGGGCGCCTGAATATTGGTTCCCGCGCCTGCTGTGGAAGCCACTAAAGTGTTGGGCTGCCCTGCCGCGACCGTCCAGTCTTCCTGGTCAGGATTAGTCTGATCATAAAGACCCAACCATGCAGTCATTCCAGGCGCGGCGCCAGCCCCAGCAAGATAGACGGCGAGAGCTTGTAAGGTAATGCCTGTCGGCAACCAAACCCTGTAGTAGTTGATGACGTCTTCCGTCGGGAAAGCACGGTAACCGAAGATGGAAATGTCTGTATTGTGAGCGACCCAGTCACCAGGTTTGCGAGTCACCCTGGGTGCCATGATAAGGTCGCCAGACTGCGCCTGCGGAACAAATCCATCCGTGCCGCGCGTCTTCTGGTACTCCACTGGCCCCGCATACGTGATGTTGGCCAGTCCTCCTGTGGCTTCTAGCACCGTCCCGGAAAGGCGGTCCACGTGCAGGTTGATGATCCCATTATTCGAAGCGGAGACTGCTGTGTCAGTGCTAATGTGTCCCACGAACGCGTCGACCACAGAACCAGACCCGTCCACGTAGAGACCGTAGGTGTTTGATGGCGCATATTCAAGTATGTGGTCGATCTGTGCCAAGACCGTGGAGCCGTTCAACGCGTAGATCCCAACGCTGGTGGTCCCATTCAGATAAACGTCCTGGGCGAACAGGTGCACATGCCCCTGCAGAGGCGCAAACAGGTCCCCAATGACGGCCCCTATGTTGGCTGAAATCTGGGCGCGCCGGACGGAGACCACCAAAGCCCCTGTGGAAGTATTTACAATTCCACTAGGTGTGCCTGCCCCAGAAAGAAGCAGATCAGTGGTTGTGACCTGCGCTACACCGCTTCCAGCGGTCTTGGCTATTGCCCACGCCGTGCCGGTGGAAGGGGATAGTGTGATCGAGTTGAACACGTAGACCCCGCCGTCGACACAAGTCAGTGCCACGCTGCTGGCAGCAGAAGTACCCACCAGTGTAGCGTTCGGGGCGTAAATGTGGATGTTGGTTCCTGGCGCGATGTCCTCTGTGTAGACGCCAGCATCCATGCAGGCAATGGTTAATGGGGAACCAGGGGAACCCGCTGCCGTGATGGCCGCTCCGAAAGTCAGTTTCGCGCGCTCAAGAGTCTGCCCATCATAACTGTCATTACCATGCTTACCCACGTACAGAACTTGGGTCTGGGCGGGTAGCGCAGTTGGAATATTAGTTAGCTGTGCGCCGCTAACAGCGGGAAGACCTGGGACACCCCCAACATTCTCAAGGACCACGCCCTCGCCAATAACGGTTTCCTCAGTCTTCGGTCTTACAGGCATGCTACGCCTCCAGTCCCATTGTAAGGACAACTGCGCTGGCAGGGTTGACTACGAGGCCAGGTGAAGCAGGTAAGACTACACCAGAACTGGCTTCTAACCACATGGACTTGAGGAAGGCTGAGCCATACATAGGCGTTGTGGCAAACTCCAGATCGACGCTGTTAGTTATAATAGCCAGCCAGTAGTACCCCGACACAGGGGTAGTGTACGATGCTCCCAAAGCGACAATTTTGTCTGCGTTGTCGTCCCCAGCCGCTGTGGTAAATGAGCCAGTCTCGGCCACTTTGGTGTTTGGCAGCCCGTTTGGATTTGAGGGCACAGATTGCGTGTAGATGCCCATATTCACTGAGCGAGCAGGGTTTCCTCCGCTTGCCTGGTAATAGGCCATCCTGTCAATTACCTTGCCTTTATGTACATATATTCTGGAGTATTGGACTTCGTTAGCGTCGATGGAACCAACAAGAGTGTAGTCTTCTCTAGTCCCCGTGAAGTACTCTCCAGGCGTCCCGAAGTCAGATCCACTATCCGTATTTGTAGTTTCAAACCAAAACGCATCGCCGGTAGCCGCACCGAGGCAAGCAAAAGCCCTTTTATCCGTGGTGTTTATCCATCGGCTGCCTACAGCGTAGCCTGCAACGTCATCATCATTAACGGTAGGATCGGTCGTCGCAGTGAAATTGTGCTTTAGGGACGCAGCGGCAGCGATCTGAGCCGCAGAGACTCCTCCAACGTACGCCACACTGGGATTTGGATAAGTCCCTGCGAGATCGCCCCCAGCGGGGCCAGATGGCAGCCCATAACCAAAACCATTGGACAAAGTCATCTGCCGCCCTCCTTTTCTCCCCGCATTCTACAACATCTATTTATTGATTGCGACTTCTCCTTTGGAGGCGCCGCAAACCAACTTGATGAGACCAGGACCCGCGTAGCGCACGATCCTCTTGGCAATGGGATCTAAGATCCAGTCCCATCCTGTCTTGGTGACATCGATGACCCGGCAGAGAAGATCTATAACCATCTCCTCTTTCTCTTGGCTGGAAAGTCCCTTCACAAGCTCAATGGATTCCATGCCAATTTTGATCACAGTGGCCAAGTCGCCCCACTGAAAACCGTCGGCAAATTCTTCTTTGACTTTTTCGGCCTGGTTCTCAAGCCATTCCTGCTTAATTTCTGATGTCACAGACTCTACCTCCGATTCGGATTCGAATAGGTTGTCCAGGAAACTCCCGTCACACTCCTTTTCTCAACCCGAAGCCCCTCCAACATTAGTCAAACCGTTTACTGCGCCTTTAACGGCACCCTGAACCAGCACAGCGACCAGTTCCTTGGCCACCATGCAGAAGCCCGTTCCAAGTGCCATCAGAGCCCTCTTGATAATCGCGGCAACCTCTGCGCTTGCTGCGACCTGCTCCTGAACCAACACGTGCTCCATGGTCAGCTCCACATGGTTCGCGCGGTCAGCCCAGTACTCTACATCTTTGGCCTCGTCAGACGCTATGGCCATACCTTTGTACTTCAGATACTTGGTGGCCAGGCTGTCCAAGTAAGGCAGCCGATTAGCGTCTTCAACCATATCAGCCAATTCTCTAGCAGCCTGTTGTCCAGTGTTCTGCGCCAGATCTTTGATCTTGCTGAAAATTTCGTCTGTGCTCATTATTCGTCACCCCGATCTTCTACGTGTTCGTCCTTACGTTCCTTGCTAGGATCGAGTGCGACATCCACTGTCTGCTTCAGTTGCGCCCAGTGGGCCTTCCGCTCCTTCACTGCTTCTTCTTTCTCTTCGGTCCACTCTTCGTCTGTGAGGCCACTGGGTCTGTCGTCTTCCATAAAGGCGTCCGACTCCCAGAACTCCACGAGATCCGGCTCGAAAGCCTCCAACGACTTCTTGACCTTCTCCATAGAAGGACGAAGATCAGGGCCACCAAAACAACCCACCAGTAAAAGAGAAAGGACCAAAACAACTACTAACCGTTTACTCATAACCTTGCCCCTACTTTAATTCACCTGCGGCCAAATCCGCACGGCAATAACCACATAAATTAAGTCCCCCAACGGGGAACATTATACACCCGAGAGTGCTACAGTGATGTCCCACTGGATGTTTATGATGCGTCTGCATTTTCAGGTATTTGTCCACCAGGCCCACACAATGAAGCCATTCGTGCACGATAGTACATTGGAGTGCCTGAGTGTTATTTCCGTACACCTGCGGAAACACGGCGAAGTCCCTTCGATTCCAGGACTTCCCACCTATAGTCGGGCTATCGGCATGCACGCCCAACGCCCACAGCATATAAAATGTGTCCTTGTTTTTCTTGTTTAAGAACACAAATTTTCTGCAATCAAAGATGTCCCAAGTGCCATGACCCTGTTCTGGAACGCCTTTATCAAGTCTGAACTCCACAACAGTCCCGTACGAGCACGCCGACTGCATAATATTCTTAGCTGCCTGGAGAACGGCTGGTGGAGGAGGTTCTGGCGTAGTCCAGTCCACTTCAATAACAATGCGTTTGGTAGTTTGATTTGGGCCGTCGACGACCTCAACAGAAGGGCACCCAAACAATAAAACAAGAATAATGCTACTCAGGCTTAGCTTGAATAGACCCCTCGAACACTTCGTAATCCTCATTTGTGACACCTTCTGGAAGTCTGTCTGCCCACGCAGTCTGCACGCCGTCCTTCTTCCATGTGTGAGGAGCGTCATAGCAACTTATAACAGGTGAAGGCGTTTCCCCAAAAGCCCGCTCTATCTCGGCTATGGCGTAACTTTCTCTGGTCGGTTGCCCATCTCCATGCCCCCAAGCAAACTGGACGGTGTTATCAGACATACCGCATGCAAATATTTCTTTAGCCATTAGACGTACTCCCCCAAGAGGTTGAAGTTGCAGAAATTGAATGAGCTGCCCGTTTCTCGCAGCTCCAAGTAATCTCCAGCACTTAGGCTTATAGGGCTTGTAAACGCCCCTTGCCCACGGGGAGTGGTGTACGTAATAGAGTCCGCCAAAATACCGTTGACATACACGCCCATGACTGGAGAACCCCCCGCGCTGTTGGCGTAGTAAGCCCAGTCTGTAAGCGAGTAATTTGCAGGTACTGGGTGCCTCGTTTCCTGGCTGCTGGCAGCAGCGGCTATTTCACTTGAATTGCCGAACGGGAAGAGGTAGAAGGCCCCTGTACCCGTATCTCCACCAAAAGTGAAGATCTCGGAATCTTGGCCATAGTCCACCCCAGCCACAAAAACAGTCTCCGCGCTGCTAGCAAACCCTGACGTAGACCGCAATTCAAAGTAGTCCCCAGAAACCAAAGACTCGCCGCCCCATATGTGCGTGCCATGTTGCTCGCCCGCACGGATCACAAAGCTATGCGCCAGGGCTCCGTTGACATAAACGCCGATTGTACCCCCATCCCCTAGTTCTCTGCGCCACGATACCGAATTAAGAGTGCCCGATCCTGGCACGGGGTGATCCGCGAAACCTGCGCCAGCAGTGCCCCCAGAATTGGCCCGCATCGTCAAAGAACCAGTGAACGTCCTACCGAAAACGTAAGTGGCTGCCCGACGGTAAGTGCTCGCCATCAAAATTATGTTGGTGCTTGTGGCAGCGATATTAGCTACTCTACCAACCAAGCTGCTCTCATCAACAGTGGTGAACACGTCTCCCAGCAAGTTACCACTGCCGTCGTTGGTGAACTCTTGCTCAAAGGCCGCAGAGCCCTTCAAAGCACCAGCTTGCCAGACGTCAGAGGCGGACCCACGGATCGCCACTTTACGTAGTTCTCCTGGATGGCCCCCAGGAAAAACGTAACCAGCAGTGGAAAAACGCATCCGTGTGTCGTAGTGGAATCTGTAGAACATGTGAGAGATAGTCGTCTCCAGGTCTGGGGGGTCAATGGTGCCCCATCCGGAAGGCTGACTATAATCCGATATCAATAATTTGTTGTTCCCCGCAGGCGCAGGAATAGCTGCTGGAGTTGCAGCAGCGCTTGCCCCAACAATCTGGCCACGCTGGGTGAGAACGCTCTTCTTTATCTCGAAGTCGCCTACTGGCAAGCCGTCGACGTGGATGTCGCCACCGCTCATATCTTACTCCTGCTCAAAGTAGGGGCGCCCAATGTAAAGCTCTTCCCCAGAGTCAAGGGTGGCCAAGATGTCAATAAAGAAACGTTTCTTGGCCCCTGTGGGTTGATTGGAGAAATCAGTGTCCACAAGAGATCGCTCGGTCAGCGTTCCAGGCGCGGTCTGTATCCCCTCACCAAATTGGTCCACTGCACCTTGCCCATCCACGTACACCCGGATCGTGTACTGTGGTGAGGCTCCCACACCTTTAATGGGGATCTTCAGACTAGTGATTGTGGTCTGGCTTGGCCCTAACCGCCCAGCAAATACCACTGATAGGGTGGCTCCTGCAGAAGTTGAGACCACCTTCCAGTAGCCCTCAAAATCTCCACTGTAACTAGGGGCGTCTCGTTGCGCAGATATCGTTCCAGAAACGCCATCCTGCCCAGCGTAGACAAGATAGCCTTTAGTAGCCCCTAACAGGCCGTCGATATATTCTTTTTGGGTCTTGCCGTCCCATACGTGTCGGTCGCCAGGCATAATTGGAAGCGCCTCCAAAACGCCACCAGTACCTGCACCTAATACCAGAGCGGGTACTGTGTTTAGTGGTCCACCAGATCCAGAGCCTAATACCAGAGCGGGTACTGTGTTTAGTGATCCGCCAGATCCAGAGCCTAATACTCCAGCCATTCGAAGCCTCTAGAACCTCATGAACAAATTGAAAATTACCCCGCCCCACGATGCTGTCGTGTGTTTCAATTCCACGTAGTCTCCTGCGGACACACTGATCGGGGTGGTGAACGTTCCGTTGTCAGGCTCAGACCCAGTATAAGTAATGGTATCCTGTTGTGCGCCATTCACCAAGACCGCGACGACGGGGGTGCCGCTTCCGGTCATATCGTTGTAGGCCCATGCGGTGATCTCGCCGTCCTTGGGGATCGGATGTCTAGTGGGGATTCCCGATGCAGATACTTCGCTGGTGACTGACGTAGCAAAGGGCGTAAGATAATAATCCACGGTGGACATATCCCCGCCGAACGTCAGGATCTCGCCGTCCTCACCGCTGTCCGGAAGGAATCCAAGGATGGCTAGAGTCTCGACATCAGAGCCCGTCACGTTGTACATTTGGGTGTACAGAACGTCGCCCGCGTCAACATCTTGGCCAACGAAGAAGAGGGTTCCATGTTGTTGTGATTGCCCCCCGAAGGGGAAGGACAGGAATTGATAATCGGTCTGGGAACCGTCTAGAAAAGCCCGCAAACTTCCTGAGTCTCCATTCTCTCTGCGCCACGCCATACACACGACCTTGCCGTCAACAGGAACGGGATGATAAATGGAGCCGGTGGTCGCGTACCCATCGCCATTTGCCATGAGATATGCAGAGCCGGAATCGTATTTTCCGAAGACAAAGGTAGCGATGTTAGTATCGAGAGCTGCCAAACAGATCAATTTATTGGCGCTGCTGCCGACGCTTTCCAAATTGCCGACCAGAGAATGGGGGTTGATCGGGACAGAGAAATCTACATTGGCCACACCATTCGATCCGTCGTGGGTTGTAAGGAGATGTACCCTCCCAGAATCTTCTACGAATGTGTAGATGGAATCGTTGACCGTTCCTCTACTTGATATCTTGGTGATCCGTCCACCAGCGATTCCAGGGTAAGACGGAAGATTTGAAGAGGCGGAACCCACCATCGGCCTGTCTGAGTTGAAGCGAAAAAAACTGTGGCCTAGCGAGCCTCCGGGTATTGGGGAAGCGCCTACTACAAATGTCTCGTTGGCTATCTTGATAATGTGATCGTTGGCCTGCCCACTAGCGTCAAGATTGCCAACAGAGATTGGAATTTTTGGTAAAAGGTCGGCCAATCTACTCTCCTTGAGGGCTGCTATGAAAACCGCCCTCGTAGTAATACCAATCCTGCTCAGACAAGTCAGGGCACGAGATGGAAACAGAGACCTGCTCTTCGTTCGTTGCATCAAAAGAACCGTCGCTGCTGAAATCGCATTTACCCCATCGTAGGACCTGCGTTGCGACAAGAGACGCTTCTACAGCAAGTCGATGACTCCAACCTGTGTGATTTTGCTTAGCTATCACTACATTTTTCATATCATCCTCACAGACTGAATATATATCCGAGGACTTCAATGTTTACTGATGCTGTGCCATCAATCCTACGGTACTCAATCAACGCCGAAGAATCAGTAACAATATTGATTGTCGTGGCCCCATGCGCTTTCCACGCCAAGTGGCGAGCGTTGAAATCTACCCCAGTCACGAGATCGTTTGGATCGAACGCGAAGCGCGATGTCGCCGCGCTGGTGTAGCAATGGATCTCGGCCTCGCGGGATATCACAGGAGGCAGATAGTCAGATAGATCAACATCTGTCCCGGAAGCACTCGTAGCCGTTCCTCCTGACAGCACTGTCAGATCATTACGGTCGACATGATAAATCAGCCGCCGCCGTCGGCCTTTACCAAGCACTTCGAAATCGCATATTTCTGTCGAATCATCTGAACGGATCGCGCCAATCACCCGCTTGAGTGTGTAGCCTGATGGCATTGTTGGAGAGGTGCCGCTGAGAGAAGCAAGCCCAGCGACCGCTTTGGATGTGGGATTTTTGATTGCCCAAATGTAGTACATGGTGTCCGATGCTTGCGAGCCCGTGTCTAAACCGTTTGCCCCAGTCGTTCCCAGGTTGATTGTTTGTGTTGTTTGGAATAAGATATCGTCAGTGTCGGAATCGTCCCGGCATCTCCCCGTTCCTATATCAACTGTCGTCGTTGAGTTGTAAGCTAGGACCATCTCGTTGATCCCGCCAGGGGACATGATGCCTTCACGAGTGACATTACTAGCTTCTACATCCACATTGGCAGTGGCTTTTTCCAGTCGCCAATCACCCCCGTGCTCGTTGGACGGAGCGTCCCTTCGAGCAACCTTTAAGTAAACTAACGCTCCAACTGACAGATCTGTATTTGAGATCGTGCGAAGCGTGAACCGCTCTTGGGTGTCAGCGGACGATCCTGGGGAGAGATCTGCATTCGTGGCCGTGAGGGTCGTCGTGGTCCCGTCGGGATGCGCAATCACCCCCTCGGTGGCTATTCTAACTGTCTTGCTTGCCTCAGCAGTGGACATGCCTGCCACAGCTTTGATAACCATGTCTGACGAGCCGTCCCACCCATCTGATACGCCGACTTTGAAATAGACTTCTTCATCCGCTGCAAAATCAATTACTGGGATGCCGTCCATGGTGCCTGCATCGGGAGGAGTCTCATCTGTAGAAAAGAACTGCGTCACTGTGATGGTGCCTGCCACTGTGTCGTCCAGTGTGAACGGAACCCAGTTGGAGCCATTCCAATGAAGTAGCTGATTGGTGGCGGCCCCAGATTGGCCTAGTTGTTTTGCCCTGGGCCTCATGTGAACCTCTCAGTCGTCTATTTGAATCCAGACATTACGTATTACCAATGGGCCGCCACCCAACCCCATTGGCTCCTGCCCATTTATAGGCAAATCAGACAACCTAATGATGAGGCTCCCCGCCAACATCCAATCTGTATGTATTTCTTCGAGGGGTATTTTGAAACTCCAGCGATGGCTCTCGCCTTTTTTGCATGTGATAGGCATCACGTTTCCGTTGTGATCCCCAGTGACCATCTCCACAGCGGACCCGTCTACTTTACGAAATCTGTAAGACGCCAGGAATTTCGTGTCGGCAAAAGAGGTGAATTCCATTACCACATGGAAGGCCAGCATTCTCATTCTAGGGATCGGCACTGGGGCGAATGCGACCGCGCCATCACCCTCAAACACTAGGCCATCAACAATATAATCTTTGTTGACGTTCCAAAACGCACCCTTCTCTAAGACTGGGGTTAACGCCACGGTTGGAAAATCGGGAACTCCTCGCATCTGTTTGGTACGAGGAGCTGTGTTCATGTACTTCTTACGGTTACGATCTTGCATTCTTGCCCCTTTCGAAGAGGGGTGGAGGAGAACAGGGGCGCATTCGGGGCAAGGTTACCTGTTCTCCTCTCCCCAACTTCTGCCTAGTTAGTCACTGGAGGTGTAGGCGGCGACCATGACGTCATTCGTGTCCTGATCGACAGCGGTGCCACTAGAAGCCAGCCACGTAATCGTCTTGTTGCCAGTTCCACCCAGTGTATAGTCCTTGCCCGAACCTTGCTGCTGCAGAATGCCGTTGAGGTAGATCTTGACCGCCAGCACCGCAGTGGGCGTGTTGGTCAAGGTGTCAGTCATTGCGGTGTCGGAACCGGAAATCGCTTGTGTGGTGATTTCCTCCTGACGAGCCGTACCGCCCAGACTGCCCAGCTGTTGGTCGATGCCATAAAGATGCGCCGTCAGGTTATCGACGCTATCGGCCTCAGTAGGAGTCGTGCTGGGAGTGTAGTTCGTGGGGTCCCAGTCAATGTCCAGCTTATCGCCATCGATCTCGGCGTTTCCACCCGTGATCAGCTGTGCGGGGTTGACCGCAACATCGTCGGCGTTGACCGTTATACCGTTGCCCTCGCCCACGTTTAAAGTGTTGCCGTCTTTGGTAAGACCGGAGCCTGCGTTAACCTGGCCAGCACCAGAGAACTGAATCCAGGAACCAGTGGGAACGCCACCATCGAAGACGAACGCGTTGTTTTCCCAGTAGGCACCTTCACCATTCACGAGGATGCCGTCGCCATCTGAGGGACTGGTCAGCGTGGGCGTGAGTGAAGTTCCATCCCATTCGGCGTACTTAGCATTGTCTGTGTTATCTGTCAGCGGCGAGATGAGGGGGGTACCGTCATCCTCAGCACAGACCGCGCGAGTGCCTGCAGGGGGGTAGTTACTGGACTGATCGACAATCAACTGCCAGTTAGCACCGTCATACTGAAAGATATCGCCAACTTCTGCCGCCGTACCATCAATAGTGGCGTCACCGTCGGTGGCAGAAACCACATAAGTATCGCCATCGTTGGGAGAAAGTCCCTCAATGGTAGTTTCTGCGGCGTTACCCACGTAATTCATCAGGTCTACAGGCTCGTTCCACTGGATGCCCGAGACCAAAGAATCCGCGTACGATTTATTCACGGGGTCGTTGGCGGTGTCGGGCGTACCCGTAACTTGCAGCGTGTCGACAGTGAACGTCCAAGAACCTGCCGAGATGGAAACGGAAGTAGAAGCATTGGCTTCGTCGATAGCAATGCCAGAACCATCGACTTTGACACCCTTGTTAGCTGCCACCGACGCGGCGAGGGCGGAACCGCCACCACCGGTCAAACCGTTTCCAGCTGCTGCTGTCGCAATGCGAAGACCGTTAGCTGCGACTTCCACGCCGGGAATGCCGCCGCCGTCCGTCGTGTTGGGCAGAACGGAAAGTGCAGATCCGCCGCCACCCGTAAGACCATTGCCAGCCGCTGAAGTTGCCAGATGCGTGCCTGTGATTACACCAGAACCAACAGAAAGACCGGAAGCAGTGCTAGACAGTGTGGACCCGTTGAGTTTGACCTCCAAACCCCCATTGGTCGCGTCAGCCTGAAGGCTACCATCTGCTTCAAGTCGAAGTTGCTTAGCAGGAATTCCCACTAGAATGCCCTCCAGGGGGCCGCCGGAGCCGCTCCCTAATACTTGACCAGGAATACTGTTCAGGTTGCCACCTGAACCAGAACCAAGATTGCCGGCCATCTGCGGCGCCTCCTACGTGGACACAAATGGCCTTCGTTCGTACCATGCTCCTAATTCTGCCCCGTCCACCAAAAACTGCCAAATTGCTGAGTACTCACTACCATCAGATGTAACCGTCCAAGTTTTGTCTGAATCTTTGAGTGAGCCGCCGCTCACATCACCAAGTGTGGCATCAAAGAACTCGTCATCCCCAGTGCCATACTCCCCCGTCAAGCTCCCACCCTTTTGCACCAGGTATTTCACGTCCACGCTACCGCCAGAACCGAAAACGCGCAGGAAAAATTTCTGCCCTCCTGGGACCGCCGTTCTCGGCCCTGGCGTGGTTGCGAAATTCATCCCGTCTTCGTAGTACGCGTCTCCGTCGCCGTAAGCAGTCTCACACGGGTGAAATGTCCCGCCGCCCGCAGACGAACCCAAATCAGTCCATGACGTTGGGCCAGCGCATTCCAACTGCGCCAAATTGCCTGACCCGTAATAAGATTGGCAAATTATGTTTACCTTGGTGGCCCCAGTGGGCCCATTAGTATTTCGATCTCGGAACACCGTCATCATCTGGTAGGTCCGAGAACTATACCCAGAAGGGAGCGTGAGCCAAGTCGGTGACCAGGTGGATTTGTTGAACGACGAAGCCTGGGTAAGTGCCCCCTGCGACCAGATGACGATGAGAGTGCCATCGGGAGCCTCAAAAACACATGTCCCAATTACAGGGTCGCCACCGAGATAGGCATTGTATTTCAGGGAGAAGGTTCCGGCTTCGAGCCGCCAGAGCATGTGGTTGCCGCCACCTCCTCCTGACAGATAGAGATAGCCATCGCTGTCTACGCCCCAGTTGGACACCCGAACGTCGCTGGCGTTGATCCCAGTCAATAGGGTAACGGTCCCAGCCGCGAAATCCACCACCTTGAATTTGTCATCACCTGTAGCAGTTCCATAATCGGCAATATAAACCTGGTTCTTGTACATGATCGAAGCCATGTTGATGGCCTGGAAAGTGGCGTCAGCCCCGGTCAGCGTGTGGTTACTCCAGGTATCAGTAGCGGGATTGTACTTGCAGAATTTGGCGGTGTTGTCTGTAGACGTTGCACGGAAAAGGTAGGCTATTTTCTCGATTCCGTCGCTGTCCACAAACCTGTAGAAGCCCTTGCCCAAAAGGTCGTGGGATGCTTCGGCACCGCCGGGGTTGGTCCACACGTGATCTGGGACTACAGCGTCTCCGAGATCGCTACCCGTCACGGCGGATGTCGAGCCGCTTTTGCTGCCACCATCATCAATATTCTCAGGCGATTGAAAATCAGCTGATGAGGCGTCCAGCTCGACTACCAAGTAAGTCGAGCCATCGGTATCACGAACTGTGCCGCTCGCTCCCGATGTGGAACCATTAACATCGTCACCATTAACCCACGTATCGCTGGTCGTGATTGTTAATTTTTGAAGGCCATTGAAGGTCTTCCAGATGTAGGCGTTTGAAGAATCTGTTTCTTTGTTCACCGCGAATAATTGCATCTTATTCGTCACACCAGAGGCGTATCGCTCACAGGCAATCACGGCCCTTCTCGGGCTAGCATAACTAAGGTGCGTGCTGTCAGCGGCGTTGAACGAGTTACCAAAAGTGGACAACGTCCCATTTTGTAACTGTACGAAGTTGGCTCCACTCTTGTCTATACCAAGAAGCTTGACTGCCATTATGCAAATGCCCCCATTCTGCTATCAACAAGGGACTCGTTGGCGTCCAGGTCGGACACTACCACTTTAGCCGTCTCCAAAGTAGCTGTGCTCACACTACAAACTTTGTCTTCGCCGGTCTCCAACCCATCGACCACGTCCGCAGTCGCTGAGACGACAGATTCAGCGGTCACGGCTACTTCTCTCGCGTCAGGATTGGGGGCACTGATGCCATTGTCCACGGTCTCGGCCTGGAAATCTGAGGACCCAGAATGCAAAGACACCGTCATGGTGGACGTACCGTCGGTGCTGATCACAACCCCCGAAGCACCAGAAGTTTGGCCATTGACGGTCATGCCGTAATACCAGGGGTCTTCCGTAGAGAAATTGAGGACCTGCGTCTTGGCCACAATCTGATCGTTGTCAGAAAACGTCCCGCTGGAATTCTCCACGATAAGGTAGGCACTCTCCACCCACATTATCTTAGCACTAGCCCCTCCAGAAGTCCCCACAAAGCACTGCGCATTGAAAGTGCCGCTTGGATTGTCAAAAGGGATCTTGTCCAGGCGGATGTAATCCAGAATCTTTCCTGAGTAAGGGTTGGCCCCACTCACCAAAGAAACTGGATATTGTTTACCTTTTACAGTCATGCCGCTTATGTCTATATCAGCCCAGGCCATGACTCCTCCAAATAGAACTATACTCTAACCAAAAAATCTAAGAATGTCTAACACGTAATGCGCCGCAGTTGGCGACTTCGGTATTGTCCAAATGGGCCTCTATTTTAACGATATACCTTTTTTCGCTCGTGGGCTGTGCTGAAAGGGCAGTTCCCAAAACTGTTATCACAGTGCGAGTACCCGACATTGCAAGCGGAGTGACGCCCGTGTCGTAAACAGAGCCGGTTCCCTCTGCATAAACGATCAGCCGGTAATCTCCAGTGCCCCACAAAGGAACTTTAATCCAAGAAATCGCGGTAGCATCTTCAGGCATCTGTCCTTGGAAGGAGTAGTCTATTTGGAGCCCTGCTCCCGAAGACGTGGCGAGGAATATTCTCTGAAAATCGCTGGTGGGGTCAGCGGGAGTGATTGAGGTGGTGACCCCAGAAGTAGACACAATCTCAAACACGGGCTCGATGTTATCTTCAACATTGGCCCCGACAGGTCCGGCACGCCTACGCTCATCCGTGATCATAGCCGTATTTATATTTGCTGTAGCGGTCCTGGCCAGGGTGGCGATGAGGTGGACCCAGTGCTCTTGCCCGTTGGAATCGGTGTAGTTTCCTCCATGGGTGCCGTTCTCAACCACTCTGATAACAGGGCGCATTCTCACCCGTCTAGCGCACTCAGTGTTTGTGGGCGGTGCGCCTATGGAGTGGTCCAGATCAGAATCGCCCCACGTTGGTTCAGACACGGACGAAGGCATCTCATCAAGAAATACATCCACATAGACCTTATCTGTTCTCGCTCCGCTAGGCGTGGATAAGTTGACCCTGTAATAATTCCCCACTGCCACAGAGCCAGTCATGGACGCAGAAACTGTGATGGTGGTTGCCGTGTTAGCGGTGATTGTGAAAGTAGTTGCGGGAGCAGAAATATCTGGGCACAACGTCCGGCCCACCAACGCATTCACTCCCCAGTTGGCTGAAGAGTCAGTGATGGTGTCGTCAGGGTTCGTCGTGGTCGAAATCGCATCCAACTGAGGATGGAGCAGATCAATGGTGCTGACATAGTTAATGTCGGAGAACAAGACGGCGTGCCAGCCTTCTACAAACAACCGGCCCGCCCCGTCTGCTGTGCCGTCCCCGCCGCTGATATTAAAGTTGTTGGCAGGGGAACCGGCCTGCTCGACTTTGAACCCGTCATTTGGAGAGCCGTCGCCAACGGCAGCGGACGTGATTCTCCTAATCATGTTCATGTGGGCCAGGGACACGTCGTTCATGTCTGCGTCGGTGATGGGCACGCCATACTGGTTGGCCATCGATACAAACATCTTCTCTTCGTCGTAGCGAGAGATAGGCGCCATCTGGCCAGTAATCTCAAGGTAATTGCCACCGAAACCTGCGCTCATGCTTTGGCTCCTTTATTGGCCGATGACCAGAACGTACAGATCAAATGAGCTGGTTGGGTAGGGGTCAGATCCACTAATCGATCCATCCACTGTGAGGCTCGTGGAAGTGGCCCCGCCCACTATTGTGTAGTCCACATAGTTACCTGCATGGGCATAAGAAGCGAACGCTATCTTACCAGAGCGTAAACCGCCACGGAATACTCCGTCTGCGGCGGGCTGATAGTGATTTCCACTAATGGCGACAGCGCTAGATGGAATTGTGCCCACGCCCGCGCCTACAGAAACCAACCACCCCGTGCCTCCAGATATCCCAAGAAAACCCAAGACCACGTAGTTGTTGTTTGTGAACCCTGCAGACGTGAGATCGAACACAAACGTACCGGTCTTGATGCCCGTCCTGGAATCAAAATAGTACTTCAAACGATCAGCAGAGTGTTGTGTGTGTGACGGACTGAAGCCAGTGTGCCCAGCACTGGCGTAATCCAACTGAGACAACCCAGAGTGGTTAGTGATAGGAGTGCCGGAAGAAGCCCTATAATTTCTAATCATGGGGCGCGCGTCTACAATGTGGTCTTTCGTTATGGCAGGGATACCGCCACCATTGTATTGAGGCACAACGATTGCCAGCACTGACCTATCATCGCTAGGTGCAGGTACGGAGCTGTCCATAGTAGTCTGATCTGGTATAGTGGGACCCGCCACCACTTCAGACCCCTCGCTATAAATAATTGTGCCAGTGTCTGTGACTTCTACTAGGTCGTAGCGCTCATTGCCTGACGTCAATACGGCTGAGATACCTGTAACGGCTACACCACTAGCAAGCCTCACTATAAACCCAGAGTTGTCGTGTTTGCTGAGGATGCCCATCAAAACTCTGAGTTGGTTCGTGGGAGTGGTTGCAGGCAAAACCTTGAAATTTGTCTCTGCAGAATAGCCCGCCACAGTTAGCCCATTGACTGGGCTAACCAAAGCCTCTGAAGCCACGGGCTCAGTAACATCATAGTATTTCTTGTCGAACTGGACTTTCGTAGGAGCAGCTACTGAGACTACGCCATCACTGTCCTCTACAGTAGCATTCACCTGTGCTGCCGTAGCAATGCCATCCAATTTGGTGGCTTGTGCCTGAGTCATGTAGCCGTCTACGGAAGTGGTGGCAGCAGGAAGCGACGTGGAAACGGACCCAGTGACTGGGCCAGCACCACCATTAACTAGCAACGGAGCTACTGCAGACAGGGCTGTGACAGCCGCAGTAGGAAGAACTGAACCATCGGCGGCTAAAGACTGGCTCAACCTGTCGCCCAGTGCTCCCCTAGATCCTCTGGCCTCAATCACTTCTTCTTTAATATCAACAAAAGAAGAAACATCCCTGCGTATGTCGGTGATCATTGCTTGCGTGATGGCTGACGTTGCCGTCCTGGCGATTGTGGCAATGGGCACGCGGGCATGGGGAGTTCCGTCGACATCGGTGAATCTATCTTCTGGGGTCTCTGTGTAGCCTTCAATGACCCGCACAATCTGGCGGACTTTCCAACGTCTGGAGGACTCGCCTGGCGAAGCAAAGGCGTGAATCAGATCTGGATCGTCTGCCCCGCCAACTTCTTCAAAATACATGTCTACATAGACATAATCGTTCCGAGGGGCGCCAGGAGTGGTCAGGTTGACTCTGTAGTGGTTCCTAGCGACGGCCACCCCAGTCATGGACACACCCACCGTGATGGTGGTGGCCGTGTTGGCCGTGATGGTGTAAGTGGTGCCAGGCTGAGTGATGTCGGGCACCAATTCACGCCCAATAAGGGAATTGATCTCATAGTCAGCTGAAGAGTCCAAAATGGTGTCGTCAGTCAGCGTAGTCGTTTGGACGGCTGTAATGATAGGGTGAATGTCGTTAGTGATGGTATTGTTGTTGATATAATCGACATCCGTCACTAACATCCCAGGGAACCCATCTCCAAGGAGACGTCCAGCGTTCTCATCACTTTCCGCTTCACCGCCAGATAAGTTGGTGAACGCTGCAGCCCCTGCCGCTTGCGCGCCCGTCCCGTACTCCGTTGCGGTAACATGATTCGACGCTACTGCGTGGCCATTGACTGCACCCACGATTGCCAAAGCCGTTGTGGTACCAAGGTCAATAGATACGTCTATATCAATCTGCTCAATGGAATCCAACTGCGCTTGGATGCCTGAAAGGCCGCCTGTAATCGTTTGGCCCAAAGTCATAGAAACCGTTTCACGAATAGTGATCAGGTTCAGTGGGTAGTTCACTGACTGGACGGTGCCCGTTCCACCCAAACCGTCTGTGACGGTCTCGCCAATGGTGAACACGCCAGTCACCGACGACATATTGTAGATAACGTCAATATCCACGTTCAACGAACCAGTATCGTTGTGACGAACTCTTATGCTGTTGCCAGCAGTCCCCCTGGAATTTGCTGTGTAGATGACGCGCCCATCGATTGCCGAGCCGTCGATCTGCAGTGTAGCGAACACCCCTCCACCCATAAGAGTGAAGTTATTTACGTTGGAAGTGGTGGACTCCATAACTTTGAAGCCGTTGTTTGGAGAACCGTTTCCCAACGTGAACTGCGCATACCGTCGCAGGAATATCGCTACCGCTTTGCTGATATCGTTGCGATCAGCATCCACGATAGCCTTGTCCATTTGGGCAATTTCGACCAGATAGCGCTTGGCTTCCTCGAAAATGCTCTTGCTAACGTCAGCCGTTTGCCTAGCCATTAAGCGCCCTCCTACGGAACAATGCTGATTTCATGGACGAAATACAATTGGATCTCTATGGAGTCGTCTTTGAATATTTTGGCGTGGTTGAAGAAGTTGAACGCGATGCCGGTGTCAGCCGTAGACGTGGCGTCTCCACCGAACAGTGCCTGCTCGCGCAGCCATACCCCCGGAGACGGAGGACCGTCGGCAAATGTGTAAGTCATACGAGTCTCGATAATGGCTGTTCGGCCCACTGCAGGAAGGTAGTCTGGAGGGGGCGTGGGATTCACTTCCATGTAAGCCACGTAGTCGGGCGCCTTTCGAAAATACTCTGCCACCAGAATGGTCTGGGACATAGAAGGTGTTGGCGTGCCGCTAGTATCCCAAGACGCCAAGCCTTCCCCAACAGCGTACTGAAGGATGCCCCAATCTGTGAAAGTGGTGTCCTTCTTCAGCAGCCCAGCGAAGAGCACGGCGGCAGTATCCACAACCCTGTTGTCTTCCCACTTCCGTTCCGTCACTTTGATGGTGCCGTCAGGCATCTTCTTCTTGATGACTGCACGGTTACGCCCTTTGATGCTGATACGCATGCTTTCTTGGGATTCAGGCTTCCCCATTATGGCCTCCGTCTGGGTGTTATCCAGTCAGGGTCACTGACCAGTCTATCGGCAGTCACTCCAGATGCTGCGGTCATTATGAATTTAGTTTCATATGTCCAGTTCCACGATTCTACAAAAGACACGCTGGGTGTCTCAACAGTTAGCATGGAAAGGTTTATGTAGGCAGTCTCCGTGACCGAGATCTGCGCCGACTCCACGATGGGGGTGGGCACAAATATTGGAATTGCAGCGTGCGACGCCTGTAAGTTTTTCGGTATAACTCTTTCCAAAGCTTTTCGTATTTGAGTTGGCGACAGAGTGTTCGCACTGGCGGAAGGGGAGATAAAGAAGACTCTGACCTTGTCGAAGTTTCGATCGTAGCGTCCAGATCCTGGGTAGTACGTGGTTGGGTCATCTGGGGTTCCCATCAAATAGTAATTGGCAGTGTCCCAGTATTTACGGTCTTCCCGGTTATACACTCCCATGTTATCGCCGCACTCATCGAACTCTATAGTCCATGGAATCAGAACCTGAAGAGCTGAATGAATGCCGTTCCTGGTCCCTTTAATCCAATAGAGAGGGACCGCGCGTTTTATTTCTTCACGTCGCCGTTCTGGCGACGCTTCCAAATCCACCGTGACGCCGACTCGGCTACCAATGAGGGAAAGCATGTCCAACGGCGCCTTGTCCACGTCGTATAAGGTCACTAGATGACGTGACAGCGCGTATATCCGGTCAAACTCCAACGAAATCAACCGCATCAGCCTATATAAGAACCCCTTGGATGGGGGGACCTCGTGGCTTCCAAAATGGAGTTTCTGCCCATGGAGAAGCGGATTGCTGATTTCATCGTTGACAGAAGCCCTATCTGGAACCGTGGTTTCGCTGAGGGCTTTTTGTTCAGTCTGGTCGTCGCCCTCTCTGAGAATTCCCGGCAAGAACTCCCATATCAAATCCGCCAAAACTCCAGTGGTGTAGGCTAACGCGTAACCAGAAGTCAAATCACTGGTGTACCATGTAGACTCACTGGTGACATAAGCAAACATGGAGTAGTAATAGACCACGCCGTCCGACACAGACGTGTCAGCATACTCCACGACTGAAAATGGGGTGGGTAAACCGGCGTTGGTCTCAGAGTGGACTACTGTACCGTCGGAGACATCTTCTGGGTAACTTCTGGTCTTCTTAACAAGACGTAGCTCCCCGACGTCAGTGGGCACGAACCCGTCGAAGGACCAGTTAATAATTACCTGTGGTCCCTGCACAGCGGGTTCTACCGTGAAATCTCGGACTGCCCAGTCTGCGAGGGCCATTAGATGCCTCCCTCGAAAGTAATATTGTTTATCGTAGACAACTCAGGGAATTCCCCATCGTCCAGAGCAACGGACCCCACCAGATTCGATACGCGGATAGTCGCAGTATCTCCTGCTCTCTGAGGGTTTACTCCTGCAGTGATGGTGAACCTGATCTCACTGTTGTCCGACGTGTACTCCGTGCCGATCACACCGGTCGCCGTTTGGAGCCCGGCCACAGATCCCAGGACATTGAAAGTGGTAGGCGTCACAAAAGTAACGGTCCACACCTCTGCAATGGTAGAGGTGGTGATCGATATCGTTCCAAAAGTGGCGTTACCAGTCCAAATTTTCAAAGTGGCTTGTGGTTCCCTGGTGAACTTGGTCAAGTTGATATACTGAACACCTTCTTGGTTGTCCACGAGAGCGTAGAAGTCACTTATCTGAACTGTTCGGCCGAATGCCACGTCAGTTCCCGTTGCACTGAAGAATCGAACTATAGCCAACTGCGTGTTCTCTTGGACGGTCTCCAAAGAATATGCTGGATCGACTTGAACCGTCCCCTCCACTTCAATAGAAACATAGGTCGGCGCCGACATTTGAATGATTGTTCCGAGACACTTCTTGGTTTCCAGGTGATCCTTCAGATTGTTCAGCAGCGCAGTTGATGGGGTGCCTCCACCTTCAGGAACAATGGTCACCTCAACCTCGGCGCACACTTCAGAATCAGCTGCGCCTGCTCTTGCAACGCCAGGATAACGCTCTGAGAAATAAATATAATCGTCAGCCGTGACTGCTCTCTTCATGGCCGACAAGCTGGCGGGGCCAAGTTTCTTGGCCTCTTCAATGGTCTCGCGCAACTCGCCGCCAGAAGCAGGCTCTGTGTTGTAGGTCGTGGGAACTAACAAAGAGCCCCCATAGCTGATGGAATCAAGTAGCACTGTGAGGGTGTTGGAACCGATGTTCCCAGTGACGTTACCCCGATGCGTGGTCAGCTCACGATAAGTGATTCTGATTGTGGCCCCAGACGCGGGGATCTTGCCATTAATGTTGTCACCGAACGTGAACGTCACGTAGTCATCGTCATCACGAAAGACTGTGTACCTCTGATCCGTATCGCCGTATCCAACAAAAGAATTGTCTTCGGCAGCGGCCCAAAGAACTTCGCCCCCACCCTCATTGATGTAAACGCTGTAGGTGTCGTCCACCGTCAAGACCGAAGTCAACGTACGCTTCTGAAACTCTGTGTTATCTGAAGGTGCTAGCGTTTCGCTCTTGGTTTCCCCCTCTGCCACGTCGACACTGTAAAGCGCCAGACCACTAGAGTCCAACTCATCCCCAAGAGACCCGGCGGGAATGGTGAGATCGTCTGTGGTCTCGAAAGTCACCGCGTTGGACCCTGAAGTCTTCACCCTGGTGCCAGATGGAATTGTTATGTTCGTGGGCAGCGCAGACGGGAGAATGAACTGCTGAGTCGACACGGCTGAAGAGGGGCCACGAGGATTGTAGTTAATGAGTGTCCCCTGGGCGATAATAGATGCCTTGGAAATGGCCGTTTCCCAACCACCATCGCGGGCTATCTGCTCAAAAATGAAATTGTCCTTCTCACTAAGGGCGGACACCAATTCAACCAAGGCAATCCCAGGGTCAGACGCGTTGTAGTTGGTCCACTCCGGCGTAAAGAACGGAATCAAATTTATAAGCATGTCCCGAATGGCAAGGTAGTCCCGAGCCGTGGTGTCTATTACTGGGAATTTGAACTGGCTCATGACTGCTCCTCAATGTAGTAGGGATACACCAAGTTGCCTTGAGTATTCGTGATTATCAAGCGATAGCGCACTGTGATGTCAATCTGAGGACCTGAACGGGCCCCACTTACAGACACAGACTGAACTCTAGGCTCAAATCTAATAATAGCGCGCTCTATATCTGCGACCAAGCTGTTGACGGTGTCGTCATTGGCGGGGTCGAACACAGTGTCCTTGGCTGTGGACCCAAATCTCCGATTCATAATCCTGCTACCAATAGACGTCCCTATAATAACGCGGATCGAATTCCTTACTGAATCTTCGCCAGACGCAGTTTTTATGCCCTGGGTCCGACTGTCAACCTGAATGGGGTAAGCCCAACCAGTGCCCAGATAAGCTTCAGGATCTACAGCCATTGCCTTTACCCTCAATCCGCTTCATAATGTCCCGTGCTACCTGCCACCGCGTCTCCAAGAAATTCAATTTTCTCTGCTGCACGGCCTTCTTGGCTAGCAAGTCGTTGGGACGTAAGTTAGCGATCTTTGCCTGGATCTCGTCAATGGTAAGCTGCAGCACCATCTCGGCCGCAGGATCATCCCAAAGATTGCTGCTTCTAATAGCCTCCAACGCGTCCTCTAAAGAAGTTTTTGTCCCTGCCAATTTTCTACGAACAGCGTTTACGCCGTCAATCTCTTTCTTGAGTTTATGTATTTCTTCAGTCAGGGCCACGCGCTCCTCAGTCCCGCTGTTGTGAAGCAGAATCTCCATCGCTTCACGTATTCTATCCAACTTTACGCTGGACTGTTTAGAACGGGAAAAATCTCGTGAACGCTTCGACACCGGCCGCTCCTGCCACCATTACGAGCCCAAAAGTAATTGCACCCTCTTCGATTTCTGGCCGGTCTGTGGCCGCTAACATCTCAGACACAAACCCATCTGTGCCTGTGCCTTCTGGAATGACCGTGTAGTGGATGCCTGTGTTCAGCAGCGCCAGCGGCAGATTGTCTATGATTTCTCTAATCTGATCCACGATTGCTGACAGCTGTTCAATACGCTCCTTGACCAGCTCCACCAAACGGTCGATGGCGTCAAAAGCAGACAGACCAACGTCAATCAAGGCTATGATCCGCTTCAGCCCTCCAATGATTTCATAGACAATTCCAAACGCCTGCCCCAACGACGCTAGCTTCGTCCAATCCGGCGGTCGCGACCACAGAGTCCAGTGTTGGATCGGCCTGAAATCCTCTGCGTAAATGGCCCAATCATTCACCTGCGGAGTCGACGCGTTTGGGGATGCGTCTGGATCAAACTGGAAAGAAGCTTCCAAGTTGTCCAGGTACAACGTCGAACCCGTCTTGCTCAGATACGTAACGGGCGTGGGAGATCTCCACGCACCAACGTCCGTCTTGACACCAGGATTTCTAATCCATACCTGCCCACTGGGAGGAAACAGTTCTGGTGTTGACACCGACACCGCTGGCGCGTTGGGATTTGACAAATCTACGCTGGTGATTGAGCATGCGCCAGGCGGCGGCGTCACAATGTTGTCTTCAAACGCGCTCTGCGCAGAGTCGGCCATTATCTGCAAGATTCGCTTGATCTCGGAGAGGAACGGGAGACCAAAGAAGTACTCTACGCCTTCAATAAGCTCCAGAAGATCCTGTGGCAGTGGCGTAATCAGAGAAAACACAATAACGATGCCGCCAACAGAAGCGTCAGTGGTAAAGTTGGGCCTCTGAACGTCCCCGTAGTCGTAGAAGGAATCACTAGCCTGGAACAGCAACTCATCCATTGTCTGGTCCAAGGGCCACCACTCAGGCAGAGTGGTTTGAATTCCTTCAACGACAACAGACCTGGTCTCAAACTCTGGTAGCAGTTTTGGACGAATAACTAGAAAATAACCACCTGTGGCCTCGAAATCTGCGATGAAATTCTCGATGGTAGTTTTGAGTTGGATCAGTGTCTCACGAACAGGGTCAATGAAAGCCAGCATTTGGGCCTTCATCAGCACAGCTATGCCGTCGAGAGTGACGGCGGCAGACTCCATGACCGTAACTGCTGCCTCGACGGAAACGAGAATCGTTTCGACATCGTCAGCTGGAATGAGATCTCCAAGTGTCAGTGATTTCCACTCAGCCATTGTTACTCTAACTTTAGCTTGTCAGCCAGCAGAGACGTGGGTGGCGTAGGTGCACTTGCCGACGGTGGCGACCCTGGGCTGCTATGTGTGTGATTGTTGAATACTGTCACCAAGTTATTCAGATAATCTATCAGATCCTCTCCCTTGACAGCTGTGGAAGTCCCGGTGCCGACGGTGGTCAGTCCAGCCAGGTTAGATAACCCCGTTACGGCCAGTTGGCCGCCAACACCTAGACCGCCGCCAATGGTGACCAGGGGAGTTAGAAAAAATATAGGTGAGGCGCTAATCTCTGTTATCGATATCCCAGACAGAATAAGCGGACCAGAAGAACTCATCACGATAGACGGAGCTTCTGCTGTTATGCTAGACGAGGCCAGCAAACTGATGGCAGCCGCAGTCAAAGTATAGTTGACCGCCGTCACGGAGAAATTACCGCCGATGGTGAATGAGGCCGTCCCCGCCAAAACGGTGACGGTATAAGACCCTGAGATAACGTCAACGACGTACTGACCGACAGCCAACATTACTTTCTTGGAGCCCGGACCTATAAAAGAAGTCCTGTCGTCGCCGCTGATGATCGTGGTGATCTTCGCCTCTACGTTGGCAAAAGCGTTACCAATCACCGTTTGCTTAGAAGACATCACTTGCTCTTCGATGCGTTGAGTGCTGGCAATGATGGCGTCCCCGGAGAGTAACTCGATGGCACCACGTGAAGACACAGACACTTTGGCGCAGTCCGTGACCAACTGACCTGCTTCAATGTTCGTGTCGTAATTGCTCTTTACGAGGATGTCCCCCTCAGCCGACACCAGACGAATAGGTCCTTGGGCAGCCTGAAGATCAATCCCTTTTCCACCGTTCAACCAAATGAGGCCGCCAGCGCTTTCCATGCTGGAACCTTTGACCACATCAGTTTTGTTTCCAGACGTGCCTGCGAACCTATTGCCCACCGACTCGGAAGCCATACCTCCATCCGGCCTGATCTCGTAGTAAGCACCCGTGGGATGCCAGATCTGGCATCTCGGATTGTCCTCGGTGTTGTCCATCTCAATCTGCACGCCGGATGATCCACGAATCACAGTCGCACTGGGAAATTCTGTGACCATGGCAGGTGTAGGTGCACGCACCTCGATCTCAGCGTCATCGATGTCAGTGATCGTGCTGGACGAATATCCCCGTGGATACTTTGTGGGGCCGTCTGGGAGGCCCTGAGCGTTCAGGGGTATCTCAGGCTGCCCATCAGGAGAAGCAAACCACTGTGCGGCCCAGATCGGCCTCTCAGGGTCACCTCCAATGAACGACGCCAGCACCCTATCACCAAGATTGATCTCAGGAGCGCTCTTGCCACCAAAAACAGGGTTGGCCAGATAAGCCCAATTAGAAACAGTCGCTCCAAGAACCTCGGGAATGAGCAGCTTCACTCGGCACATTTTGAGGCCTGTGTCGATTTCAGCAACTTCAGCCCGGTAGAGACCAAAGTAACGCTTGCGGCCATGTGAATCTACTACAGCGGAACCCATTAGTTACACCTGAATGTCCCGTTGGTCCTGAAAAAGAATCGAGTCCGTATCTATTTCTACATATTCGGCCGACCCGGATTCAGAAGAAGACTTATCAGACAGCCTGTCAACTGCGGTCGCTTTCATTTCAAACGACCTCGACAGCTGCAGGGAAGTAGCCTGACCTCTAACTCCACTTACCAGGTGGCTCACCGACGACACGACATACACACCTTCAAAACGACCAAAACCCATGATATGCACGGGGGCCATGGGCGATATATTAGGCGAAAACGCGACTTCCGCCTCTACGGCACTAAGGAAAGCGTCTGCACGAGTGGCAGCTGATGCCTCCAAAAGCGCGTCTGGGGCAGAGGGTCTATGACCCGCCCCCATTATAAATTTGTAATACTCCCCTCCAGTTATGTCGGAAGTGCTCCGTATCGCGCCCTTGTTTATGCCGTCTCGCACGGCCACAGTCATTTCGTTTTCATCAACACTGCCTGAGACCTGAAAAATTTCTCCAGTCACTGGATCGTAGTCTCTGCTGACGAAAATCCGCCCAACTTGCGTAGCCTCAACACCGCCGCGTATCGATTTCAGTTCTTTTCCGTAAGCCACACCAAAAACGTCAACAATGTTGCCCAGGAAAACTCTACGAAAATGGAGGACCTGTTTGTCCACGTACACTGCGAAGCCGTAGATCATGGCGCGACGTTGGAGCAGTTCAATGTCAGTCTCGCTGGCCTGCGTGACTTGTTCAAAAGCGTAGGGCGTCTCCTCTATAGTGCCAGCGACCTCATCCTCCGTTTTGAGAGAGTGTTCTTCAGCGATGATCTTCGCAATCTCAGAATCCGCCGTCTGCTTGAAACTGCGCTGCTTTTCTCCTTGGATCAGCCCAGGAGCGTTCGCGTAACCAGTCATGGTTAGTTTGGGTAAATTGCCCACGCTGTAGTCCAAAGATGACGAATCTATAAAAAATTCCCCCTGGTCTATCTGTTCTTCTGTAGAGCCTGGGTAGCCCATATAAATCTTCACGATGTTCCCAGCATTGAAAATGTCTGCGTCCATCATGTTGGGGTTGCTAGGTTGATAGATGATTTGCATCCTGGCCAGACCAGAAATGCTTCTGGTGACAGACACGTCTGAGATGCCATTCTCAATGCCGAGATCTTCCAACGTGGAGTCGTTGAAAAGAACTCGGGCAACTGGTGTAGTGGGTAAGTTAGACTCAGCCATTAGCATGCTTTTGGAACACGGACTGCCCAGGCACAATCAACCTGTCACCGTCCTCGACTGCGTAAGGATCGTAAATCTCACTGGCCTCCGCAACGAGCCACCAATCCATTTCGTTTTTGGTCAGACGCATAGCCAACAGGTCCAGAGGCGCGGATGATGAGTACGCCACCGAAGTGAAATCAGACTCTAGGTCCAGTTCAAAAAAGATGTCTGGAGCCACGTATAGTCTGGTTTCGGTCTGCCCTTGGGCATTCTCTCGTACGATCCCATACACCTTGTGATTGTAGTAACGAGAACCTCTTCGTCTTGGCATGATACGCCTCGCTTACTTGGACGCTTCCAGCCCAGCTTGAATGCGGATGTCTTTGTCCGTCAGGAGATTTCTCCTAGCGGTTGACCCCAGAGACAGCAGATTCTCCAAGGCGCGTATCCTCGCCTGAAATCTCTCCAACTGAGCGGAGCTGTAAGATATCCCATAAAAACTCTTGGCCTTCTTGCGCTCTTCTCGCCCCTGCTTCAAAATCTCCAGCTCCGCCCGCAGTTTCCTCTGTATAGCGAGATCTTCTATTTCCAGTTCCTGCTCAACAGTGAGCTTAGGTGTAGGAACAGTTATCCTTGACTTCCTTGAATCCAGAGTGCGTTCGACTTCCTGGAAAGACAGGCCTACAACGGCCCCTGTCTGAACGCCTTTTGACCAGGATTTGTGGTTGACCGTCATGGACTCAAGGTAGCAGACCATAGAAAAAGTCTGACCCAACATGAGCAGAAGCACCACCTGCTGCCCAACTTTTGCGTTATCGCTGTAGGTGACGTAGACCATATCAGCACAGCGTCTGAGGAAATCTAAAATCTGCTCGACGGGACCTTCAGGTTTTCTGGTTACGTTGGTGACCCCTTTTCCTGGGGGCGCATGAAACCACAAGAAATAGGGTTTATAGAAAGAATCATCCCAGAGCTCAGTCAGCTCTCCAAACACGTCGTCTAAAACAATGGAGAAATCTATCTTGAAAGGCCCACTACCCATGAAGCCTTCGGTTCCGCGTCCCTGCTGCTTGCCGCGCAGTTTCTTGGCCGCGCCTGAAATCCTTACCTCAGCAGGAAAGAACGGTAAATATAAATACGAATTGGTAGAAGTCAGGTCGGCTTGCACACTGGACGACTTCCCTGGGTCAGCTCCCTGTTTCGTAGCAACGGAGAGATCTCCAAACGTAGCGGTGGGGAGCACCTCCAAGTAGATCCTTTTTTCAATCGGTACCGGAAGATCTGGCCACGCGTGCCAATCCCCGGACTTGAAACCCACGTCAACATCTACCATTACCCACCTCCAGATGTCGGAGGAATATATTTCGTGCTGCCAGATCCGTCGGATCGTTCAATGTAAGCGTTGTAGTAGTTGGGGCCTCCCCGGCTGAGCCATTCCGCATTTTCTACTTGTGTGATGGTGGCCTCCACCAGATTCAAAGAAACAATCGCGGTCTGAGGAAGCCCTCTGTCTCCAAAATTGAAGATCTTGGCGTCAAACTTGGCCACATTCACCAGGATCGGATCGCTTCTGGTCCATACCAGATAAAAGGCGGGGTGCATATCCGCCTTGTCATTGAGAGTTGGCTCGCCAGTTCTGGTCGCGTCTGCTATCCCAGTGGTTATTTTTGATAGGGCGGCCGTCAAGAATCTGATGCTGGCTACGACTACATTCTCTCTACCTTCACCGTAAAGGAAAAACTCCCTTTTATCTTTGGACAGCTCCCTGTCGCCCACGCCTCCTGTAGCCACAAACCTGTCTTCAGTTGTCCACAAAGACAGACTGTCTATCCCAGGGAGAGTCAACTGGGGGTTGTCATCGGATTGAATCCACTCTTCGTCCCTGGATCGAATCTCATCATGGTATTGGAGCCTGTCAGGCTCACTCATAGTGTTGTCCAGCAGTAACTGCATGGATATTTCTGTGGCAGCCACTCCAGAGAAAGGCATTGTGGATCTCTTCCCAGTGACCTTCTTGGCCTTCACAGTACTTTTCACTGACTGGGGCCAGTACTGAAAGTCCATACGAGGAGCACGAATGCCAGAAACAGTTCGAACGCGGTCATACCCAACGACCGACAGGTTACCGTCCTTCGGCGGGATAAGAAGAACTAGAGACATGATATCTGTGGCGTCTCTGGCCATTATCTGTTCCTAAATCTCTGGCGTAAGTCTCCTAACGCAGACGAACTCCGTCCCAACGGATTCCTACCCGTTGCTCCAATTTTGTGCTCCGTCGTGTGCTCCTCAGTGCGCCCGTCCACGTTGATCTCGTTGGTGATTTGGACAGTTTGCTCGTCACCAAATACAGATGTTGGCGCGCCACCAAATTCGCCCAGCCCACCAAACGCACTGTCCAGCTTGTCATTCAGGCTGGCCACCATAGAGTCCATGTTGGCCATAAACCCTGCAGCGTCTTCCTGTTTCTGCTTATTCACAGACTCAAAAGCAGCATTAGTCCCTCCGCGTTTGGCGCCCCCGGCCGGGAACTCGGGTATGCCCGCAATGCTAGTAAGGTCTCCAAATCCTGGGACAGCCCCAAAAGATATGAAATTCAGGAGTTCTGACAACGCAAATATTAACAGCAGAACTCCAGCGGCAATTGCGGTTACCGTCAAGAATATGGGGGCTAAGGCAATATCCAAAGCTGTGGCCGCACCAGCTGCTGCAGTGGTGGTTCCAGCGAATACTGCTTGTATTGCGCTGTATATGCCCGTCACATAGGCCAATCCCTTTGTGACCACTAATATGCCTCCTTGCACAATCTTCTGGAATGCCAGCGCAGCCGTTGCCGCTTTGGTGTAGAGCCATTGCAGCGCGAAGGCGGCAGCAACTAGACCAATCACAAAGCTAAGCGCCTTGCCCACGCCCCAAACCAACCACGCAGTCACTGTCCAATCTTCAAGTATATTAACCAGCTCGTACACAACAGACCACAAGAAGGTTACGATGCGAACTAGAAACATGAACATACCAATGACAGTTCCAAGCACGAAACCAACAATAGTAAACGCCCCAGCTAACCCTGTTATCAAAATGTTAGCTAAGTGAAGAACCTGCTTGGTAACCAATTTTATAGGCACCAACAACTCTTCTATGAAATTCTTGAAACTGCCAAACGGCGCAACTAGCCCCTCAATAACCATGATCCCCAAGAATCGGATGCCTAACCACAGCTGACGTAGATAGCCCAACATTTCTTTTGCGGCATCGCCAAAGAACTCTCTGGCGCCTCCCCAATTCTTCACGAGAGCAGTAGCTACGATGCCAACTAAAGCTCCGAGAATAAGGAAAGGCCCAAGGAGGCTAAGAACAGCACTTTCAACCCCAGCCAGCATGAAAGATACCTTGGCCATGCGCGCAGCAGCGATTTCCGAGCCCATGGCGGCAGCTTTGCCTACTACCATGAACTGGCCTGCCATTAAGTTGAGAGCGAAAGCGCCCCGCCAAATCATAGGCAGAAGCATCTTGCCAAAATAGACGAGCATCCCAGACGCGCCGATTGCAACCATAGTTGCCCCCACCAGGGCCATAGCGCCCGCCACGTAAATCAGGCCTTTCACTACACCAGGAAGAATCTCGTCCTTGTTGGCGATCATAATCTGCGAAAATTCGTAGAGATTACTGATAACATCAGCCATTTGTCGGATAAAGGTCAAACCCAACTGCGTCCTCAAAATCTCTAAGTTGTCGGAGAAGACCTTGGCTTGCGTGGAAGATCTCCCTGCCTGCTCGTCAAACTTTTCTTGGATTCTACTCCCGTCCGACAAAGCCTCATTAAACTCAAAAGACTTCTTCTTTATCCAGTCGGACATGCCGCCCATAGTGACTAGAGCTTCCGCCACACGAACGGCGTTTAGCTGTGTATCTTCAAGAGCTTCGGCAAGACCAGTGACACCCTTCTCGGCTTTGATTTTCTTCAGTACGTCCAGAACATTGAAGATGGCCACATCCATCTCACCACCACGAATCCTTGCTGCCAGCCCTTCAATGTTGAGCGCTTTCTCCATTTGCTCAGGCATTTTAGCCATGGTGATGATGAGCTTGCCCATTGCGCCACGAGAACGTTCTGCTGACTGGCCACCTTGCAGAAGAGCCGACGACATAGCAAACAGGGTTGCAGGCGCAACATCCCACTGCTCCATAGCCAAAGCGAGACGACCTGTGACCTTGAATAGTTCGTCAGAATGCGCACGAGTGCGTGTTCTTGCCAGTAGCGCGGCCTGACCAAACTTCCGGATGCGCTCCTCAGCGGAGCCAGACACTCCTTTAACCATCTGCAAACTGGCCATATACTCTGTGACCGCTTGTGGCGTGGTGTCCCCCATCAGGAACGCAATTTGGTTGATAGCGTTGGCCATTCCTGCCATGGATTTCTCACCAGACTGCGCGCTCTTTTCCATGGCTGCTGCAGCGCCAAGACCACTGAAGGAAATTTGTTCAGCGGTTTTTACGAGGGCATCTTCAGTAACGATGGCCGCAGACGCGACGTTCAACAGCTCTTGACGCAGTTTGTCCACGTCAATGGTCGCGGTCCGGGTGGCCTTGGCGAAGTCATTGTAGACGTCAACGGCACGTTGGAGGGTGATGTCAAGATCAACTGCTTCTTTGGCGGCAGACAACAAGCCTTGTGCAATAGACCCGGCCCCCATCAACATCCGCTTACCAATCCTAGAAACGGTGTTGAAGGTGATCATTTGCTGCATAGCGTCGTGGATGGATTTCTCCATCGTCTGGAAACCACGGGACGCCCGGCCTGCCGCACCCGTCACGCCCCTGGTGCTTAGAACTAATCTAAGTTCAAACACGTGTGAGCTGGACGCCATTCCTCAGCCTCCTACCGTCGTCTGCCCCGATGCTTTGCCCTCTGCCTTTCAGACTTTACCTTCTTATAATACCTATCTGCAGACTTCTTGAAATGCTCTATTTCCGTTTCGTGCATCTCCAAGAAATCCAGAAACGTGCACTCCAGGTAGCCTCGGACATGTTCGAAGTCTCTTAGCGTTTCTTCATAAGGCTCCGAGGCAAGCGTAACAAAAAATCCGTAGCGTAGATGGAGACAGGAGTTAGCTCCCCGCACTCCTCACACTGCACATGGTTCACCGTCTCGGGGCCGAGTTCCCCCAGAGATTCGAAGGCGTCCTCTAAGGCACCCAGCTGTGCGTCGGTCATCTGATCCCAGAAGCTGGACTGGTACGGGCCTTCGTGATCGCCCCACTTTACACACGTCCGCGACCAGATAAGCCAGTCTGCATCTGCCGTTACTCTCCGTGCTTTGGTAGAGATGGCCTTGATATCCTTGCCGGTGGGAACTTTGAATTTGGCTTTGAAAGTTCCCTCTTCATTCCACTGCCCGCTGGGAACGTCGAACTCGAATGTTCTGATTTTTTTATTTTCGACCCTGACGTCGTCTTCCGTCGTGATGGTTGGCAGGTCTGGATTGGCGTTGAAGTCGTCCAAGGTCACTGTCTGCATGCCAGAGATATCAAGAGGCATCAGAGGCTTGGTGAAATCGCAGTAGAGGCAGTTGAAGTTGGCGTGCACTTCCGGCTTCTTAGACAAGAGCCTGGCCTTGAGAGCGCAAAACTCGCGGTCTGGCGACAGCATGTCTTCAAAGAGTGCGCTACTAACCGTCTTGAACCCCTCCACAGCAACAACGGTTTCCTTCAAGACAATGTCGATTGCCTTACCAGATTCCTTTTTGTGGTCGAGCTTACTCAGGAGGCGCTTTACTTTGGCCCTCCAAGGACGGATATAAACTTTTTTGCAGAGTTTGCCTTCAGCGTTGAATGTGCCGCAGGGTAGGGTGTACTCGATACCTTCAGTCATTTTATCTCCTTCGGTGACACCGAAAGTTAGAAGACATAGCGCTATCCGCTATGCCTCAAGGCCTACGTTGTTGCCCTCCTAATCGGAATAAGGTCCGTCTGGATATCAGAGGAAACGAACACTACCTTCTCTATGTGTACTTGCGTTCTCAGCGCGTTTAAAGGCGCCCACATCATTTTGGTAGGGAGAGCCCTGGACATCTTCAAAACGCGCTGATAATCGCCCGAGGGCGTCGACAAGTAGGGAAACATCTTAATCTCGACGTCCCTACGAATAGTCGACTGCCCTATCTTATTCATAAACGCATCCACACGACTGTCTCGACGGCCATACCGAGTGATAGTGGTGACCAGCTGGTACCAGTACACCAGATACATATCGTCGTCCGTGCCCTTACTGAGAGTCACCTTACCGATGTTTCGCTGCTTGGGCACGTAGATGGGTGTGGTGAGATTGTTGCCCTCGTAATAGGTCTGGAACTCTATCTCGTCATCAAATCCACTTGCTTCACTGAATTCGACGACTCTAGTGGCCATACCACCCTCCAGAAACTTTACTTCATAGTTAATGGAGAGTACAGGGTCGGCCATGTCTCAGCCTTTACGAGTGTGGGTCGTCTAGGTTGTCAGTCAAGAAGTCTTCGGTCAGGCCTTCATGAGCAAAAGTGACGGTCCGCATAATGATATCGCCCGTGGTGGGGTCGATACTACTAATGCCTACGCCTTTCGGCCAAGCCTTCGCCAACTTGAACTTGTGCAGCACGTTACCAGCAGCGTCTTCCAAGGTCACCTCCACAGTAGCCCTGTACTGGTCGTAACGCCTGCTCGGCCCGTTCTTGAGCATCTGCCCAGAAGTGGCGTCACCCTTGATAAACAGATGACGCCATCTGCGCATGGTGTCGTCAGGGTCAAGGCCGTCCTCGAAGGTGACATCTCCGTACTTGGTCAACCCTGCCAGTTTTCTGGGCGTGGGGGCGTCTCCTCCCGTGCGATATTCCGAATACTCAGTGTCCTCGTCAATCCCCTCAATCTTGGAGAACGTCAGAGGCTCTATAGCGGTACCCATCGCAGCGGGAGGATCTATCAGTTTGACTCTGAAGAAAGTCCCCTGGAACGGATCGTATTGTCTATTCAATAGCGTCATCGATTACACCCCCTCAACGACGTTCTCACCGTCGAGCCTACGGAGATGGAAAATCACGAATTCAGCGGGGAGAGTGATAGCCACCCCGACCTCCACGTGGACATTCCCAAGGGTCTGTTCGGAGCGGGGGTTGTTCTCCTCATCAGACTTCACATAGTAAGCCTCTTCAGGAGACGCGCCAACCAACGATCCTGCTTGCCACAAGCCAAACAGGAAAGTCGACACCCCAGTCTGGAGACGATCCCAAAGATCTTGATCATTGGGTTCGAAAGTGGCGAACGCCATTGCCTGCTCCAGAGACCTTCGGATATAGTCCAACGTCCTGCGCGTGCCGATGTAGGTAAGGTCGTCACGAACCGATTGCAGCGTCCGTGCACCCATAATCCTGATTCCACGGCCTTCTCTAGAGACCACCGCGTTGATGCCGTCGGGGTTCAGAATGTCGTGCTCGCCGTCAGTAATGTCATAGGTAAGACCTTGAACGTTGGTCAAAATCTCATTACCAGGCGCCTTGTGCACGCCCCTTTCCCTAGAGACCCTAGCCCACACACCGGCAGCGTAGGCGTCGAGCGGGAGTTCCAGAACTTGAGAAGCATTCTCAGGGTCAGTGGCCTTTGCCCACGGATAGTAAATCGCAGCCCTGTTGGTGTCGGCGTTCAGCTCAACGTTACGGAATTCCAGCGCTTCGTCAGGTTTGTCGTCTGCTAGAGGCGTATTGATCAGGCACTCCATTGCCAGAGCGCCGTCGTTTTCCTCAGTAAGAGCGATCATGGCCTGCTGAACTGCAACAGCCGTGAAACCTGGCGCCACGAAGAAATTGACCGAGGGGTATTCCTTAAGGCGGTAGATACCCGTTCTTGGAACCACGTCCTGGCCAATCACATCCGTGCTGGTAGGTGCGGACCCGTCGTCGCCAAACTGGAAATACGTGGCAGCAGTAACTGGCATGGGCAAGCGCCAGTAAGTTGCCGAAGTTGCTGTATCGGCAGTCGCCACGACGAAATCAGACTCATTGGAGTCACCAGAAAGTCTGTCCATGAAATAATTGGGAGACGTGCTCTCCATAGACAGGTTTTCAACAGTGTCCACGATCTGCGTGCCTTCCCACACCTTCAGAATCCACTCCGTGGAAGCAACCACGGCGCTCGAAGCGATGGTGGTGGTAAGGGTGACAGGATCGAACCTGACAATATTGGCGTTGATACTCGTGACCACAACACTGGTGGACGTGGTGCCATCGTCAATGATCAGTCGCTGGCCCACTTGAACAGCCCTAGCACTACTCAGCGTGATGGAAGAATCTCCATTCGCCAGAGATGTAGTGCTCTTCGTGCTGACCAAATTAGACGAACTGGTCATGACGTCAGCTGCAGTGGAAATGGACGTAGCCAGCGTCACAGGCTGGAACCCCAGCGTCTTGTTGGTGGTAGAGATCGACGTCACGAATCTGGTGATCGACCGCACACCATCACTGATATAAATCAAGTCTCCCAACTTGAACGGGGTCACGTCTGCCACACTAATCGTGCTGTCGTTGTCATCCAGCGCTGCCGTAGACGTAGTCGAAGCCCTCGCCGTGGTGTAGTACATTCCGTTGCCGTAAGCGCCTTTGTAAAGCACTTCCAGCGTGAGTGCAGGCACACCAAGAAGGTCGGTGACATTTGCCCTGGCAGGCACAGCTCCAGCACTGCCTGTGAGCAGAGTAGACGCCAAAGTGGTCATGACTCCCACACCAGTAGATCCAGTGGCGTGAGCAGCCGTGATGAGCATGGCAGCAGTCGGGTCAGAAGACACCAGAGTAACGACGTCACTGGCAGTAGAAGTTACTGCAGGGTCGATACCACCAACCAGCGGAGTGGAGCCAACTGCCGTGCACACGCCAGCGTCAGGTGTAGACGCCGTCACTAAGGCTGCAGCTGCCGACTTGTACGCTGGGTTGGTTGGGGTCATGATGGCGTCAACCACTTCAACACAGGTGGACACGAGCGTAGAAGTGCCGTCCGTCTCCAAGCTGACAGTGATCGCCGTTCCAACCACAGAAATGGACAAAGCCTGAGAAGCGGCCCCAGGGTCCACCAACGTCACGGTAATGCTATTACCGCCCGATCCAACAGACGTGGCAGTCCAAACAATGGAGTCCGTGCCTCCAGATCCAGTTGTAACGGTTGCCGCCGTTCCAGCGTCTGTCGCCAAGTCGACAACCATCTCCGACCCGTTGAAGCGCAGGGCGAGGCTTGCACTGGGACCGGGGTTGTTCAACTTGAGATAGCAAGGCCCCTCATAAACAGTAGCCCAATCGATGGCGTTGTTGGCCACGACCGTGCCGGTTTGAAGGGCGCCGCTTGCTCCAGGCTGGACCACACGGAAGACCCGAAGTCTGCTGCCACCTTGCTCAAAATATGCTTTTGCTGCATAGGTAGCGTAGTTGCCCTGATAGTACGATCCGTAGTATTGGACGTACTGAGAAAAAGAAGTGATGATTGGAGACAGAGCGTCAGGTCCCCTCTCCGTCACTCCAATGAGACCACACTCCGAAACCCCAACACCTTCAACAGCAGGCTGGCCAGGTTCCTCAATGAAGTATAGCCCAGGGCGAAGTAATTCAACCATAACTCTAGCTCCTTACCTGTTACCCGAGCAACCTTACCTTTTTGATTTTCAGCAGGCGCATCACTTCAGGCGCCGCGAGTTCGTCAGCTGTCAGATCCCTAGACTTGGAACCTTTGTACCCGCGAGCACGAAGGTGGATGTCCTTCAGGTTGCCTTGGGCATCCGCGCCCAGGTTGATGACTAGGGGCTGACGGGTGATGTTTTCTATTTTCATATCCAGTTACCCCTGTACCTCCACGATACCGAGCCTAGTAGAAAGTGTCCCGTAACCACCAAGAACATTCTCGGTCAGAGGCACTTCCTCGTAGCCTGCGAAGTCTGTGTAATCCCAACCGACCAGGGTGACAGACACCAGTCTTTCGTGCATGCTATCCGATATTCTATCAGAATTAGTTATCGGAGTCACAGAACGTATTACTAGAAATCTACCAGAACCGAGGGCGCGGAAAGTGGCGTCACGAAGAATGGCCACCTTCACGGCGTCAGCAATCCTAGTAGTTATTTTTCTTCTAGCTGAAGCGCACCGCAGCATCACGGTTATTTCCTGTCTGGCAGGAGACCACCGCTTGCGCGCCACCTTCTTAGCTAGATTGACTTCAAACAGCTTTGGTCGCTTGAATCTCAGATCCTCAGACAACGAAATGTTTTCAATATAGATATTAGGGATTTTGGCCTCTTCGTACTCAGGCTCCCCACTCAATTTTACGGGCGGTTTGCCTTCACCAAGAACATACAGCTCCGTCCCCGACGCCACCGCAGATGTGAGTGTGATCGTACTTCCTGACAAGCCAGAAAAAAGATTTGTCTGCAGGTCAGGATCTGAAACCACATCGTACACCCCAGTCACACTGCTGATCGTTGGCAGGCTGGAGGGCACGGGAACTTCAGTAGTTCCATTGGCCAATATCTTATCCCTAACGGGTACAGAAATTCTGCTGTCCAGGATATATTTAATGGTCCGTTCCACGTCCTCCTCAAACCCGTAATGGGTCGAGTTGCTGCACATCTCTACAAGGAACGCCAAACGATACACCATCGGAGTCTCATCGCCTACAGGTTGGAGGCGCATCCTTACAGCCACAGTCGGGCTATACCCAACAGGGAACAAGCCTATATTCTCTTCGACTTCGGTGAAAGTTGACCAACGTGCTGAGTCGACAGACCAAGCGGCACCGTCCCAAGATAGGAAATCGGAGCCGTTGGCAGAGATCTGAAAATCCACGCCACCAGTCAAGGAATCTGCGCGGGAACAAATGAAACCGAAGAAATTTTCCAACAGGTTTACGTTCACCCACTCAGATTGGAAAATTTCTTCGGTCAAGGTTCCCTGGGGGTGATATATACCAGAGGAATCCAATCTACGGAGAACGGCGCAACCATTCTTCAGGACTGCACCGTTCTCGCCGTATGTAAAATCACGTCTAGAAAGGAACTCCACCTGGGGCATATCGAATCCCCGCCAAATTAGGCCACCGTCGGGACCGCAACAGGGAACGAGCGGACAAATTTGCTCGTAGAATCCTGCAGAGTAATGGTCAGGTTGATGACCCTGCTAGCCGTGCAGCCGGTAAGACCAGTAAGGTCAAACGTGGCGTTCGTGTCCGTGTGTCCCGAAGCTTCAGCTTGGTACGGACCAGTCGTAGCCGGGCCAACTTCCAGATAAACCTTCGTGTTGTCAGTCCCGAAATTCACGCCCGTGATCACCAGAGCGGCGGGCGGCGTGCCCACACTGACGGACTGGGCTTGAACTTCGTGGATGACGGGAGCAGTAGTGCCTTGTTCCAGAGCCTCGAAGGCCGTCAGAAGCAGTTTACGCTCAGCGTCAAGCTCGTCTCTGACGGACCAGTCAATAGCCCTGGTTCCAGGCGCGTAGTAAACAGAGTTAGCAACATCCTGTGCAGTTTTGTCAAGACGATCCGCCATGACGTCCTCCTTCTAGCGGGAACCTAGTGCCAAAATCTCAACTACCGCAGGTCCTGTGGTCGTGACCTCTACCTGTAAAAACTGGATAGGGTCCTCCACGCCAAACGGTATGATCTCATTCGCCAGCAGGGTCACATTCTTAGCTGTGGAGAGCGGAAAGAAATACGAATCCTGCGGCGCTATCTGGGTTATAAGCGTGTACATAATAGTCAGTACGACCTGCTGATCAGCTTTGATCAGAATCATCTTCTGATTCCAGCCATTGACCGTGAATGTCTTTGACCTGGTCGTACTAGCGCCAGAGATGTTCAGGTAATCACGGTCAATCTCGTCTGTGCTGAATGACGTGCTCATGGGCGCTTATCCTACTATGTTCGTAACCCACTTTATGTTTTTATTTTTAGACATCTGACTTACTAATACCTTAAAAAACAGAGGAATGTAAGTAGCAAATGTCTGCATCAAATGTGCGTCAATCGTCGGCTTCAAGAAAGGCCTCGGAGGGACGTGCCAGCTGCCTGATCTGCCGCGCCCACGTTGTCTTCCAGGACCTCCCCGACCAGATCTGCGGCCACCCCTGCGCCTAGCCCCATGCTCATGAATATTAGCAAGCTGCGCCAAAGAAAGCCGGGCGGTCGGGTGCATTTTCCCTGGGCGGAGGCCGACGCGCCACACAACGTTTCTACCGCTACCCGTCTGCCAAGCGGATATGCCCCATAATAACGTTCGTGAATCTTGAAGGATTGCGCCGTGGCCCTTCAAACGAATCGGCATCACATGGATGGGCCACTTGACTCCTGCAGAACCGCCTCTAGTGACGATAGTTCTACGAATCTGTTTTACCATTGCCATGGCGTGCCGGGCCAGCACAGGTTGTGCCGCATTAACAGCTGCTGCCTCCACCTTCACGGGATCGGAGAACCCCGCAAATATGTGAGACGGCCCAGAGAAGTCTAGCTTGACACGCATCATGGCAAAAGCCCACGCAGCTTCACATCTTGTCTGACAAAACATTTTTTGAAAAGGTACGTCCCTCGAAGTGGAGATATCGGACGGACCTCTTCAATACGAAACACATGGTCGTCTGTCTGGTCAAAGATAGAAATCTTTACCACCGCGTCACCGACATTTGGGTGGAATCCCTCGGTGTCGAGATCTTCAATTTTGAAGAGTATGTGCCCTTGCACCAAATCTTGGTCGCCAGTGTAGCCAGTATCCTGCCTCTCCCAACGACCCTTCCAGAAATTTGGTTGACCAGAAAGCACAACAGCGTCTCCGAATTGGTCGTCCCCGCTACGTTCATCGTAGTCTGGGTCCATCACCGCTTGCGACAGCGGGCGCACATGAACCTCAACTGGATTCCAACGCAGCGGGAAACCCATTATCCACTCTTAGTCGTTTTGATGGTGCCGCTAGAAATTGCGTTCAGCGCAGCTTTCATCTCGTTTATGAGATCCACCATATCTTGGATGTCCGCCTGCGTATAAATACCCGCAGCCGCAGGCGCGTCCGGGCTCGTAATCACAGCGGGGGTAAGTGTGGCCAGGTCATCGGCCACGTCACGCATTGCCTTAGTTCCACGAATCAGAGGCGCTTTACCCGCGCCAGCATCCCCTTCACCGGAGGCAGCGTGCGTATTCCATTTCTGGCCGTCGCAGAAATGCCTGTCAATCTCCATCTCAGTCCTCCTAGACGAATTCCACTCCCGGCGGAATAACAAAGTTGGCTAAAATACGATCCACCTCTGCGTCACCAGTGGTGAAATCAGAGTCGGAAGTGTCGCCACCAGCAGGAGACGACAATTCGTATTCATAGTCTTCAGTGCGTTCACGAATCAACTTCTTTGTAGCGGCGCCAGAGATACTGCCGCTGGTGCTCGCAGTATCGTCATTGATATACTTCGCCGCCAACAAAGCGTTGGCTCTCCTGATAAGTGGAGGCACTACACCAAAAGACAGCACTTGCGCTCCAGCTGCGATGGTGCTGGGGAGGTAATCTCCCATTGGATCTACTGTGAGCACATTGGTGGTTTGATCGGCAGCCACCACGAAAAGAGGGATAGCTTCTGCTACAGGTGATCCTATAACTACAGAACTGCCTGCCCTGACGCCGTGCGCAGAAACAACTTCCAACGTAGCAGTGTCGTTCCTGAATTCAATGGCCGTTGTCGTGGAATACGGCACTACTGCATTGTAACTGTCCACGGTCGGGGCAGCGTTCACGTAGCCGAAATACCCTTGGACTTCTACGGACCCTGCGCGTCTTGGGAATTGAGAAACACTCTCGAAATAATCACAATCCCAGCGCACGTCCACCCATGCCCACCCCGGCATATTCACTTTCATGCGAAGTATTCTACGGCCAGACTCTATGAAGTAGTTATCCAAAGCCTGGGACGAAGAATCAGGAGAAAGCATGAGACTACTTATTTTGAGTATAGGAGCGACACCAGGAAAATGGAGCATTGAATCCCCTTTTCCCGACACACGCATAGATAGACCTATTGCCTGAAACCACTGTCCAGTGATACGGTTGATGGTCGCTGCTGCCATCCGAATGTACATAAGCACAGATTCATCAGACAACGCGCTGAAACTCCCCAACGACCTGACCTTCTGGATAGAAGTATATGCAAAAGGCTTATCTACGTCCACGCTTACGTGGTCTCCTAGTGCTTATAGTGGGAGGTTTGGGGTCGTCCTCTTCCTCTTCTTCATCTGAAGGATCTTCAGACTCTTCGGGCGTCTCGTCGACCTCTACAACCTCTTCCTCTTTAACTTCTACATCTGCTTCTTCAGGTTCGGCCTCTTCAACTTTCTCAGGCTCGACCTTTTTGACTTCTGCTTTTGGTGCTTTCGTGACTTTGGCTTTGGGAGCGGCCTTTTTCTTCGGCTTCTCCTCTGCCTCGGTCTGCGCCTTCGCAACCTTCAGCTGCGAGTCCATGGCGACAACGTCGTCAGACGCTACAAAAACTTTGACATCCCTACCATCAACTACCTCGGTAGGCTTCGCGGCGTCAAAGCAGTAGATTCTGCCGCTTGCGCCTTTCAAGCAGATCGTTCCCTGCTTGGCTTTAAATTTCACACCTAACCTCCTACAAAAGTGCCCACGCGCTACATGGGAGCAGGAGCGGCCAAGGACAAACCGCTCCCGATCCTAGCACGCTACGATCTTAGTAGAGACGCTTGCGGCGGATATTCTTGACTTTCACCACAGCGTCAAGGTTTTCAATGGCCACTGCAAGGAAGTTGTAGGTGGTCACGACCACCGTATCCGTCTCTTCGTCGTAACGAGTGTACATCCGAGTACCTTGTGCTTCAGGCACGTTCTGTGGGGAGCCGACTCTAGGAACGGTGAGGATACCGAAGATGAGATTCTTCGGGTTGGTGAGGAGCATATACGAGCCCTCGTTGAGCGTCCCACCGGTAGGAGCGGCGCCACCAGTAGTGGTGCCAGCGATGAAGCCAAGGGTGTCGTTGATGTTCGACGTGGCGTCCGGGCCAATGAAGACACTGGAAGACGCACCCGTGCTTGCCGACTGCAGATAGAGCCTACCATCACCAAACGTGCTGCAGATACCAAGACCGAGGATACCCCCAGGAGGGGCACCAGAAGCCGTGATGGCGTCGTTGATCAGCTTGATCATCTCGACGGTCTGGTAAGTGCCTTGCGGGAAGGTGATAGTGATAGGCCCACCACCAGCACCATCAAAGTTCAGCACGAGGGTGTCGTTGACACCAGTGTGCACCTCAAACGGCCCCTGGCGGTTTCCAATGATCTGCGCCGGGGTCGCCGTTCCCGAGACCGTAAGCGCCAAGTCATCAGGAATGAGGGGAACTTCGAGCAGCGGAATGCCATAGGGTTTGACAGGGGTGCCGCGAAGAGCGCCAACACCAATCTCACCGCCACGGTCAGACAGCATGGAGAGCCAGTCGTCCGCGATGTTCTGGGAACACATGAAGCGGAGACCACGGTCACGACGGAAATCTTTGGGCAAGCGAGATTTTGCTTCAGCGAAGATTTCCTTACGGATGGTGTCACCACTGACGTCGAGGACATGGCCACTTTCAGACAGCTTGGCCCAACCATCAAGGCGCCTGAGCAGCCTGCCGTCGGGGGTGTTGATCGGGGTAAACGTGGTGTCGCCATTGAGCGAGAGATGCTCCATGTCGATACCGATACGCTGAGACATCCTGCGGATCACAGTATTTTGGAACTGTGGTCCCTCGATGTTCGCAATAAGCGTTTCCACCGAGTAGGGGAGTCTCGACCTGATCTTCGTCGCGGTAAGCGTGGTCTTGGTGAAGGCCACATCCGCGTCGTACGTGCTACCTACGGCTTCAGACGCGCTTTCGGTAATAGGCTCACCGAAGTATAATTTGTCTATCTCCATAGTGAACCTGGACATACGAATGAACCTGGCTGCACGGAGTAACGTTGCTTCGCCACCACGAACGTACGTAATGAACTGGTCCTGTTGCTCCGGTTGCAGCTGGCCCGCAGTGAAGAACGAGTTCGTTGTAAGCATTTTCTGCAGAACTTCTCGATGATCCATGACATATCCTCCCATGGACTCTGTTACCGATTTCGAGCTATTTCGGCTGCCTCGCTCCAATCGCCTGTGCAATACCAGGAGCAAAAACATTAGCCCATGCGTTTCCACCCGCAGACGACTGTTCAACCTGGCTGTCTTGGCCAGGAATCACTTGGGAAACGCCCTCAGTCTTCTCGACCTTCTCGATCCGACTGCTCAGCCCGCTGAGGGTCTTCACAATTTGGTCAAGTTGACCACCCAATGCCTTGATCGTGGCCTCGGCAGTCTCATCTTTGGTGTCTTCTACAGGAGTTTCGTCCTCACTGTCAGTTTCTTCAGCGGGAGTCTCTTCTGCTTCTTCCACCTCAGTTTCAGTCGTGTCGTCCTCTTCGTCGGGCGTGGACTTCACGGCTTCCATCGCGTCGATTCGCTTGCCAAGGCCTTCAACCTTATCAGCGATTTGAGTGACGGTGTCACTCAACTTAGCCAAGACACCGTCTACGGAAGGCGTCTCAGTTTTCTTAACGTCGGTGCCTTCGGGCTGTTCTCCGTCGGCGTCCTTCGTAACTTCATCATCAATACCCAGCACCATTTTTACCCCCTTGAGGAAGTGCTTTCTAACAGGGTCCGTTTCCACTTCTTCGGCGTGCGAGATCAGAAGGGAAACCTCAGAAACGCCAGCGGACTTCATCGCCTCAAGACGGGCGTCCACAATCTTCTTGGAAAGCCCCTCATTAGTAAGTGCGATATCTGAAAACTCATGGCCTTCGTTGACCAGGCGTTCCATGACATTCTTGGCCGACTTCAAGATTGCTTGCTGTTCCTCAGAAGCGTTGACCGTGAGCTTATCGATGTGCGCAATGGCGTCTGAGAAACTCTTCTTGACGTCGTCTGCGAAGGGGACGAAGAATTTCACAGCTTCCGGTGCAGCATCTTCCACTGCCTCTTCTTCCTGCTCTTCTTCCTCTTCCTTGTCCTCTTCAGGCGCGTCCTCAGTAGGTGCGTCTTCAGTGGGGGTGTCCTGATCAGTGGACTCGTCAGGCGTGGTGTCTTCCGAAGCAGCTGCACCTTCAGTTTTCTCAACGTCATCCGAAGGCGTCCCCGCCGCCTGGAGAGTCTCTTCGTCCTTCGTCTTCATGCTTTGACCTCCAGAAGAATCGGTTCCCTCACCAGCAGGGAGATTTCCGCCCTGCTCCGTAAAGTAGTCTGTAAGCGCCTTAGAAATGTACCACCGAAGGGTACGAGCTTCGGGGTTGGCAGGCACCGATACGATAGAGCACTCAAACAATTTGAGGCTCTTGATGACTCGGATATATCTGTTGAGAGTAGCTGAGAATTCTCGATCAACAGAATAAATTTTTCCACGTACGCTGAATTTGTTCAGCGTGCCGTCCTGGATTTGCTCCCAGATCTTTGGCTCGGTCTTGGAGATTTTTATTTTGACCCAAATCTGACCTTCGGGTAACACCTTGACATCTTGTATGGAGCCGATGGGGCGGTCTTTATCGTGATTGTAGAGGCAAGTTTGATAACTCTTTAGGTTCTCTGCCCCTTCTTGGAGGGCGGCTATGTCGATTCGGTCGTCTTCCGAATCTATGTCGTCTGTAGCCGCGTATCCTTCAACGAACCAGTGCTCTTGCTTCTTTTTTTCTAACTGATCAGGATCACCTGCCTTCTTGGTGATGGTCTCCCATTTAACAACTGACAGATCAGCTGAAAATGGAACAAGGAGTGACTGGCTCATAAATGCCCTCTCAACCTTACCAATCCGATCTAGTTAGATCGACCTGTAACGGGAGCCGTACAACACACGATTTACCCGATTCAACACCAGGAAGCAAGTGCCCATCTTCAATTTTTTGTTTTAATTGATTTGGAGAAGGAGATATATTGGCGTGTAAAGTGGTTTGTACTAGTATGTTACTTACAATCACGTGCTTTCATCCGTGCAACAATCAAATCCTATAAAAACGAGGATAGCAAAGACGGGCAATCATGTCTAGTTGTTCTCGGTTTCTATACCTTCGTCGTGTGTCTTCTTTGGCCTACTCTTGAAGAATAAGTTGACCTGTTCACCTACTTGGGCCTCCATGAACGCACGAAGTTCTTCCAGTAACTCTCTGTCTTCGCCAGTGAGCCCTTTCTCTGCCTCTTCCTCTTCTTGCTCGTCATTCTTCTCGTTGTCTTCCTTCTCCTTATCTTCCTTCTTACTCACAGAGGCGTCTTCTTTGAACTCACCAATGAGTGGAATCAGCCCAGCTCTAGCCATTGCAGGACTGACTTGCAGTTCCGTCAGCGCGTAGGATACTGGTTTGTTAGCGAAGGGCTCTTCGTCCGTAAACGCGGGCTTACCAAGTTCCTGACGTATCTCGTTAGGTGTGAGCGCGCCCATCTGGGCGTACTTCTGGTGAATATCGGCCTGTTCGTCCACATGGATAGCTGAAGGTCTTCTCAGTTTGAATTTAACTAGCACGTCTTCTGGAGGGGGAAGAGGTTCATGAATTCCCCCTGCCAGAATATCCAAACAGAGCAGGTTGTTTATCGTGTATTCCAACTCCAACCTGGCAGGTTCAAATTCCTGCTCGTTGGTGATCTGACGCTCGATTGACGCGTTCGCCCTGTTGGAACTGGAAGGCGCGAAGAAGATCTTGGCGATACCAAAAACTTCTCTGATCTCTTCGTTGTTGGCTTCTTGGTATTTCCTGAAGCTGGCCTCGTCTTCCACGCCGAGAGTAAGTTTCTCAACATTAATTGCTACGTTTGAACTACCGGGCGTTCCGCCTGGGTGTCTTGGCTCTGCCTGCATAATGCAGACGCGGTGGGCATTGGAAGGACCTTTGCCTCTCAGCTCGAAGAACTGCCGCATGGCCTGCACAGACTTGTCCAGAAGTTTGCCTCCAGTAATAGTGATGAGTAGTCGGGGCACAGCATCATTCTCGAAGAAGGACACGTTGCGCATAGACGCGTAACGGTTGCCCGCTACTGCTGGAACAGCTGGATACCACCTCGGTACGCCGTACCAGTAAGATCTCACCGACTCTATTTTAAAATGGATGAGCTCCGTGGCCCGCTTATCTTTGGCAACCACCTTGCCGCGCTCACCCGTCTCCGCGTTCATCATTTCAGTATCTCGAAAATGCTTGAAATACTTTGTTCTGTCGCACCTGGTTTGGGCGAAGCCGGTTCCATCTTCAAGGAGCCTAACAGTTCGTCCGGGCACATGGTAGAGCCCTGCTATCTCTCCTGCCAGATTCCTCGTCACCTCCATATAGCCATTGCCAATAGTCTCTTCGTCCACCCGAACAAGCTCTAGAATCTTAGACATGGACGTCATCTTATTTGGAGACTGGTTGGGCCGTAGGAAGACCGCGTTCAGCTGTTTTGTCTGATCTTCTATTTTGGTCTTCTCGGCTTCGGTGGTGTTCTCACCAATTGGGTCTTTAGGTTGAACCGAGCCACCGAGGCCTCCTGTGTTTCTAGCGTAAGTCCTAATGCATCTTGATAGCCTGGAGTTGATGTCAGGGCAAGCAGCCAAAAGATCGAGATCCACAGGGGGAGGGACTAACGCTTTCCCGCTGGCAGCAATATCAATGGTGGCCTCTGGATTAGACGGAGGCAATTGCTGGCTATCTAGGGAGCCTAGAACAAACGCCTTCACCACTTCCATGTTGTCGCCTTCGATATTCTCCAATCCCCCAGAGTAATTCGTGGTGTTCATCGCCGTATCGAATTCTTGAATAGGCTGGTCCATGGCTAACCTCGTTTAGCGGGGTGGTTAGGGTGTGTCTCGCAGGCTTCGTGTTTAGGGCCTATTGTAAACCCCCTGTCCAAACACCGTCCCATTTTCTTGCTAGTGGACTTATATCTGGGACATGTTCCACAGGTAGGTAATGAAACGAGATCTACGGCGTCGTCCATCATCAAGTTGATGTCTCGTAAGTACGCATACCCCCCTGACACCGTGATGAGATCCCACCCATCGAGACCCATTCGTTTTACGTTCTCCCACCCCTCTTCAGTTTTAATATCCACACGCTCAAAACGAAAAGCAACGCCGCCCATGAACGGAACGAGATCCTCTTCCATTACACCGCCTCAAGATATTTGACGTACACTTCGTCTAGTGGATCTAGAGTATACTCTCTGTCAAGCCACGTCAAAGAGGTGCCAGACAAAGTGAAGTCCAGCCCAAGTACAGCCTCAACGCCATTGATCCTCATACGGAACGTATCGTTGTCCACCGGAGCAGAGGGAATAACAATCGCCGTCTGACCAACGTGACTAATTACTATCTGCGTCCACGGCGTCCAAGCCTGCTGTTCAACTTCTACAGGACCCCCAGTTTGAAGTGAGTCACCAGGAGATAGGACGGCCCCTCCTATCTTACGTTGCAGTGTCCCGGCATTGAGGTGGCCAACCAACTCCGTGTCAGCCTTTAGAACCTCTATATCATGGGTTTTGAGTAAGTCTAGATCTTCTCCTGCTGGGATCTCGGCCCCTAAATAATTTAGAAAAACCGAAGACACGCCAGGATTATGGATGATGAAATCGTCAGCCACTGGAACCTCCTAGTCGCGTCTCGCAGCGACTTTAACCTGGACAGCGATCCTGCAAGCTTCCCCGGTAGCAGTGGCCCTGACGCCTAGAAGTTGACCGGCGTTTATAGGATAGTCGAGCTCTGCACTACTGAACGTTGTCCCTCTAGAGGCGTTGAACTGGTATGTAGGACTTCCAATGTTGCCGTCTATAACCAAGTCAATCGTCTTTGATGTCGGTCCGTCGTTTGATCTAGCAGCAGCAACACCTAGAATGACCATGTCTTTGCGGCACACGTAAGCGATGTCAGCAGAAGGGCCTGTCCTCACCAACTCCAAGAAAGTCCCGTCGGCGGCGTCTGAACCAAACGCAATCTCAAAAATATGCCCCAGCCAACGACCACTGCCAGAATTCCTCCAGGAATGCCAGACCAACCATTCTCCACGAAGGACGTCTCCAGTGCCAGATGGGACCCACACTGACCCATCAATTTTGAAGACCGGTTCTGTAACTGAATCGAATGATTGGCCCGCTAGTGGGCCGAGAGGATCGGTTCCGTTTGGCTGGTGGGTTGTTCCGTGCGAAGCTGGAGGGCCTCCAGCAGCACCAGCAGCTGCGCCGAATCCGTTAGACAGTCCCATATAACTCCTCCACGTGTGGAGTGAGATGGCGAGAAATAGTCATCGTTTCAGCATAGCAAAATCAGAGGAGGGTACGCCACTGAAAGGTATGGAACTATTTATAAACGGGCATGGAGAGGGGGTGTTTAGAGTTGTTGTACCATTTCCTGGAAGGATTTAGGATTTATTTCGAACCCGATACAACGTCGATCCATTCTTTTGGCGACCTTGGCTGTCGTGAACCCTCCAAGGAAAGGGTCGAGCACCAGATCGCCAGGACTGGACGAATACTGCAGTATCTTCTCGATTACGTCTTCTGGTAATTGGTTCTGGTTCTTCTCCTGTCCTCTGTTATAGGGTCTCTTGATAACCCACACGTCCTCAAGGTCTCGATAGAGCAACGACCCTCGTTCGTCGTTCTCACCAAACTTGTGACGGCACTCAGTATGAAATATCCTCGTGGCGCCTTTCTTCGTCCAGAAATAGATGTGGTAGTGGCTGGACACAAACTTTCTCTTAGTGCAGACACCGAACTGGTATTTCCAGATGATCTCATTCACTTCAGTAAGGACGGTTTCGTGCAGGGCCGTCTTCACCAAGTGACCAAACGTCCACCCAGAGAACACATAAACTGACCCGCCCGGCTTCAGGAGCCTCGCAGCCTCCTGCACCCACTGCCTGGAGAATTCCAGGTATCCTTGTGCGTCTGTAGGCGCTTCTACGTAACCACCCCACACCAAAGAATCGTCTCGATTGTAAGAGGATTTAGGATTTCCGATACCATAAGGAGGGTCCGCCACGATAAGATCTACGCACTCATCTGGTAAGCGCTTCATTCCTTCTACACAGTCGCAGTTCCAAAATGCGTAGCGAATTTTGTTGACGTTTTTGGCTGCTTTCTTGGACGGTAGCGAATCCTTCACCGCACGCCTCCATTAAAAAGAGGAGGGCCGAAACCCTCCTCAATCTCACGTAACTACTATCTAGTCGTCGCCAAGTGGCGGACGTCTACGTCTGCGGCGTTTCGGTGCGGGAGGAGGGTCTTCTTCTTCCTCCTCCTCTTCAGGTTCAGGTTCAGGTTCATAAGCACGTCTGCGTCTACGGCGTTTCGGCTGCTCAGGCTCATCGTCCTCTTCTTCAAGGTCTTCGAGATCTTCTTCAGGGTCTTCGAGATCTTCTTCTGGTTCAGGTTCAGGTTCAGGTTTCTTCTTGGGGCGGCCGCGCTTTTTCTTGGGTTTTTCTTCTTCGTCTTCTTCCTTTTTCTTCCGGGGGCGACCTCTGCGGCGTTTAGGCGGGGGTGCTTCTTCTTCCTCTTCCTCGCCATTGTCTACGTCTTCTGGCGTCGCATCGTCATCAACGTAGTCTTCTACCCGGCGAGGCGGAACTTCTTCCTCTTCTTTTTTCTTGGTTTTTTTCTTGGCCTTCTTTTTACCAGACGAAGATGCCTTCGGCTTCTCCTCTTCGGATTTGCTCTTCTGTTTCTTTGAAGATTTCTTCGACGACTCCTCGTTTCCCTCAATCTCTTTAAGGTCAACTGAAAGGGCCACATGGGCAACCATTTTGAAGACAAACGCAGGCCCTTCAACGCCATTAGCTTCCAGAGTGCCAGCAATATCTTCGAGATCGTCTCCAGTTAGGTGAACCGAACGCCCTCCAGAAGTGAG